GAACCTAACTGAGCAGGATTTTGAACAGTACTTGTATATTCAAGATCTTTTAATACTCCAATATATAATCTTTTATCACTGAAAACTCCAATATTAAAAACTCCAGATAAAGCGGTACCATATGAAGATGGATCTAAATTAATTTGTCTTGTTCCAATTATAGAAGGTTTAACATATGTACCATCTAAATTTGTTCCCGTATCTAATACGGAAGTTGGTATTACTGAATTATTGTTATTGAAAGTAATAGAACCATTAGTATTGATTAAACAACCATCAGTTCCTCCAGTAAACACTTGAGCAGTTGTAATAGAATTATAAGAAGTACTAGTATATGAAGCAACAGTAGTTGGTGCAACCGGATTAGGAAGGGGTACTACAACAGTACCTCTAAAATGAATTTGATTTCCTATTCTTCTACATTCAGGTTTATTACCACCCATAAATCCAAATCCTAATAAATCAACCCAACCTGTATCAACTATATTTGCTGAAATTACTCCTCCTGTTACTGTAAGATCAATACTATTTGTATCTTCTACATTAATACTAACTGAACCAACATAACTAAATATGTCACATAATACTAACCAGATATTATTGATTGCATCAGCAACTGTATCATAACTTGCATCTGGAACCCATCCGGATATTGATCCATATGTACCAGAACCAGATAATCTATCTGTACTATCTAATATACATTTTCTTGAAATGGCAGTAAGTAATTCACTAACAGGTCCTAGAGTAGCTGTATATATACAATAGCCTCTTGAGTTATCATTTATTAAAGCATCTAGTATAACATCAATTGGTCTTGAAGCAGAAGGATTTACTGGTATTCCATTTGAACTAGTACCCAAATCACAATCTACAGTTAATGATGGTACAGTAAATGAAGGTGGTGTAGCTTCTTCTAATACAGTAACTCTTATATTTAGATTATTTATTTGCTCTTGTAAATCTCCAATTTGATCTATAAGATTACAAATCTTTGTAGCAATCATTTGCACATAATCTATAACTGACATTGTGGTTTGTCCATTTTGTACAAAACAAGGTGCAACAGATACTATACAATCTAAGCCAGGGCATGCTGATTCAGTTCTTGTGGTTCCTGGTGTAATACCATTTGAATCACAAATTTTATCTATAAGTAATTGGATTAAAGCATTAAAATCTTTTGGTCCACAAGCAGTTATACCAAGACATGTTAGATCATAGTTTGTTACATCAATTTGATCTAAAATAGTACACAACTCTTCAGCCATTTTAGCTACTACATCAGATATAGTATCTCCATTACATAGCTCAATACAATCTAATGTAGGTCCTTGCCATACCACGCAGTTTGATGATATTGGTGAACAAGGTCTGTTATCTAAATTTAAAGGCTTCATATTTTTTCTCTTATTATAATATACAAATTATTTTTTACAATTGCAAGTAGAAGATGTATTTACTGGATTACAACCACAAGAACATTCTTCACAATTATAATTTGGATCCTTTAAAGCTTGAAGATCTATTAATTCTTTTTTAATTAACCATCTGTCATCTTCATCAGGACAGCAGTTTGTTATACCGTATCTTTTTTCTAATGCTATCTTATAAAGTATATCAGCAAATCTACATGTAATTTCATCATATTTTTCTGGAGTACATATTGGAGTATTATATCCTGGTCTTACCGATCTATTATTTTTAAATACAGGTTGAGGACAATTACCAAATTTACATTCTCCAAAAGTTTCAAAATGATCAAACACAGTAAAGTCAATAGATACTGGAGGACATTCAATTGAAACAGCTGTTGATAAACCACTATCAGTTTCCCAATTTCCAATAGGACAATCTGCATCTCCATCACATAATAAGTAAGGATCTCTAAACTCATTTAACCCGTATACCCAACAAAATGATTTCAATGAAAACTGAATAGTAAATACACCATCTGAATATATAGGATAGCCATTTCCATCAATTGCTATTACATACAATGTAGTAGTGTCTCCAAGATTTGTTGTAAATGTTATACATGTACATATATCTAAATCACATGGTTGACTAGTAAGACCACTTACTACAGCTGCTTTTGTTTTTTGACCTATTGGTCTTGGTCCGGCTTCTTGATTGTATGGTAGCCATTCACCATAAGGACAAGACTCTGAAGTTGATGTTGGTAATATCCATGTAAGATTATCATCACTATCTGATATAACCCAGTTAGAACCATCCCAATAAACATAACCACAAGTTAAACTATCACCATCTTCACATAAAGTATAAATAGGTTTACCATTAAATAATTCTCCAGAAACAATGAATGCATAATAAGAGTCACCCTTAAGTTTAAATTGAATACATGAACAAAATAAAGGTTCAGTTATCCAATATAATGCACATACTTTATCACTACTTTCTCCTGGTTTAAGAGTTATTGTTTGTAAAACATTATCACAATCATAGTAACTATATGTTTTCTGAACTTCATTTAAATTAGTAATCTTAGTGCATTCACATATACTTGGTATCCCACAGTCTTCACATGTTTCAAAATTTTGAACAACTACAACATTTGATAGTTCAGTAAACTCTCTTGTTTCAGTTACTTCCCAACAAACATCACAATTTTCAATTTTTATTACTTTTCCAAGATATGATTTTAAGTTTGTTTTAGTAACTATATCTTCAACTTCTCCAGTACAATCTGTAAGTCTATAAAAAGTAGATAAACAATCATTACAATTTTTAAATGAAAAATCAATTACAACAAGAGTTGTAGATGGAGGTATAATATTTATTTCTGTAACAGTCCAGCATGCACAATCTGTTTCAATTACTTGACCAACATATTCAGATAAATCTTGAGTAGTATATTGTACTTCAAATATCTTTTCACAATTTTGAAGTTTATAAGCTTTATATTCTTTACAATCTTCACATTCAGTATATCTTTGAAGAACAACTACATCTACAGGACAATTACATTCAGCTGCACAAACTTCTGTTTCTAAATTAATTATACCTAAAGCATCATCTCTAAGAATCCATCCATCAGAACCACTGTTTGTAATAGCTTCAGGACAAGGATCTAATAATTTTAAATCAGCAATTAGTGGATAAATTATATCACCTACTCCAAATCCACCAAGAGTAATTGACCATCCCTGATCAGCAGTAAACCATATATAATATACATTAGCACCAATAGTATATTGATAAACATTATTACCATCATATGTAGTAAATGCATTTGCTGTATATTCTGTAATCCCATCTCTAGTTTCTATTGTAACTGTTAAACAGTCACAATTTCCAACAGAAGGTTCTACAGTCCAACAGTTATCATATCCTAATAATGATACAACACCATTATCTACATATTGAGATAAAGTTTGAAGTGTAGAATATATTTCTTCACCTGTATCACAATTAGTTAATTTAAAACATTTTTCTGGACATAATCCATTTTCACATAAATCACCTTCAATAATTTTATAACCTTTTCCTTTTACCAAAGGTCTAACTCTTGAACAAAATTTTGTTTCAGATGAATTGACTATAAGTTCATTATCACAACTTACATACTTTAATTCTGTAATTGCAGCAACTGAACTATTTAGTGTAATTTCATAACATATACAAGGACATTCTGGTGCAAGCCCTACTACATCAATAGATACTACTGCTTGAGTACAAGGTCCATTATTTTTTACTACAAACCAAGATCCAGGCTCACCTTCAATTTCAATAAACTGTCCTTCATAAGCTGATAAATCTTCCCAAGTATTAAAGTTTACACCATCACAGTTTATTACTGTATAACATTGAGGATCTTCACACGGTGGACATTCAGGTACTGGAAAATCATCACAAGTTTTTAATGCACTATTAGTGATAATAATATAAGTTCCAGTTACAGGAGCTGTTGGTAGGTTAGCATGTTGTTGAGGATCAACATCATTTACTTGAGTAACTGTATAACATGCATTGTCAAAACCATTAATAGCAACAGGAAATTTAACAATCCACTGTGTTATACCAAATGGTAAAGCTCCTTGTGTTTCAATTGTGGAATTGCCACAACAACTTACAAAAACTAATTTAGTTAATGAAGGATTACAATCAATACATCCTGCACAACCTGTTTCTATATTAGTAGATGATAGATCAAAATTAGCAAATTGTAATGCAGTTAACTGAGTATAGGTTGTTGCACTTGTACCAGGATTTGTTATACGATAACAGTTACCTGGAACAAATGTCATCTGTGTTGTAGCAAGAGTTGGACCATTATAGGTATATACACCATTTTCAAATGTTACTGAATTAAAGCCATCAACATTAAATAATCCTCTATCATTTGTATCACAACAATTGATGATCTGAATATATGGTGTTACTGAAACTGCTGATATACCGGTACCTATTGCCATTATGTAATATCTAATGTATTAGTAAATTTCTTTAAGTTATTATATTCATCATTTACTACTTCTTCAGTATTAGATGATCCATTTTTAAGTTGTTCTTCATAATTAATTACACAAGATGAACATACTGATTTTCCATCTGATGCTGTTCTTCTCTGACATGAACAGCCTAATTTAATTCCGCAATTTGAACATGCACTCATTTTTTGTTGGTTTTAAGGGTTAACAATTTCTACATTCAAATTTATTTAAAAGTTTGACAGCATAGTTAAATAATGTCATACCTTCTTGGTTTTCATGACAAGTTTCTACTTTAGCTTGTGCAGCTTCTAAATACATTTTAATTAAATGAAGATCTCTCAGCTTTTGCTTAATCTTTGCTGGGGGATCACAATCTGAGATACTCAATGTACAAAGTATCTTTTCATATCTATTTAATGCACATGTCATCCTAAGATGATTATATTGCACATATACAGTACATTCAGGATCTACAGCATATTTTATATTATATATTCCATCAGGCAAATTAACATAACTAGATCCACAGTTCTCAGTTTGAAGTCCTAAGTCACATGCTGTTAATGTAGGTGTTGATTCTGGAACAAATGCCACTTCAGCAGTATACTTAAATCCAGGAATTACAATTTCTAATCTTGGATTAAATACAGCAACCAATGGAGAATATACACTTGTATCAAATATCTTTAATACACAAGGATTTGATACAGTTGGAATCTCTAAACTTAAAACGTGATTTGCCATAACTATATAATAAAAAAAGGAGAGGAAAGATTTACTCTCACTCTCCTTTTATGAGTTTTTACAATTAATTAGAATAATGTAATTATAGGATCTGGGTTATTAGGTAGTGGAACTGCAGGAGTTGAAGCAGCACAAGCTACACCTAAGAATGGTCCAGCATCAACAACACATCTTGATTCACATGCAATTAACCAGTTTTGCAATACATTGAATATTGTTGTAGTAGTAGCACTTGGTGTTCCAGGAGCTCCAGCAGCAGCAGGTGTGATAATCTCAACTAAATATTGATCATTATCAAATGTACCAGTTGGATTGTAGAATCTTGGAACTGAATGCTGAATAAAGATTCTGTCATAGAAGTTATTTCTAACAAGACCTGCTCCATCTAATAAGTCATTTCCTTGAGTAATTTCTCGGATTCTTAAATCAGAATGGAAGAAGTTTTGTCTATAAGATTCAGAAAGAATAACATCTCTTACTACAGTTTCACCAATACCATTTGCTTGTCTACCATAACATTGTACACCAACACATAGTCCATTGAACTCACATGGAGAACCTGTTAAATCTACTTCAGAAGCATAGATTCTTACTGGCTCAAGTGTATAGTTATCAGTTAATTGGAATGTACAGTTTTCAAATCTGTTTTCTGTGTAAGCTCCAATAAGAACCATACCAGCACACATACCAGTAACATAAGCTTGTTCAACCCAATCTCTATATCTTAATACTGTTACACCAGCAATTACAGGTAATACAGCAATATCATCTGGATAATAGTAAGTCCAAGCACCAGCACCAATTCTAAATGTGATAACTGGAAATGCAAATTGATTTAACAATTTGTTTCTTCTTAACTGTTGACCCCATTGAATAAATACTCTACGTGGATCTACTGGAGCAGGTACAACAGCATCATCAGCACAACAACCTGTATAAGCCTCAAGAGTTTGGTACCCATTGTGGTTTAAAGTTTGCATAACTGGATAACCTTTAACATCTACACGTAAGTAGTAAGTTTCTCCACATAAAAATTGTTTACAACAATCACCAGCAGTTTCTCCAGGATTACCTGTTACCGGTGGAACAGCAACTGTCCATGGTGTAGTACCAACGTGAGTAATATAGTTTTGAGCAGAATTTGCAGGAACTACATAAAGTTTACTTGCATACTTTGCTTTAATAGTTTTAGTCTTATTAGACTCTAAGTAACCTCCGTGAGCAGGTCCTATTCTGTCATTTGCCATTAATGATCCTGAAGCAAGAATTAACTCACAGCAAGACTCATCTAATGGAGCCGGTAAATTTGGATTTGGCTCTTGAATTTGCCAGTTATTAGGATTAATAAATGCTAACTGTCCAGCAGGTAAAGAAACCCCATTTACTCCTAATACTGTACCAGTATCTAAAGGAGAAATACCATTAGTAGCAACTAATGTTTTTCTAAATGCATGATTAAAATAACTCATTGTTTTTTGTTTTTGTTAATAAATAAATATACTATAATATACTAAAAGTTTTTTAAATATCCAAATTATTTCAAGAAAAGTAATTTATATTTAGTAGAATTAATTGAATCTTTTACTAGATCTAGATTATTTACTATTTCTGAATAAGGTAACATACCTTGTAATTTGTTTATTGTATTATATAAATCTCTTAAATATCCTACACCATCTGCTACTGTATCTAAAGTTCTAATAGGTGAATCTCTATATGAAAGTAATTTTTCAGATACACCTTGATATCCTTCAACTAATGTATCAGCTTGCCCATGCAGTCCTTCATAAAAACTTCCTAATGCAACATGTGCTGCATAAGACCCATCTCCTTTTACTTTTAAATGTAATCTATGAAAACTGATTGCAGCATTCATCATTTCAGTAGCACATGAAGAAACCATATTATCTAATGAACTACCTCCTACTCCTGTATCTGGAGTTGGTTGTGGTTTAGCAGGTTCTTCTTTTGGTTGAGTAACTGTAACTTGAGGTCTAGCAATTGTTCTAGCAGGCTCTGGAGCTCTTTTTAAAAGTCTTGATTTTGTTTCCATAATTAATTATTTCTTTCAGCACCTTCTGTACCTCTAGAGAATTGATTTCCTGATTCAATATCTCCAGCAATTATACTAGCTGCTTCATCTATTATAAGTTCTATTATATCATCTTTAAACTCACATAATACATCTACAGGAGATGCTAGGCCAGTATATGGGTCCACACAATTTGCAATTTGAATTGCTATTGGTTGTCTGTAATAAATAAGATCAGCTTGCTGAATATTAAATTCACCATTTGTATAAACATTGACATAACCACCTTTTAGTGTAGCAAATGTTTCTGCCCATTCAAAGTTAGGTTGTTTTGATTTATCTCTAAGAAGTTGATTAAGGTTTCCTTCTTCTGCAAGATAAACAGTCATTCTTCTTTTATCACAACATTCTTTTTGAGCAAAGACATCTACTCTTTTCCATTGAAGATAATCTTCTGGAAGCAAACCATCATAGTAATAATCTTTGTCAGCAATATTAATATTAAAGGTTTCTAAAAGGATCTGCATATCATCTTTTCTTCTTGTAGATCCTTCATCACCTTCTTTAGTAAGGTTAATACCATGTAACTGCCTTCTAGACCACTCTACCTGAGCTTTATTAAAAGACTCAACAATCTGCCAACATTCAATGTTGTCATAATCTTGACTATCCAATTTGTTTAGTCTTTCTTTGATCTTTATGGTGATTACACTATTTAACATTCTTATCTATTTTTAGCCATCTTTTTAAAAGTCTTTGCTAATGCTTTAGCTCTACCAGTACAACCTGGTTTAGTTATTGGAGTACACTTACCTTCAGTACCTCTACGTTTAATAGAAGCTGTGGCTTTTTGTATCCAGTTTTTATCTGACTTTTTTTTAGCCATGATAATTATTTTTTACGAGCATTCCTCTTAGCAGCTGTTATAATATCAGCTCTAGTTATTTTACCTTTAGGTGGAGCCATAGCAGCTAACTTAGCTTTTTTTACAGTTCCTCCTTTTTTAGCAAAACCATATTGACCAGAAGTACCTAAGTTTTCATTCATTACTCCTACTTTAGCAAGAGTTGTTTGTCCACCTGACTTATACATTTTTTTAGCACCACCACATTTAGCACATCCTAACTTTTTCATAATTATTTTCTTTTAGATTTAACAATCATTCCTTTAGAAGCTTTTCGTTTTATAGAACCACCTTTTTGTTCTCTATTTCTTAAATCCTTAACAGCATTCACACCTTCAAGTACAACTCCTGCTGCATTAATTCCTGTATCTATCCAATCACTTGCTGTTTTTACTTTTCTTGTTCCTGATTCATATTCTTTTGCTAGTGCTGCATCTTTTGCTACTTTTTTATCAGATCTTGATTTAATTTTTGCAATTTTAGCATCTGCTTTTGCTTGTGCAATTTTTTCTTTTGCAGATAATACAGGAGCAGCTGGAGTTGAACTAACAGTACTAACTGGTGCTACGGTTGAACTTGGAGTTACAGTAGATATTGGTGGTTTAATTGAACCTGTTGACATAGGAGTAACTCCTTTATTCATAGATGTCATTATAGGATTTGGTCTTACAAAAGGATTTGTCATTAATGAACTAGCACTAGGTACATTAGGTGCACTTGCCCTTTTTGTTTGCATAGAAGGAGATGCCAATGGATCATCTCCACCCATATATCTTTTAGGTAGTGGATTTTGAGTAGGGGTATTATATCCACCTTTTTTAAACATGGCTTTTCTTTGTTCACCACCTTTTCTAAAAAACTCTAGTGGATTCATTCCTTTAGGAGCTCCTCCTGGCATTTTGCCTTTATTTGATTTTGCTTTCATGATTATTTCTTTTTAGATTTAACTGCACCACCCTTTTTCTTAAGACTTGTTTTCTTAAGTGTATTTAGAACATCCTTTGTTTCTTTTTTATCTGCTTCATTAGCAGCTTTTTTTTCTGAAGATCTTTTTGATGCATCTTTAAATACTTTATTACCTAAAGCAGTTAAACCTGCAGTAAGAATTCTTCCAGCCCATTTTGCACCACCACAATATACACAACCACCACCACCACCTGCACCACCAGGACAATAGTTTGGTGGACATTTTTTTGCACCACCTTCTTTCATTTTTGCAACTGACTTAACAGTTTTTTTATTTGTTGTTTTCATAGTATATAAATTAACAATTCCACTTTCTTAAAGACTTATTGATCCTTGAATCAGGATCATTAGCTGTCTTAGAGCTTGTTAGTTTTTTCTTCATCCCACTCATCCTAGCACAAAAAGATTTTCTTCTCTTAGCAGACTTACTATTTGGATCAAGTTTAGAAGGTTTTGTAGTTACAGCTGTCTTAAGTTTACTACCAGGATTTGCTGCTCTATAACTTGCAACCCCTTTTGCATTAAGACCTCCTTCTGGATTCTTACCTTCTTTTCTTTGCCATGCTGGAGACTTTGCCATTCTTTTTTGTTTTTACAGTTCCACCTTTTTTAAATCCTAATTTAGATGCAATATCTTTAACAGCATTTTTTGTTTTCTTATATACTGAAGAAGATGCAACATTTGGATAATCTTTTTCAAATTGATCATCAGCTGTTCTCAATGATCTACCTATAACTGTTTTAGGTTTAAACGGAGGTTTTGGTTTAGGATTTGCCATGATTATTTCATTTTACCATTTGCAAGGTTATTAAACATTTTTGCTTGTTCTAATGCAGCTTTTTTTACTTCTGCCATCATCTTAGAATCCTTTTGAATTTCTGCTGCTCTCTTTAATGTTGACATAGCAGATTCAATTTCCCATTTTCTCATTTCAGCTTTATTAGAGCCTCCAAGAATTGAAATACCAACTGAAGAAGTTGACTTCTTAGCTGGTGTTGATTTTGTAGTTGTTTTTTTAATTGCCATAACTATGCTTTTTTAACTCTCCTTCCCATACCTACTTTAGACTTCTCAGCTTTCTTAGCAGCTAGTTTAGAAGGTGATAATTCATACTTTGTTTTAGGAGTATCCTTTGATACTCTTTTTGTAGGCCGGCAGTATTCATTTTTACCACCGGCACCACAAGGTTTTCCTGACTTAGTATCTTGCCATTTTTCTGCTTGCCATCTTTTAAGTTCAGTTCCTTTCTCAGTCTTTCTAACTTGACCTTTACCTTTACGGCATTTGGCAATAGCTTGAGAAGCCCTTGCTGAAGGGAACACAGCATACTGTGCTTTTACTTTACTATAACAGGCATCTTTTGGCATAATTAAGTATTCCAATATTTTTCACAAGACAGATTAAGATCTTTTAAAATGTCCTCATGTAATGGGTTTTTTAAGTGCTCAATTACATCTGAAACATTTCTACCAAGCAAACTATTTGTCTTACTATGGTAAATATATCCATCTGGCTTATTTATAATATACTTAAAAAAACTGGAATCACGTACAATTGATTTAATTTTTAATGTTTCCATGTCTAAATTAACTGCATCAATGAATGTTTTTGCTGCTCTTTCTTTATTATTCTCAGCTCCATCTCCAGAAATATATCTATCCATGTTCTCATAGATAACATCTAATGGGGTTGATTTTCTGTATTGAGAACTTGTAGCATCCACAACTTTAGCAATGTAAAATAATTTAGTACTGTTTTTATCATATAGTTTCTGTAATTCTGAGTAAGCTTTATTACGGAGTTTTTTGTACTCTGTTCTTACCATTACAGTTTCTTCTTCTTTATCAAGATAGAATTTAGGTGGTACTGATTTTGATCTTGCATCATCATAACTTTTTGATATCATTGCAAACCCTCCTGCCTCAATAGCATAAAGTTTTATTCTGTCAAAAGGTTTTTTTGGATCAAGATAGAATGGCTCATTACCACATGATATATCTATTTTATTCCAAAACTCCTTATTGTTAGGTTGAAGTAATTGTACCTTATTCCAAAAATCTTTATCTTCTGGATCAATAACATTTGCTGCTAATTCTTTTTCCAATTCAGCAACTGAACTTCTTATCTCTTTAATTCTTGCTTCTCTAATCTCTGGATCTAATAATTTAATTTCAGGAGCAAATTCATTTAATCCTGTAATATATCTTATAACACCATTGAGTTCCAAGCAAGCTAATTGCTCATGATGAGTTACTCCGTCAAATAAACTCATTCCATACTCTTCAAGCCCCATGTTGGTAGCTTTCTTGTCAAAGTAAGGTCTAACGGCAATAGAAGTTTTTTTAATACTTCCTACCCCTACTTCTACCATTGTAAAATCTGTTGTTTCCATTTTGTTGGTTGTTTTTGTTGGTTATTAAAATTTAAAAAAATAGGGAGGAGTTACCCCCTCCCATTATATATAGAATCAGATTAGAATGATCCACCAGTTACTGGGTTTCTCATAACAATCTTCAATACCTTAGTTGGATCTTTTACCCAAATTGCAGGCATAGTTTGAGACATCATTACACGGTATCCATTGAATTGTCCAGAAGACTGGAATCCTTGTGAACGTCCCATATAATCCATAGTACCATTTTGATACCACCATTTCAATTGATTATCCCAAGACAATTTCAATAAGTAGATATTGTCATTAGTATTATCAGTGATATCAAAGATAATGAATGAATAAGAAGATAATGGGAAACCATCAATGATTGGGTTCTCAATATCATTTGTATGTACATTGTCAAATGCTGGGTTCAATACAAACTTAACATTTGCCAAGAATGGAATTACATATGAAGTATAAGCAAATCCAAAATTCAAGTCCATACCTTTACCAGTGATTGCACCAATATCAGCAGCTTGAATTAAAAGACCTGAAGCAACTGCTTCTCTTTTAATAGCTTCATTTACCATTCTCATTCCACCCATACCAGTTTGAACTACTAGAGATCTTTTTGGATCTGGACCTTGGAACTCAACCTTACCATTGAAGAAGTTGTAGATCTCTCCACGGAATAAATCAAGTGTAAAGTTATTTTTGTTGTATACTCTTTTAAATGAGTTATCCAACTGTTTCCAAAGACCCACAGATAATCTAATATCATCTGGACCATCTTGACGTACTCTACCACCTTGTCCCCACATTAAGTAAGTCTCAATGTCAATTGCAATTTTTGACAAGTGAGCAGCTTCCATTGTAGTTAAGAAAGTTCTAGATAAGTCACCATTATCAAAAGCTCTTTTAACTTTATCTTTACCCATGATCTTAATCATATCATCTAATGAAGATATAGAAGGATCCATAGTTTTATCAAAAGTTCTCCAGATCTCAGTTACAGGAACTGTACCATCTGCATTCATACCACCTTTGATCATTAAATCAGCTCTTGAAGAAATAGAATAATGAACATGAGCTTCTGCACCACCTACAAAGTTATAGAACTCACGGAATGAAGTTCTTGTAGTGATGTCAGAAAATCTTTCACCATACTCACCTCTTGCAGAACCTTTACGGAATAGTTTAGTACCATTCTCTAAAAATCTGTTATCAAGAAATCTGAAGTTATCATTGTTTACCAATTGAACTGTATAAACAAATCCATCTCCTAAAGGTAAGATGTCTTCATCTGTAATGTACATCTCAACACCATTGTATTTGTCATAAGTAATAATATCACCATGTCCAAATTCACGTCTGTTGATTTTAATACGGAATGTATTACCATCTGTACCTTTGAAAGTATTATTTGGTTCAATGTCTTCTATAATGTATGGAAGATCAATAGAGACAGGAGTCTGCCATCTATACTCTCCACGAGCATTATCAACATTAATTACATTTTTACCTCCAAATGATGACATTTGGTAAAGAGGCATTTCAACTTTTTGAGTCATAGCCCATAAATCAACTGGACCTAAATCCATAGGTTCAGCATCTTTCAGCATGTTAACCAAGTGGTAGGAATCCACATGGGAACTTGCACTGTACGCGGTATCTCTGAGGAATATACCATTGTTTAAAACTGGAGTTGCCATTTTTATTTGTTTTTAAATTGTTACTAATTAAAATCTCTTGAAGATATTAGATCCTCTTGAGATAGTTCTTTGTTGAGTAGGTCTATTTGATTCTCTTCTCTCCTCTTTAGGTTCATTTGGAGAAGTAGTCAATTTTCTACCTTCTTCTGTTTTAAGTTGTCTTACTGTTTTTTGTATAGTTTCTTTTGCACCTATATCTCTTACTCTATTTTTATAACCAGTAGGATCTGCAAGTAACCATAGAGCTTCAGCAATAAGGTCATGTCTTGGTTCTACAAACTGATACTTTTCTAATAAGTGTCCAAGTAAGTTTGTAGGCTTACCAGAAATTGATGGGTAACTAGGTTGTACTAATCCTGAATAAAGTAAACTTTGTGTCTTTCTATCAAGTTTAATTCCACCTAAATCACCTGCTGCTAAAGTAGTGTATACATTATCTGTATACTGTTGAGCTGCTTTAGCTTGCTGTTCTTTCTTAGCCTCTTGTTGTGCAAGTTCTCTTGCAACAATCTTTTCTTGCATGGCATCTAACTTAGGTTTAAATTGTTGAGCTTTTTGACCCAACTTATCTAAATCTTGCCAATCTTGAATTTCAGATTCAATTTCTTCTGGAGTTCCAAATTGAGTAGCATACAAATATTGTCTTGCAATTTCAGCTTGATCATTCTCATCTGTTGGATCTAACTGTCTCATTTCTTCTACATGAGCAAGTGTTCTAAACAATCCTTTAAGATCTTGTCCTCCATCAGCTACATATTTAGCTGCAACTTGAAGTTCTTCAGGAAGTGATTGAAAGAACTCTCTTGGAGTATCTTGTCTTATTCTTGCTTCTCTATCTTCAAAATTTGCCTCAAATAATTCTCTAAAATCTTTTGTAGTATATTCTTCCAAAGATTTGTCATCATCAAAAGGCATTAGAGTACCTTCTTCAATCATCTTTTGTGCTAACTCATAAAGACCAGACTTATCAACTTTAGGTCTTCCTTTGTTACCAGCATCTTCTTCTTGAGAAATTAAGCCATCTAATTCTGCAATAGTTTCATCAACTTCTGCTTTCTTTTCAACTGCTTCCTTTTTTTCTTCAGGAGTAGTTGACTTGTCAAGGAACGTGGTGTCAATAGTTTCTTTTGAAAACATTGACTTTGGTTTTTCATCTTCAGGAAGCATAACATTTTCTGCTCCTGGCATCCCAAAGATTTCATCAATATTTACATCTACTTGATCTACCGTTGTAGAATCTTGTACCTGATTTTCAGGATTTGTGTTGGTTGTTTCCATGTTGTTGGTTTTTGTTTATATATCAATATACAAAATAAACTTGAAAAATTTAAAGGTTCAAAAATCTTTTTTTGTACTATATAGCTAAACTACTTTTTCTTTTTATCAGAAGATTTATTGTCATACTTGTTTTTGTTGACTCTTGCTATTTCTAATTGTTTATCAGCTATCTCTCTTTGCACTTGAATCTTTTCTCTTTCAATATTATTTTTGTCTCTATCTATCATTACTTTATCAGCATTCTTCTGAGATTGTAGATTAACTTGTTGTTGATATTGGTCAGACTTTCTGATTTCATCCATTTGATCTGCATAATCAGATTGCATATTTTGATTAATATCTCCCATAGAACCATATCCAGCTGCTCTAATTTCAGCAACCAAGATATCTCTTTGTCTATCTTTTTCTTTCTCAGCCATAGTAGCATCAATCTTCATCTTCTCAATTTCTTGTTGTTTTTGAAGTTGTTGTTCTTGCATTTGTTGTTGTTGTTGCATTTCTTGTTGTTTCATGTCTTGCTGTTTTTGTTCTGAAGACTTAAGAACTGTATTAAGATCTGCTATGGAATCTGATTGTACAATTTTACCAAGATCATAAATGGATGCTCCAGTAGTATTATTCTGCATAGCCATTTGTTTTAACTGTTCTAGGACAGCTCTATGGTTTGCAGTTGTACTACAGAATATATTAAGATCTCTCATTAAAAGATCAGTACCATCTATTTCAAAATTTACTTTTTCATCAGCTCCTGTAATATAACTCAATCTTGTTGATGGTTTAGTTGAGTGATAATATTGTGCTAAGTCTGTTCTCATCTGATGAACTCTAGGCATTAAATAATCACAGTGCTGAATAAAGAATATTTCTGTTTGTGCATAAGAAGCAGCAACAGCCTGCTCAACACCTGTAGCAGTTTGTTGAGATAACTGTTGACCCATCCTTTGAGGATTTACACCTATAACTTCATATGCTTGTTGCTTAAAGTAATTAGCAAGTTGTATTCTTGACATCAATCTGTTTGTTTGATCAAGATCAAGTTTTTGGAAATGCTGGAAGTTTAATGCATTCTCTGTATTTGTAATAGAAGTATCCAATGGTAACATCTGGAAGTTCTTCATTGCTACATAAGCCTTAGCTAAATTATTTTTACCCCAATCTTCTCCTAGTGAATGTCTAGGAAGAGCATTTTGATCAAGAAGGATTACTGTACCTAATTCATCTACTAGTATATCTGCTATCTGATTATTGACAATGTTGTATCCAATCTGGTATGGTTTCATTAAGTCAAGTAAGGCAGTGGATTTAGTATTTCTATCAGAGAATACAGAACCTTCTACTGGAAGTTTACATCCATATAAACTTTGGTCTCCTTTAAATTGAAATTTAAGAGGGCCTATCTTATTTTTATCAACTCCAATATATATTGGTGTAAAGCCTCCTGGATTATTCATACCCCAGTATGATGGAATATTTGGACCAATTTTAATACCACCCCAAACTTCATTAATCCAGATCCAGTCAATGTGTTCTCCAAAAATTAAATTATCTTTTGTTTTATTTTTGAAAAGTCTATCATCATAAATAGGCTTATCAGTTATCTTATAGTCTTCTGTAATTATTTCATTTGATACTTCACCTGTCTCAGATATTTTAGTTAAATGCCCAACTTTTCTCTGAGATTTCCAATAACCTGTAGTACATCTTATTAAGTAAGAAGTACCTTGATCATAATAGTCTTCTCCTTCAGAAAGTATTTGAGCAATTATATCTCCTCCCTCAAGCACACTACCATTCATACCAGTTGTAAATTGACGGTATCCTAAAGAAGGTGACTCAACATTCCAATCATGAGATTTAGTTGCATCATATAATGAACCATCATTTTGTAGACCACCAATATTATATGCAGCAGATCTTATAGGATAAATAGCTTCTAAAGCTTCTAATTGTTCATTATTCATTATATAACCATACTTGTCAATAGCATCAGCTACTGTCATCATATCAGTTTTACCTACCCAATTTGATTGAGATATATATCTTGCATCAGGAGACTTGTGATAAAAAGTTACTACTGGATTCCATAGTTCTACCTCATAGTCATCTTCCATCATTCTAAAATGCCAGAACTCTCTATCAGTAATAAGCATGTCTCTAAAACCTCTTTCTTCAAGTTCATCCATTTTAAATCTTTCAACATCAACTTTATGTTGGTGAGTTGCCCATTGTTCAATCATGGATCTGTAATCTTTTTTAAAGAAAGATTCTATCTCTGGTAATGATTTGAGTTTTTCTGGATTCATTTCTTGTTGGAACTCTTCTGACTCAGGATCCATACCTTGTTCCACTAGAGCTGTTTCAATTTTCATTCTAGCATCTGCTAAAAGTACTTCTTCAACAGCTACTCTTTTTTGTTCTAACATTTCATTAAATGAAAAGTCATCTACTGCTCTATATGTAAGTTTAGTTGCTCTTTTAGCAAATTCAGCTACAAGAACATTAATAACATTTGGAATAATTGGATAGAACTTTAATTCTAATGCAGACTGATCTTCTTTTGTAAGTACTTCTACAATATCTCTGTACTCATTGTTCTCTTCAATTATATAGTCTGATTTATCAATAATACCTTTTGCAAGTTTATAATTCTTCATTAGTCTTCTGGCATTTCTACGGATTTGTTTTAATCCTTGCCATTCTAACCAATCAAGGTTCCAAGCTGCCCATTCATCATTCTTATCAGTTTTAGATAAAAACTGAATAGGTTGGGTAATACTACCCATTTTATTTGTTTCAGCTTTAGCTCCTTTTTTTAATTGTATTGCATTATATATTTGCATAATAGTTTATTTAAAATTCTTAAATGGTGACTTTTTAAAAGACTGACCATTAACAAGTGGTGCACTTCTTCCTATATTACGGAAAGGACTGCTATTTAATTTATATAAATTTTCTGACTTTTGCAAGTTTTTTGATGCTTCATCCATAATTGTTTTCTTTAAATACCCTCTATTTGACTCTTGTATCTTCATAAAAGCTACTAAAGCTGCAAAAGATACTAGCCTATCCACATTGACTCCATCTGCATATTCTCTCATTTCTTTGATTAACATAGGATCAGGAATCCTCTCTATACCATAGGTAGTTCTAACTACTGTACCATCTGGTTTTAATTCTTGATCTAATTCTTCTTTAGTAAACTCTATAGCATAACTTAAAAGATGAGCTTTAAAAAGGGTACCTGTATTTTTCCAACCGTATTCTTGAAATACATTATTATTAGAACCTAAATCTTTTAAGAACATTATTTGATTTTTAGGTACTAAATATTTTTGTTTTCTTCTTTGGATCATATACTGAATAAATAAAGATATGTTATTTTCCACTAGTGCCCAAGCATTGTACCACTCAATAATAAGTTCAAGTTGATGATGTGTTTTATTTATATCATCATATCTACCACACCAAGCGGCTACTATTTTACCTTGTTCAATATATGTTTCTGTTTCTCCCTTTACAATATTTGTAACTTCAACAGGAGATTTCATAATATATATAGAACATAATGATTCTGAGGTAGTTGTTTTACCTTCAGACACAGGGTCAATAGAAGCATAATAAGTTCCAAAAGATGGATTTTCCACAGGTCTTTCCCAAACTACAATACAACCGGTTTTATCCTCAGTCTTTTTGTTAATTGGAAATTCCATAATAGGTCTTTTATTACTTTTAGTAACACTAGGTTTTCCTTCAATATCAGTAGATATATCTAAGAACTCATATCCATATTCTTTATCTTCAATTCTTCTTTCTTGTGCAGCAAGTAAATGTGGTGGAAATACAGAAACAGTTCTATAAGCAAATGCTTCTTTAATATTTCTTGGATGCTGAGATATCCTTAACTGATAATCTTCTGGAGATAACTCATCTTTCCATTGTTTAAATTGTTCTTCTAAAGCTTCAATTGCTTGTTCTACAAGTGAATTACCATACTCATCAATATGTGGTGGCATAGACCATTGTTCAGGAATAAATAAACCTGACATACCTTCTGTGCCTTTTTCATCTATAAGATTAGTTTGCACTGCATATATATCTTTAGATGTAGGATTTAAAATCATATCTTTCAATGGATTACACTGAGATAAATCACCCACAGATCCTGCAGCAATAAACATACCTGTGGTAATTAAACCAGATCTCATGGCTGGTCTCATATACTCATATGTCTGATCCATCTTAGGAGCAATTCCTGCCTCCTCATGAAAGAAGTATTTAACTGGACCCCCTACACCATTTGTTGGATCTTTCTCAAATGACATACCTTGTATGGTACCTTTAAGACCAACTTCATTCTTTCTATCTCCTTTCCTTACCTCAATCTTCTGTTGCCACATCATTACTTTATCAGGAGACATTGGACGGTACCATGCAGTATGTTCATTTAAGAATGCAGCATATTCCTGTAAGAATTTCCAGGATCCTTTCTCATTGATATAATCTTTAAGACTGGCTCCCATCTTAAGTGTAACCCCAGCCTCAAACCATTGCTGATTTATAAACTTACCCATGTGATAATAAGAAGATGCAATCTGACGTTTCTTAAGTATAGCTGCATGTTTATAGTTCAGTTCAGCAAGAAGTTCATAGAGTGCCAAATGATACTGTGCATCTCTAATTTTAGCAAAACCAAAGTTCTGTTCTTCCTTATCAAAAATTGGTAGAAAGTTTAACCACATATAATACTCTCTACAAACAAACCAGGTTAAATCACCATCCTTGACTATTATACCTTTACGGCATTTATTTTTTTGGTCATCCCAATAACTTATGTAGTCTTTTGATTTAAAGGGAGCTGTACAGTATATTTTATCTTTTTTGAATCTGGTTGACTCAGATATAAAAATTGTATTGGTAGTTTCATTGAAGTTGTATTCTCCAGGTTGTTTGAATACACTAAAAATGAACTTAGTGAAGTCCTCTCTGGATTCAAAACTTGTTGTTGTCCAGTTTCCATTTTCATAGGTTGGTATGTCTTGATAAATTTCACTCATAATTATTGGTCATATGCCATTCCAATTCCTCCACGTACTTTACTTGATTGTTCTTCTTGAAGATCTTTATAGGCTCCTTTAAAAGACTGTCTAATTGCCTCATAGTTTTTAGCTGCAGCTATAAGAGAATTAAAGTTGCCATCTCTACCATGAGTAATAGGAGTATTTTCCATATATCTTCCTAATCTGTCTAACATAGAAGCAATACCTTTGTATGCTCTAGATGTAGGTGTTTCATACATTCTTTGACAAAATTGTAATGCTTTAAATATTGTATCATCTTCAGTAGAAAATTCTGCTTCAATTTGACTTAGTATTAAATGTTCTTTATCCACATCCGGTGTAAAGAAAAAAGGATTTAAATCAGGATTAGGACATGACATATAGAACAAATATAAGTAGATCTTAAGATAGTCATCTGGATATTCATCCATAACATCTTTAAGAGCTTTTAATGTATAGCAATGTTCAGTTGGAACTACTATTCCATTCTGAACATCAAATAGTTTAGTTAATATCATTTCTTTTTTATTTTATGTCTGTTATCATTAAGATAATGAATAACTGCAATTACTTCATCTACAAGATATGGTACATGAATAGGGTTGACTTGTTTTACAATTGGATCTCCATTTTCATCTAACTTGCTTATTGGATATCCCCAATTATCTTCTCTTTCAACTTCAAATGTAATATGATGTATAAATATCTTTCCTGGTTTTAGTTTAGGATTATGCTTTAATATAATATACATATAAATACTCAATTGTAAAGCATAGTGATAAAAATGACAATCATCTAAAGTATCCAAAGGAGCTAGTAATTTTTCAGATACTCCTTCCCAGTTCACATAGGATTCCATTTTAATTTCTTTATTAGTCTTGTAATCTATGATGTTTACATATCCATTAACTACTTCCACTAAATCTGATTGCCCACAGATACCTGCAGACTTTAAATAAACCATATGTTCTGGGTATATACCAGTTTCTAACTTTTGAGAAGGAGCTAATTTCTTACCATTATCTAATTCGGAAGGTTTAAAAACAGGAACAGTTATGCCTTCTCTTTCAATTGAAGATAAAGAACATAAATCATCTTCCCTTTGATTATGATACCATGTACCAAGGGTTGTAGATCTATCTCCTTCATTATTCCATATCTGTTGAATAATAACTGGATCAATACCAAACCATTTTGAATTTTTATTCTTACTAACTTTTTCTGCAGTTTTTTTTGCATCAAAAGGTTTTTTGAAATGGGAAACAAGTGTTGTCACACTTATCCAATCAATGTTACTGTCATCTAAACTTCTGTAACTATGATCATGTGCATTAAATACTATCATTTTTTTAATTGTTCTATAGCAAGTATTGCTATGTTAAAGTTATCTTTATCTTTCGATCTTAACATGGTAATTAAACTTTTTGCTGTTTCAGATTCTATACTCTTTTTTTCTTCCATCCATTCAACAAATCCTACAGCATTTTCAATTGCCATTGCATGTGCAAGATAATCTGCTCCTGCAGCACCTACCGTTATACTTATATTTCTTCCTTGTGAAGCTATTCCATCAGTCATAAAGGACTCAAGTTCTGGCCAATTCATACCATTAATCTTTAAGGCTATCTAATGCATCCTCTTCTTCTTCAGTAGCAATAGCATCCCATTTTCCTAGTGGACACTCAGATGATAGAGATCTAGTCTTGAAATTAAGTGAACATCCACATTCATTACAACAAGGAGCTGTACCTTTTACAGCACATTTTCTTCCTTTACTAGGACATTCCTCACAAATAGAAAATCTTAATCTTGCTATCTCTTCTACAGTTTCATCTCTAATAATTGAATTTGTTATACCTTCAATTATCCCCTTTCTGTTCTGCCAAATTAGTTTTAAAGTATTTTTCATATTTTTTATTTTTAAATTCTTTCTTTTTTTGCTCTTCCAATTCTAACATGCTTTGCATTTTTCTTAATAACTCTAACCTATCTTCAATTATTTTCTTATTATAATAAGCTGTAAATGTAGATGTGTCATGTGTATTTAATGCTTTTTCATATTTTGGAATTGCACTATTTACTCCCTTTGCTCTTATTACAAATTGTCCTAGTCCTTCAATGTTTATCCTTGGATGATTTAACTCACTTAAATTTTCTCTTACATCTTTATAATAAAATTCAATTAAATCGTCAACAAGTGTTTTTGATACATTCAATTCTTCTGCAACATCTTTAGTAAGTATCTTTGCTTTGTAAGGTATCATTTGCCAAGAAATTTATAGTCAAGTAGTATTGTTCCCTCTGTTTGAATTTTCATTGCTGGATTTACAGCAATAATTTTTTTATTCTCAGGATCCTTTACTACTAATAACTGTTTCTCGCATTTATTAATACAATTTCTTACTGTTTGCTCAGACTTAAATATAGCATGTTCTTCAGAAGCTTCATAACAAAAACCTGTTAATTCTATAGGACCAATTTGACTTAATAAGGCAAGACATTCTAAATCAGAATCACTCACTGTTATACGGTTAATATAACAGTGAGTAAGTATCTGATACTTTATAACATCCTCTCTGGACATCATAACTTTCTTCTGTACCTGATTAACTAAAGCCATCTTATTGCTTTTTTAATTTTCTAAGAGGAGTTTCTGGATTTATTCTTTCTGCAGTTTCATTTTCTAATCCATCTGTTTCTTCTTCTTCAGGTGGTGCCATCATCATAGCATATTGAACTTGATACTGTGCTCTTTTAAACCTTACTTCATCAATCTCCATCAATGTAGTTTCATACTTTAATTGAGCTTCTAGATATGTTAAGGATTCAGTATAGAACTTTAACATCTCATCTTTCTTAGCATCTACTTCTTGTTGAGTAAATACTTTTTCTTCTTGTTGGTTTTCCATAATAAATAAATTATAATTTAGACAAATATACAATAAAAGTTTAAACTCAAATTGTTTAAACAAAAAAAATCCAGGCATACAAAGTACCTGGATTAGTATACTTTAAATAAGATTATCTGTTTTTAACAGTAAAGTTGAATAAGGTAAAAGAATAAAAGTTTCTAGATGGATCTAATTCAATTGAAAATAAATCTAATAAAGACACTCTACATCTTATAGTTACTGTTTTCCAACTAGGTTTGTGGTTTTTCCAATTATTTCTAAATTTCATTGTGCAAGAGATTTTAGCATGGCTATCATTTTTGGCTGTGGAGAAATATCACTTTTATCTCTTCTATAAGAATTATGAGTATAAACCCCTGGTACAGCTGATAATGCATTCTTAGAAACTTCCCACAAATCTTTTTCATTATACTTTAAAGGAATACCATGAACTTTATTCCAGTAAACTAGTAATTGTCTCACAGATTCAATCTGTGCATCTGTATAAGCATGATAATAAATATAACCTTTATATGCTTTTGGTAATGTACATACTTGATCAGCCGGTACTACTCTATCAACATAGTTATAGAATTTACCATCATTCTTTAAAGTTAATGGTCCCCAGTTACATATTTCAATACCAATAGCTAAAGGATCTAATAATCTATAGGGTAAACCTTGAGCTCTAAATACATCACCTTTTACTCCTAAATGATATGCCCATTTTTTAGATGAGAATGCTTGAGCAATTTCACCATCAAATGTATCTTTAGATAAACCTTTACCAGATATAACTACACATGTAGCAATACGACCTCTGTCATCTGCATTCCACATTTTAATTGTACCAGGTGCAGAAGAATTTCCTGCTGTATGGTGTAATACAATCTGTAGTTTTTTGGTCTCCTCATTTACATACTGTCCTTCTGAGAGAGGTACCTGTTTAATTTTGGTTAAGTCTAGGATACTCATTTTTTCTTGTTAAATTTTTTAGCATAAAACTTTGCAAGCCAGTCACCAACTCTCTTCAATGCAGAGTTTTCAGCTACTACATTTACTTGTGTTCCTTCTTCTGTTTTGGTAACTTTTACATCAAGTTTTTTACTATCAAGTACAAACTCTTTTTTCTCTTCATCTTTGTTGATTTCTACATCAACATTAGGAGTGTCAACTTTTACATTAACTTTTTTGCCTTCCTTCTTTAATTTAGCTTTGACTTTTTTGGTTTTTACTTCCACCTCAATGTCTTTTACTTCTTTCTTTTTAGTTGCCATTATTTATATATTTGGGGTTTCTACTTTTTTAACTTCAGTATCATCTACTGTAAGTTGTGCTAATGTAGCTGCTACTGTACCAGCTGTTACTACATATGTTGCTGCTGTTACTACAGCTGCAGGTAAGGCAATGGGAGCAGCAATGATAACACCTGCTACAGCTCCTGCTGCAATTGCAATCTTTTGTACTGTCTTCCAAAACTTTGGAGTCTTAGTATTCCATCTTTTCTTTATTGACATAACTTAATTATTAGTGTTTCTTCTTCTAGTTGTTCCATTCATTTGAATTCTAACTAAATCTCCTACAACATCAGAAAGTTCTCCTACTTTAGTGGCCATGTTTTTAATTTCATGCTGAGTATTTTCTTCAATGTGTTGAAGTTTTAATCTTTGTTCTTGTTCTAGCAACTCAAATTTACCTTTTAATCTACCTTGGTCTTCAATTCTTTTTTGATTTTCCAAAGTTAATGTTTCTATCTGTTTATTTACAGTACTATATGCACTTCTTAGAAAGAATCCAATTATTGCAAGAATTGTACTTGCTGTAAATATTGCAATTGTTAAAACCCAAGTTTCCATTTTGTAAATATATTAATTTAATTTTTTTTAGCTGAACGAGGTCCAGTAAATTCTTCTATAACTTCAGGTTCATCTAACTGAGTAACTGTACCACCATTTTCAAGAAATTGTACATATGCAATATATGTAGGGTCATTTTCTTCCATTACTACAACAACACCATTACACATGATTTGTCCGTTGTTGTCTATTGTATAATTATCTTCCATTATGCTGTTATTATATTACGTTTAGTCATTGTACAACCATAATCTTTATAAGAAACTGCACCCGTTGATGTTGTTGAGTTACCCATCCATGCTACAGGAAAATGATTTACTCCTGTATTATAGTCAGATGTGATTGTTGTTGAAAATACAGATGTGGCACCTGTACTATTTGTTATTTGTGTTAACTCAATTGTTACTGATGCAATACCAAAAGTTTTAAATATTCTCAAAGTGTATGTAAATGCATTACTGATTCCAGTAAATCCAGTATCTAAACTTGATGCTGTACCTGTAGCATCATTCCACATTAAAAATAAATTGTTATTGGTTGATGTTTTACATACTCCAATACTATTAATTTGAGAAATAGGATCTATATTAGTAGGTGTAGCAGCACTGTACAAAGATGATAGTCCAATAAATAGTCTTTGGGCTGGATTGGCCGTATTTATTCTAAATCTTCTATATGTTTCAAATTGAAAATTTACTCCTAAAATACTTCCACCAAATGTATTTCCAAATAGAGCGGCTACAGAACTAATGGCAGTGGGTGTAGTAAATAATACTCCCATTGGATTTTCTGTAAGAGAACTTGTTGTACCAACAGAAGTCAAAGTACCACCAGCTCTTAAAGTATCAAATAATGCTGAATTATCAGATGGCAAAAAGTAAGAATACTGATTTACCATAAACTGATCAAAGAAAGACTGAGTAGTAACACCAGGAACTGTCACAACAGTGTTAGTACCATTGTCAGTAGCATCTACTCCAGCTCCCACAAAGTTAATAATGTTTCTTTGAGTTAAATTAGATCCTTCATTTTGTATTTGCTGATTATACAATGTTACTGCTGTATCATTTGTAATCTGTTTCCATACTGCTGCATTTAATGTATTATCTAAACATTGAAATACATTTTGAGTAACTGTATTATACCATAATGAACCAATAGTATATTGAAGATTTGTATCATCATTAACTGTTGGATCTACAATTGCAGATATATTAGTTCTTTGTCCTGAATAGTTAAATGTAGCAATATTAGCAGTATTACCTCCTGAAGCAGGACCTTCAATTACAGCTCCTAAATAAGTATTAAACCATTGTATTCCTATTGCACTAGTTGTTCCACCAGCTGAATTAAGAACTGTTGCTGACATAGAACTGTTTAGTACGGTTGGTTTATAGTATAATCTAAAATTAACAGTACCGCCTGCAGCATTAGCATATCTTCTAAATTCAAAATTAGATTCATCAAGTCTGAAATTATTATCTATACTTGTATTAAAACCAGGTCCAGAGTTGTTTACTACTATACAAACACCTTGTCCCGTACCAGACACTTTACTTAAATTAATATGTAAAATTGCAGAGGCCCAGGTATTAGGAGTTCTTCCTCCAATATTAATTAATATTTGATAATTTTTGCTAGTATTATTACTAAGAGTAAAACCTGCAATTCTAAACCAGTTACCAAGGGTAGTTGCGGTTCCTGCTCCCATTCCCCATCTAGATACAACATTCTCTAGAGATCCTGTACCTCTTACAGTAAGTGGAGATGAACCATAAGATCCTGAATTTGAACCTAAAGTTAATCCTGAAACTCTAGCAATTTGTGAAGTTTTGTTACCCCCAGCATCTACTCCAGAGCCTGCAATATAAAAAGGTGTTGCTCCTGGAGATGTTGTTATGGTAATATTCCAAACTGCTCCATCAAAAGTATATACATATCCAGCATTTGGACCAGTAAGAACTGTAGTTGAATCACTAGCACTTGGTGTATAAAATAACCATTGTTCACCATCCCAAGTTGCAATATTGTTATCTTGTCCAGCCCATACTCCAATAGCTCCTATAGGTACTAAGTAGGCATCTTCATAATCTGGAGCAAGTGTAGATGGATCTGTAATTGTATTATCAATAACAGGACTTAAATTTATGTTTAAGTTTTCTCCAATTGTAGCTGGTAATGCTTCATTTATCCATAAACCTGAACTACTATCATATGTTAAAACCTCTCCGTCAGTAGGTGGATTTGATATAAGATCTACATCATGAATCTCTTTAAGTTCAAAACCATTCTGAACTTTAACAAAAATCTCACCTACAGTAGGGTTAGCTTCCACAACTATTCCTATAAATACAAGATGATTTGGTGCATAAGGTTTATTAATAAGACCGTAAATTAAATTACCATCATCTCCTAACCATACAGGATCACCTGCTACAGCAGCACTTGTATCTAATGGAGCTGAACCAGTACCTTTTAAAATACCATTTGCAACAACTTGTCCTAATGCATTATTTGCACCTGTAGCAACAAGAAGACCTAAAGTTTTAGATGATGTTGCTTCAGTAGTATAATCTGCTTTAGTAACAAGTATATTAGTACCATTTGCTCCACTAACATAAACTGCTTGACCTTTATTGATACCACCAACTTGATCAATTCTTACATTAAATATCAATCTTTCTGCATCACCAGTACCAGCTACAATATCTGCCATTGTAGCAAATACATTTGCACTTGAAGGATTATTAGCTCCAACTGCTGCATTGTACTCATCATTTGGCAAATCTCTATTTATATAAATTGACATAATATACTATTTTAGATATAGTTATAAATAATAAGTAAAGATGCACCAATTGCTGTTGCATCCCAAAAGAATGATGTACCATCATAGTAACCCATAGGAATTCTAGGATCTAGATTAAGTGATGTTCCTGGAGCTAATGGAAAGAAATTTGCTCCACCATCAACAGATATAGTAGCTACAGTAGTACCAATATTTTGAAATGCTATTGAAGTTATAGATTGACCAAAAGATGACAAATCTCCTGTAACTCCTGTTTCAACAAGACTACCTATTGAAACAGCAACATTTGGTGTTAAAATATTTACATCTAAACCTCTTCTTGAACCGCTAAGTAAACTTGTAATAGCATTACCAGAACCATCTAATGTACTGGATTGAGTATTAATACTACCATCTAGATTAATACCTAAGTCTGTAGTACCATTACATATTTTTATAGAATCTGAGTCGCAATCTAATGCTCTAATATCTAGACCAAGAGTTGTAATATTAACATCTAATGCATTAGCTAAACCTGTACCTGTAAATGTTAATGGTCCTTGATTACCAGTTGTCGCATCTTGAGCAAATAAATTAGAACCAATAAAACCATTACTATCAATAAGTAAAGCATTCCCTGTACCATCACATATTGCTATTGAATCTGTAGTACAATCTAAACGAGTTGTTAAATTAACATCTAAAGCCTGAGTTCCAGGTGAGGTTTCAGTTGTAGTTAAAGCTTCATTTACTCCTGAAGTAATATCAAATGCAAACAAAGCTGTATCTAATGCACTTGGTACAGTAACTATTGCATTAACTGGTAATGGATTAGTATTACTTACTGTTGTAGGAGTTCCTGCATTATCAAAACATAAAGACACTACATCAGTACATGTTAATGGTCTAATATCAAGAGTTCCCTCTACTGCAGTTTCAATTGCATCTAATGTAAGACCTTGATCTTGTAACTCAGTTAAAATCTGTGTAAGTACTAATGAATCATTTGCATATTCCTTTGTACATGCAGAAAGGTTAACAGGTGTTGTACTACCTGGTAAGTAATATACCGGTGGATTAAAGGTTCCTGTAGTTGTATTATATATACGTATTTCTAGATAATATCCTGATGAAGGAGTTGGTCCTGGACAAGTAGCTTTTATTATCTGAGCTTCATACTCAGTTCCATTGGCTCCAATTGCATTTATAATACCATCAAGCCCTAGTAGGACTTTATATTGCCATGGCCAATTGTTACCTTGTAGGCCACTATTTTTTAAATCACCTATACTATTTGACATAGCTTTAATTTTTAAAAGTACAGCCCACTAGGGGCTGCACAAATTAATACTTATTCAGAAACTAAATCTTCTTGAATTTTAGCTACATTTTCTGCAGCTTGTCTCTTTAAAAGTTCTTCACGTTCTTTGAAATCTTCTTTTAATTCAATAACATAAGAAGGTACCATTTCAACAGTAAATTCTCTTATGTCAGTGTTAGGATCATCTATAACCACAAATGTTCCAGCTGGAACTTCTGCTAAAATAGCTTCTTCAAGTGATTCATAAATTCCAACACTAATTAGTTTTTGAAGTAAATTACTTAATTCTTTAGCTTTAATGTTTCCATCATTTAAAGCTACTCTAGAGGTTCTATACACTGCACCGGATGCATTATTTATAGTTAACCCACTTGTTAAATCTGCCATGACTATTAGTTTTAATTATTGAACAATTTTTACTACTAAGTCAGTTCCTGATACTGATACATACCAATCTCCTCTTTTTAATCCTGCAGTAATAGCAGCAGCATTATTGGCATATACTCTTGTCTGTGCAAGTTTGTAACCCCAATCAAAGAAAAACTTATTTACCGACCTGTTAAGGTACTGGTACATCTGAGTAAGTTTTGATTTATACTCAGGCATCGTAGATCTAGCATTATCTACATTTTCAAATTCTGGTAAAGCTCCCATGATATAAAATTTTAATTACACTATAATATACAAAAAAAATTTGAATAAAAAAAATCCTCAGATAAATTTCTGAGGATCTTTTCGTTTGGAGAGTTGCAGGGTTAAAACATAAGTCCCATAAAAAATGAAATAAACATCATTGCTACTATAGTTATGTTAGCATATTTTCTACCTTCTGGATCATCTTCCCATACATTAGACATTTTGTTGTATATGGGTTTACTCATAGCATTATTTACTAAGAATAAAAATCCTAAGACTATTAATCCAATTGCAAAAGCTATAAGTTTTATCATCATAAGGAATCAATTCTTTTTTGTAAATATACTAAAGCTTTTTGTAAATCCTCTTTTTGTGTTAATATATTTTTCTTGCCTGATCGTGCAAGATATTTTATAACATTGCCTAGATAAAAGTCTTTGTCAAGTCCCCAAGCTTCTAATACTTGAAATACTTCATATGGATTATCCTTACCGCCATAATAATCTGGTCTTGGTCCTTCACCTAAGTTTACAACTCTTTTGTTCCAGTCTATTTCTTCTGCTGTAGGACAAGATGGTTTATAAAGGTTAGTGTCCTTTCCATAAATATCATCTGCTATATTTCTATATGGAGATTGTTTATCACTACGAGTACATGCTTTATATAAATTATTTTTCATAACTTACCATACTATAATTACGTCACCTTCATTAAGAACTAACTTGATTTCACCATCAATCTCTACTCTTTCTACAGTTTCCATGTTAAGAGCAGAAGTTCTTACATATACTTGATCACCTACGGCTACTTCTTCTACTTTATCTCCTATAGCAAAAACTGTAAGTTTACTCCAAAGCTTAGCAGCTTCTTGCATTAATGCTTCCTCATCTTTAATAGATAGTTCAATAGAAGACTTTTTTCTTTCAGGCACACTCAATAAAATTGTTCGACCTCTTAGTTTTTTAAATGATTTACTCATATTGTTGGTTTTTAAAATTTACGCATCATACTTTTGCTCTGTTTGCACTGGCAATTTTTCCATACTAACTGGTTCTTCACTTAATAAAGTGAATTTAATTCTTTCTAATATACCTATGATATGGGCATTACCATAAGCCCCTTCATTAACTCTTACTTCTAATCCTCCGTCTGTTTCTGTGATAGAGACAATTACTGTATCTTTTTCCATATCAAGTATTTTTATCAGCTCATCATATACCATTCTAGCTTCTAAGTTAGATCCTGTTTTTTCTGCAACATGCAACCATAACTTTTTTTGCTGATCAGTCATTTCATATAATAAACTTAGTGATAGCAAATATAAAAACTTTTTTTGTTTAAACTAAAAACCCCGGAAAAATTTCCAGGGTCTCTAGCATTAATCAAATAAACTTATAATATGAACTATGCAAATATAATAAAATTATTCGTTATCATAAAACATTCTATCAGAATCTTCTGTCTGCCATTTTTCAAATCCTTCACAATTATACCAGTCTTTGTTTACTAGATAATCAGGCTTCTCTGGAAATGGCTTAGTTACAAATGAAGGTTCAGACCATTTAATACGGTTGTTAGGTTGCAGAGCTATTTGCCCATTGTCTAAAAGAATAATATGATGTGACTTATGCTCCAATGGATCTTCTGCTAGAGATAGATCTGTGTTAGGATCATTAGAACCCCAGTTAATTGTAGCATAATATTTTCCAGGGTAGAACTTTTTATCCTTCATGTAAACCTGTACGGGAGTATCATAAAGATATGATAGATGGATTAAGGTAAAGTTATAAGAAAAACAATTCCATATCTGCAGATAATGAAATGGTAAATCTGGATCTGGAAGTTCAGGTTCTGTCAGTAGAGCATGGGAGGGTAACTTGTCCCTAAGTACTCCGTTCTCTAACAGCACTTGAAACAATGCAGCCTGTCCCGGCATACATCTAACAGATATTACTACCCCAGGTGTAAATTCACCTTGACCCTTTTGATGTTGATACATGTACTCATTCCTAACAAATACTTTCAGAGGAAAGAAGTTATGTTCTATATATGCCATATGTTATTTTTTGAAGAATCCTTTCTTAGGTTGTTCTTTTGTTTCAAATCCTAGTATATCAATAATCTTATTAGCTTCATCTTCAGCAAAAGTAATAACCTCTTCTTCTTTATCTTTGATGTTCCAGTTGTTCAAGAGAATACTCATATGCATAGTTTCATGCATAACTGCTGTAGCTTTCTCTGTAGTACTGTACCTTTTAAATGCACCTAGGTTAATAAACAGAAAAGGGAGATATGGCTTCTTACCAGTAAGCTTTTTATCAGCTGGATCATAGTTAGTCCACCCATACATATAAACCCCATTACCTTTAGTCTTGTCTACTTCTTCTGCCTGGGCATCCTTTCTGTTTAAACCATGCATTTCATCTACTTTATAGTAGTCAAATATCTTAGTAGCATTCTCTCCAGCAAAGAGTATGTACTTACCCATGTCATACTTTTTCATAAGACAAATATAAAATTTTTTTTGGAATTTAAAATGTTGTAAATAAGAGCTAGTGGTGGGTCCTATATAAGCTGGCCCCCACCGGCTGGCTGCAGGGTGGTACCCCCTATCAGCTGTGGCAAGCTTATCTCATATATATAGTGTGATTGAAAAATATTTGCTACAGAAAAAACCTCACATGACTTGACTTAACTTTAAATTTAATATTATGTATTTATTTTATTCTGTTATCTTAGATTACTTTGGCAATCCTGTTCATGAACTACCAACAACTCCTAATCCAAGGCAAGCTGCTGCACAAGCTCTTGAATATATAAGGCTGGTTCCACCTGCTATGGATTTCCAAGTTAAGAAGTTCTATGTAGATCCAAAGACAATTGCAGCTGCATACAATAAGGGGGTTATATAACTCCCTTTATTATTTAATAAACCTCACATAACTTAGTTTAACTTTAAATCTTAATCTTATGAGCTTCAAATTTAAAATTATCACTGTTGATTTAACACAATTAACACCTGATAAATCAACAGGATTCTTTACTGCTGTACAAATTCAAGTATTAATTAACCAATTAATAACTGAAAGGAGATACATCAAACACAGAATAACACCTGTTGGAGAAAAATATCTCAATTATGAGATACTAATTAAACCTGAGTAATCAGGTTTTTCTTTTTTAATAAACCTCTCATTACTTGTTTTAAATATAAACTTATGACAAAAAGAGAAATGGTAGCAGCAGTATGTATTGCACTAGGTGTAATTGCATCAGGATTTGTAATGGGATATTTGGTTGCAAAATCAGATGAACCTGTAAAAGATTATAGAGATGTTGGTGGTAACATTGACATTGAATATTATCTTGAAGTAAGTGAGGACTCAATTTGGATTGAGAACTATGACACTCATAGAGTATATGGTGGCAAGTACTCACAACTTGATTCATTAATCAATGTAGATAACCTGTAAAAGGGTTATCTTTTTTTAATTAAACCTCTCATAACTAGTTTTAACTTTAAATAAAATATCATGGAAAAGACACAAGTATTGTTTGATGAAATTGAATTATTAAATCAGCAGATTGAAGAACTAGAAGCAGAGCAACTTAAGTTACAAGCTAGAAGACAACTCTTTCAAAACTATGTAGAGAGATTAGTAAGCCAAGCTGAAGATCAAATGAATGAAGGAGGGTATTAACCCTCTTTTGTTTTTTAAACCTCTCAATACTTGTTTTAACTTTAAATTTTGAAAAGATGATTAGAACAGTAATTTTGCTTATTGCACCAATTAATGACAATGAACTCATTAATTTGATTGAAGAACTTGATGGATTAAATATCCTGAAACACGGAGACTCTCTGACTAAAACAGAGATTAGACATTTGTTAGACAAAGATATAGATGACATTAGGTTTAAAGTTGACAATTTAAAACAAGAGTTATTTGGATTAAGTTGGGATTAGGGCAGTTGCCCTTTTCTTTTTTTTAAAAACCTCTCAATACTTTTTTTAAACTTTAAATCATTTATTATGAAAACACTTAAATTTCCTGATGACTTTAGTAAAAAAATACATCACTGTATTCCGGGAGCAGTTCAGTATTTATATGAACTTAATGATGTTAATGACAATATGATAAGTATTGTTGGTGGTGGGTTTGGTTTACACGGTGATGGAGTTAGAACATTTGAAATGTGGGACACCAAGAATATGTATGACCCAACAGGTTATATGACATCTGAAGAAATCAATCAGTGGCTCATTGACCATCCACTTGAAGACACTGAAGAGTTCTTTGCCTCTCAACCGGGAGATTTGGATTATTAAAGATTAGAGCAGTAATGCTCTTTTCTTTTTTATACTCACAGTTTTAATATGTCCTTCGGACAGCTTTTAATTTTTAACCTCTCAAAACTTGTTTTAGTTATTAACCCCTTAAATTAATGTTATATGTCACAGACAACATTTTCCCAAACACAGAGTTTAGTTTCATTTATGCAATCTATTAGTGCCCAAAATTTGGACATCAATAAAAGCAAGAGTGGCAAATCAATGTGGGTAGCATTTAAGGACAGCAAAAGCACCACTGCAATTCTATCTTCAAAGGTAGAGAACAGCAAAGGTGACAATGTGGTTGACGGAACCAATGCAAGAGACCTAGTTGTTTCTTGGTTGGAAGGCACTAACCCTGAAACAGGATTACTTGTTAAAGGTTGGTGTGTTCACAACAAGGGGACTGTTGACACAGTTGCTTCCTTCTCTCTATCTGATATCACAGAGATGTCAGTGTAGGGGGAACCTTGCGGATAAAACCTTACACGGGATGTGTAGGGTTTTATTTTTTTGAGTGCAGTTTAATTCTTTTTGGTTTTAATATGTTTCACAGCTTTTGATTAAACCTCTCATAACTTGATTTGATTATATTGTTGGTCTGACACTGTTAATATTACTATAAAAGTTATAGTATGAATAACATTGTGGTCTGAAAGTATAATCCTCACGCGTGTAAACAGTGTTATAGGTATAAGTGTATGTATAATGGATACTTAAACCTTCTATACTTTCTTTACCTTAAACTATATACTATCTTTTATATATCTTAATATATAACAAATATAATATAGCTAAACATACATTGGTCTTTAAAGAATACATACAGCACATCAACTTCTACATATATTAGATAAATTGGTTAACTGTATTCTGTCTAGACCAACTCTTTAAGGGCTACTTCAGCACTATTAAACTTTTATAAGGATAAAGTAAAATAGTAGCCCGTCATTTTGGTGTAAAGAATACTTCAGCACACAATCTAAAACAACAAATAACAGAAAAAGTCCTAATAGGACTTAACCCGGGAAGGTACTCTGTTGTCTACTAGATAGGCAGGTTTTAGATAGTATTCTGTTATGCACCACAAGCCTGCCTCTTGAAAAGGGGGCAGGTGCCTTCCCACAATTAAAATAACAACCAATTAATCTTTTTATATGATTACTTTCAAAGAGTTCAAAGATGTATTCTATAAGTTAGAGTATGATGTTCCAGTCTATATGTTTCAACAAGTTGTTGGCTATAGAAAGAAAGGTGAAACAGTAATGTTTCAAGGTAAAGAGAATGGTGTGTATCTGTATTGTTAGATACACACCTAAACCAAATTAGTAACCAATTAATCTTTTTATATATGAGCAAATTAATAAATGCTACAAGACAGTATAACTCCACAACTGCTAATGGAGCTATTACACATTCAACAAGTTTAGACTATTGTCTTGATTTGTTCTTCCTAGCAGGTGCAAGTAGAAATATTAGAGAGTCTGATATTATACTTGCTTTTGACCGTGCTGTTGGTCAGAATAAGAACTTAGCTTATAAGATCTTGTTTTGGTCAAGAGATGCAAGAGGTGGTGCAGGTGAGAGAAGATTCTTCCAAATAGTTATGGAACATATTAGTAAGTCTAATGCTTATGAGTATGACCAATTGGCTATACATATACCCAAGTTTGGGTATTGGAAGGATGTATTCAAGATTGAGAATCCAAATGAGAATAATCTCAGTTGGTTAAATACTCAACTTGAAGAGTCTCCTGATGCTAACCTCTTAGCCAAATGGTTTCCAAGAAAAGGTAAATGGTTTAGTGCCATGCATAAGTATCTTAATGTAACTCCTAAAGAGTTCAGAAAGAAACTTGTGTCAATGACCAAAGTAGTGGAAACTCAAATGTGTGCCAATGAATGGGACAAGATCAGTTATGGTCAGGTTCCTTCAGTAGCTATGAACAAACACAGAAATGCATTTATCAGCCGTGATGGTCAAAGATATTTGCAGTATATTTCTGATGTTCAAGATGGCAAACAGAAGATTAATGCAGGAGTATTATTCCCTCACCAATTGTATCAAGCAATTAAAAAGGGAGATGATGCTAGTGCAGTAGAAGCTCAATGGGATGCTTTACCAGACTATATGGCTGATAGTACAGAAAGGATTATTCCTGTATGTGATGTTAGTGGTAGTATGGAAGGTCTTCCTATGGATGTATCTGTTTCTTTAGGGATTTATATCTCTGAAAGAAATAAAGGTATATTCAAGGATGCTTTCTTGACTTTCTCAGAGAGACCTGAAATGAATTACCTATCAGGTAGTTTGTCACAGAGAATGAGACAGTTACAGAGAGCAGACTGGGGTTATTCTACTAATCTTCAAGCCACATTTGACTTGATTCTTAATAGTGCTATTAGAGAATCATTACCTGAGTCTGAGATGCCTACTAAACTTCTTATCATTAGTGATATGGAGTTTGATAGTGCATGTCAAGGTGTTACTAACCTAGATTCTATTAGGGCAAAATATTCTGATGCAGGATATAAAATGCCTGAGATAGTATTTTGGAATGTGAACGGTAGACTTGGTAATGTTCCTGCATCTGTTAATGATTCAGGCATTGGTTTGGTATCAGGCTTCAGTCCTTCTGTATTGAAGGGTATATTGAAAGGTGAGATTTATTCTCCCATTCAATTGATGCTTGATACTGTGGACACTGCACGGTATTCCTGTATTGGAACTGAATGAGATCGGAGTATGGTAGATACTTGGCAACAGAAATCTACCACTTACCACAAGGGACTTCGTCCCTTTTTGTTTTTTATTAAAACGGTCACAAATGGAAAAAGTCACAATTATTACCAACCCTGAAGCTTATAATGAACACTTAACAATACAAAAATTTCCACCTGAATTGCAGAGAATATATTACTACAGTAATAGAGTACATAGCTTTGCATATGAGAGTAGGAAAGAAACTGATACTCATATCTATTGGTCTAGTGTTGAAAGAATACCAATGTTTGAAAATGGTAGATTCTTTTATAGAAGAAAGGCACTCCATGGTATAACATATGATAGAAAGAAGAAGACTACCAAAATTTGGTTTGGTCATCATTTTAATAAACTACCATATGCAATGAAAATGGATTGTATGAACTACTTAGCACCATGGGTAATAAAGAAAATAAATACTAGTCTGATGACATTAGTTAATAATACTATGTTTTCTAAAATGATGAATGGTAAGATAAACAATCCTATAGAATTTATAGAAGCTTATTTAAAAACTAGTCCATATAAAAAAATGGACATTGATGTTAAATTATTCCATAAAGTCTTTGGTAAACCTAATGCTTATCAATCAGTAAAAGTATTTAAAGACTTATTACTATGTGCTGATGATCCTAATAAGGCACTAAAATATATTGATAGCACAAACATGATAAGTAAACAGTATTTACATAGTGATGCCATACTAACTTTATCAGGAGTTGCAAATATGCTAGGTGTTAAGATTGATGTAAATATGCCTCACAAAAAGGCAGTAGCATTATATGATGAGTTAAAGAAGCAAGTAGATAAAAATATTATAATTTATAAAATTATTGAAGATGTCAATTAAAAAATTAAAAAAGAGAAAAGAAGAAAGGCTTGATGAATTGTATATGTTACATTTTGCTGAACCTAGTCCAGAACTGTATATGCAAAGAAGAAATGAAATTGAGCATGAGATAGTTTGTATTGAAGAAGCAATTGAACTTGAAAAAACAATGTTACCAATGAAATGGATGTTCTATGGATTTATTGTAGTGGCTTGTGCTATGTTAGTATGGGCTTATGTTGAAAGTAAATAAAAAAAAGAAATGAAAAAATTAATGATGATTATTGCAGTTATGATTGCAGGAGTTGGTAACTCTCAAAAATTACCAAACAATCTAACTTGGTCAGAGAAAAGGTTTGTCAAGAATGTAATAGAAATTACAAATGATGTTTTAGTAAATGTAACTAAAAGAAAGGATGAAGTCATAGTACTAGAGTTTTGGAATACTATGTACACATTGAAAGATGGTTTTATTGATGAGATTTGGATTTTAGAAGATGCAGACTGGTTAAGTCTTGGTAAAGCTGAAGATTCTTATTAAATTGTTAGTCCCATAGCTCAGTTGATAGAGCGGAACCTCTGAAAATGTAAAGGATAGCCTGTTAGGGCATGCAATACATCAAGTTCAGGTCACAGGTTTGAATCCTGTTGGGACTATTATTTATTGTTTAACTTAAATTTATAATTATGAACTGGTTAGGAAAAATGTTCAAGAAAAAGAAAAAAGGTTATAATACTGATGGTCAGTATAAACTACTCATTATTGATGAGAAAGCAGAATTATTACATCAAAACTTAGGTATTTCTGATGAAAGAGTAAAGATACTCCTTGCAACATGTGTTAAAGCATTTGATGAAAGTGATGACATGCATACTGCATTAGTAAAAGTAGTTCAAGAATGTACACATACTAATGAAGTTGTTATGACTACATTAATGTTACAAAAGGTGGTTGACAAGAGAAATAGCCATGAGAGATTACATAACATGCTTAAAGATATGTTTGGTCGTGGATAATGTAGTTGTATTTGAGTCTGTCTTGGGGTTTAACCTCAAGGCAGATATTAGGGATAAAGATGGTGACTTGATAAAATCTGGAGTTAAAACTTCAGCAATACCTCATGAATCACCGTCTAATTTAAATCTAAGAATACCTAATAGGAATTTCTTTACTCATTTTAATGAGGAACTACTTATAAAGATTAGAGAATATAGAAAACTAAATGACTAGTTATGAAAATATCTGTAAACTATGATGATACTGATGTAGCAAAAGCATTAAGTAAAATTATTAAAGATTCTAATTCTGAAGAGTTTATAAAATTATTTACTCCTATTATTTGTAGTAGTTCTCAGACAGTAGATTATTTCTTTAAACTTATGTTAGGTAACAAACTACCAGATATAATACCTATTGGTACTTTGTGCAGAATGCCCGTAAGTACTATTGGCTATGGTATGGACAAAGCTCTTACTAGAGAAAAGTATGCTGATGCTGATGGTTGTATTATTGTTACTATTAAAGATTTCAGAGGTTATCATGAGTATTCACAATATCATGTAGAATATACAGGTGTTGATGATAAGGGAAATGTTAAGGTAGATACTACATATGCCAGAGTTAATGAATTAGAAATTCTTGAAGAATTTTAAGAAGTGTATTCTGTGAATATACTTTTCCTGACCAAAATACAGAGGGGTCTCGTGCCCCTCTTTATTTGTTTAGCTATATAGTGCTAAATATTATTGGTTTAAACTATTGACTTCAGTATAAATGCTCTATATTTATCTGCATATTTATTTATGCCGGTAATGCAATATCAACTCCCTAATGGGAAAGTAATTCACCTCTCTATAGAAGAGTACCTTGATCTAACAGATGAAGATGTACAATACTTCATGTCAATTGACTATGGTGAACACATTAGGGATCCATTTACAGGTTCTGCTGTTGATAGAAACACCAGAGATAAGTATTATGACTTTGATTTCCTCTCACAGGATGATGAAGACCTTAATGATATTATATCAGATGATCAACCATTTGATGATATCATTGATTTATCTGACAATTTGGATATGTAATTTATAGTGCGCAATATAAATTACCAACTTACCTTAAAATGAGTAATTAAGGATATAGTAAAACACCCACTCAAAAATCAATTTATTTATTAATTTATTAAACTTTTAAAGATGAACTCAAAAGTTAAAGTTGTAGCTGATGCTACTACAGGTGCAGTTATTAATTTATCACCTAACAATGAAAACTACGGTTATATCCGTGTTGAACAATCAAGAACTGTCATTGATGACAATGGTTTCTTAAGAAGAAAAGTAGTTTCTACTTTGGTTCCAGGTGTATTGTCTGAATTACAAGAAGAAGGTTTCTACAAAGGACAAGAACTAGCTGGTAAAATCATTATTAAAGAGTCTTTGACTCCATTTAATGAGAAAACACCAGAGAAAGACTTGAAAATTGCTGGTGATACAGGTATTGTTTGTAAGTTTGAAGGTAGTCCAATCTACCGTAAAACTCAATATACTTTAGCATCTAATGCTGAGGATGTATTAATCAAACATGACAATGTTGATGAGTTAAGAGCTGCATATGCTATACAAAACAACAAATCTCAAGCAATTAAACCTAATACAGATTTTGCTATCTAATTAGGAGATTGAATAGTACAGGGGATAATAGAAATATTGTCCCCTTTTTTTTATTATTAAAATTATTGTAAAAATGGAAAAGTTAAAACAGGATTTAATGAATTATCAATTGCAAGGTAAGAAAACCTACATGCAATATGAGCAAGATAAGTATTCATCTTATCAAAATTATCTCTACAAGAGAGCACTCTATGGTCTGGATGCTCTTAGTCAAGAAGAATTAGCTACTATGTGTAGTAAGAAAAAACAGAGGATTTTAAATGTCTATAAAAGAGCACAAGTAGTATTAAATGTATTTAAACAACAGTTAAGTATTCAATACACTAATTTCTTATTTAAGACATTATTTCCTAAAAGTACACTTACTGAAATGTTATTAAATGAGACTCAAACTGATGAGAAGTTTAAAAATACTTTAACTTTTAAAGATTTAAACATTGAAAAAGATCAAATTATTAGTATCTTTATCACTGAAGGTATCCTACCTAAAAACTTTTTAAGTTTAAAAGAAGCACCGGTAGGTTTACCTCAGCTTAAAAATCAAAAAGTATGAAAACATTTTATGACAAAAGAGGTGGTCTGGAACCTGGATATAGATCTAGCATAGACACCGTACAAGGAAGAGTTATTTGGAAAACAAAAACTCATTGGCTTATTTATGTACCCAAAGATGATTATTATCATGCAGGTATGAGTTGGATACACAATGAAGATAGATATCACACAACTTTAATTGGATTTATTGTAATTCCAAAGGGTGTGGTAGTACATAGTTGTTATTTAGCTACTGGATTCTGGGATGGTCTTAGAACTTTATTAAGAAGTGGAAAGACTCCAGCCGTAACTAAGTCAAAAGGTGAGTTTCCTGAAGAACTACTATGAAACTTAAAATCTGTGATGGCTGTCAGAAAGAGACAGTCATCTGGAAAAACCATGAGGGATTCAAATACTGTAAATATTGCTGGAGTTGCCAAAAAGCCATTAATAATAACAGTTCACAGAAACCAACTGATTATAAAATCCCTCTGGTTTCTTCTAAAAGAAAAAAGAAAGACCAAGAGTATCTTAAACTCAGAGAAAGGTATCTAACAGAAAATCATCTTTGTATGGTTAAAGTAGCAGGTTGTACTAATGGTGCAACTGATATACACCACACATTTGCAGGTAGTAATAGAGAAGCTTTTTATTTAGTACAGAGTACTTGGTTGCCTGTATGCAGAAATTGTCATGATTGGATTCATGCACATCCTTCAGAAGCTAGAACTATGAATTGGTTAAAATAAACTTATAACAAAAATGCTATTAGTAAACTTCAGTTCCCACACAGCGGTGAGATGGGCTAAGTTATATACAATTCCTCGGAGCTGGGAGTAGAAAGCTGAAGAACTAATAGTACTTAAAATAAACTTATGACAAGAGAAGATATCCAAAATGAAGCTTTAAAAGTTTCAGAAAAGAAAAAAAGATGTGGTCTTGGTCTTGCAACAGGTGTAGGTAAAACATTAGTAGGATTGAGACATATGCAACAACATTATACTCCTTTAAAGAATATACTTGTAGTTGCACCTAAAACCTCAATATTTAGTAGTTGGACCCATGATGCGGTAAAGTTTAATTTAGATTATATGTTGAGTAATGTTACATTCACAACTTATCTTAGTCTGACTAAACATGATCCAAGAGAATATGATGTTGTATATCTAGATGAATGTCATAGTCTACTAGACAGTCATAGAGATTTTCTTGAGAATTTTGATGGTATTGTACTAGGGCTTACAGGTACTCCACCAAAGTATAGAAATTCTGAGAAAGGAAAAATGGTAGATGAATTTTGCCCTATTGAATATACATTTGTAACTGATGCTGCAATAGAGAACAATATCTTAAATGATTACCAAATAGTTGTGCACCAGATTAAACTAGATACAAGAAAGAATTTTCCTATAAAAAGTAACAGTGGTACATTTTTAAGTTCTGAACAACTAAATTATAATTATTGGTCTCACAGAATAGAAACAACTAAATCTAATTCTCATATTGTAAGAGTTATGAGAATGAAAGCTTTACAAGAGTATAGAAGTAAAGAAGAATATACTAAAATACTTTTAAAAAGTATTTCAAGTAAGTGTATTGTATTTGCTAATACTCAAGAACAAGCTGATAGATTGTGTAGTCATAGTTATCACAGTACAAATCCAAATTCTGCAGAAAATCTTGATCTATTTAAAAATGGTGAAATATTACAATTATCATGTGTAGCTCAGTTAAATGAGGGTGTTAATATACCTAATCTTAAACAAGGTATTATTATGCATGCATATGGTAATGAGAGAAAAGCTGCACAGAGAATTGGTAGGTTACTGCGGTTAAATCCAGATGATAAAGCTATTGTCCACATACTATGTTATATGGATTCAATAGATGAAAAATGGGTCAAAGAAGCTCTTGAGAACTTTGATGACTCTAAAATTATTTGGAAAGACTATGGTGTAAAGCTCCCATAATTTTGTATATTTAATATATGGAAACAATTACAACACATAAGCTTAGATTGTATAATGATGATATACATGACTTTTTATATATTGTAGCTAGTCTAATAAGATATTGTAGGCATGAACCACTTCAGGCTGAACAATGTGCTTTAATAGCTCATGATAAAGGTTATTGTGATATTAAATCTGGAGACTTCTTGGAAATGTTTGAAATTAAAAACAACCTAGAAGAATTAGATATTAAAACAGATATTGTAGAATATGAAGGTAATTTGTATAAACGACAAGAATAAACCTAACAAAGTATCTATTGAAGAATGGGTAAAAGAAGGCCAAATTTATAATGTAAAAGAGGTTATACCTCTTGGATTACAGCCAGGTAAATATGGTTATTTATTAGAAGAGCTACAACTTTCATCTAAATCTTTTCCATATGAATCATATGCTGCAGAAAGATTTGCTATTGTTAAAGGCATAGTAGAAATGAAGGGTGAGCAAATGGTTTATGCTGATGAAGCAGATTTAATAAACATATGAAAGATATAGTACCAATTTTAATATGGCTATATATGATTATAGCCCATATTTGTATGTTATGGTTTTGGTACTTATGGTCTCAAAGTCATGGGTTTATAAGTACAATATTTATAGGACCCTTTGTAGCAGAATTTAAAGGATTACTCTTTCCTTTTTTTATTTAATTTATGGAAGATTACACTAAAGAGGATGTGCTAAAAGCTCTTATGCCTTTAATTAGTAAAAGTAGAAAAAGAATTCTTGTTGATCAAAGAAGTTATCTCATTGCTGTTCTGGCTTATAAATTTATGATGACAGAACATGGTATTGCTGCAACAATAAAAATTAAAAGGGATAGAATTAATTATAACAAAAAGTTAGCATTACAATATCACACTGATAAGGCATACAAACAAAATGTTTATGTGTATGCTCAGATGTTCCCTTATGATTTTGATGTTTTTGAACCTAAATCTATTTCAAATAGACTTAAGAGAGTTCAATTGGATATGTCAACAAGAACATATAATAAACTAAAAGCAGCAGGATCTATTTTAGGGCATAAAGATGTTAGAGTTACAATCAAATTATTTTTAGAAAAAAGTTTGAAGTTATGGGAAGAATGAAAGAAGTTTGTATAGAAATTATTGAAGCCAATGGTGGTATACCTGAAGGCATGACTATAGCAGATGTTGCTAGAATGAAAGAATTAGAAATCTATGAATGGAAAGAGTATGAAAGAAAACAAAAGGAAATTAGAGCAATCAGTGTTGAATCAGAAAATTCAGGAGAGATTAGTAAGGTGGAACAGTCTAAGAAAAAATTCTCATCCCACTACGGAGAAGCCAGACAAGAAAAAGAGATTGAATAATGAAGAAGGTGATTAAATGAAACACTTTCTAAAATATTTAGTGGTATGGATAAGTCAAAACTTATCTGTACCATTCTGGATGGTGGGTCATGTACATTTAATGTCTTCAGTATATGAGGACATTCATGAAATAATAGCATCCTGTGGTATGAATATACTAGTTGCTATTGGTTTTATTATTGATTACTTAGAACAAAAAAACAAAAAATCATGAAAGACGTAATTTTAGCCCTTATGTTGGGCACAGCATTTTGTTATGAACTAGTTATATTTATTAAAGCTAGAGGTTATGTAAGAGTTCTTTACAAAACAAAACACAGTGAAGAAGATGACAAAACAATTAAATTTGGATTAGGCTGTTTCTCATTAATTTATGTAATATTCCTAATATTAGGAATGGCTATTAGTGAATTATGGTATGTTTATTTAATTATATTTCTTTTATCCATCATACAAAGTCCAATAAATAGGTATCTAAAAAGAAGAAAATATTGGGAGACAATGGTACAGTTTAAAAGATTAGATTCAGCATTATCAATGGCAACTATTGCATTTTTATTTTTTGCACATTTTCATCCTGAAATTTTATATGTCATCTATTCATATATTTAAAATGATAGTTGAGAAAGTTACCAGAAAATCTATGATAATTAGACCAAGTGGGAGGAGTACTGATTTTATCAGTCCCTCCTTTGGTCATGGTTGTTTGTATAACTGTTCTTATTGTTATATGAAGAGACATAAGCCGGAAGGATTATCTGTAGCTACAAATACTATGGATATCCTGACAGAGATTAATTCACATGCTTATTTTTCTACAGTAGAAAAACCTAATCAAACAGGAGAGTATATTACTTATGATATATCTTGTAATGAAGACTTTGCTCTGCATGCTAAATATCATGAATGGGAGAAGATATTTGCTTTCTTTAGAGATCATCCACTTGCTATGGGTTCATTTGCTACAAAGTATGTAAATCATGATTTATTGAAGTTTAATCCAGAAGGTAAGATTAGAGTAAGATTTAGTCTTATGCCTGAGATATGGAGAAAAGTTCTTGAACCTAATACAAGTTCTCTTGATGAAAGATTAAATGCTGTATACTTGTTTTTAAGAGCAGGATATGAAGTTCACTTAAATTTTAGTCCAGTAATAGTTCATGATAATTGGCTTGTAGAGTATGAGTTTTTGTTTTATATAATCAACAGACATTCTACTTTTAATAAATGGAATACTGATAATGTAAAAGCTGAAGTAATTTTCTTAACTCATAATGAAGAGAAACATAAGTATAATCTAGCTAATAAACTTCCAGGAGAAGAACTATTATGGGTACCTAAAATACAGGAAGGAAAAGTATCACAGTATGGTGGAAAGAATCTTAGGTATGAGCACAATAGAAAAGCTGATTATATCAAACAGTTTGTTAAAATGCATGATGAGATAATACCTTGGAATACAATCCGTTATATTTTTTAACCTTTAAATCAGAATAGAATGAAACAGAAATTTTTATTTATTAAAATGCTTTGGATGGTCATTAGAAACAAAGAAAATGGATGGATGTTTTTTAGAATGACAGAACAACAACAAAAGGACTTTTTAAATGATGTTCAAGATGTAGATATTACATTTAGATATATTGGAATGGATAAAAAAGTTGTTGAAAAAATAGTAAACAGATTAGAAACCTTTAAATCAGAATAGAATGATAGTTTACAAATGTAATCAGTGTAGTATACTTAATGAAAAACAAACAAAGTGCTTGAGAAATGAGAATGATGTACCAGATAATTGGATAACAATGGACTTGAATTATTATAATAATAATCAAGACACTGATACTTCAGTTAAACTTATGACATCTGTATCAAGACTAAAGCATTTTTGTTCTAAAAAATGTTTCTTAGATTACTTTTTCCATCCTGATGAAGTTATGGCTAAAGCAAGAAAGAGTAGAAAAAATTAACCTTTAAATCAGAATAGAATGGCAATGGCAAAAAGATATTTTGACTCCGAAACTTACAACAAGTTAGGACAACCAGACTTAGGTGCAAAAATGTATTTTATAAGAAACGGCAAAAAAGTATGGGGAACTGTTTCTTCAGTACATTTTACAGGAGAAAAGTCAAAACACAAAGGAAAAATAGAATTAGGAATTTCACCCTTTAAATCAGAATAGAATGTATGACACTTAGAGAAACAGAATTAATAGGTAAAAAGCTTGTAAAGTATGGATTTCATAGATCTAAGGTTAATCATCATGTTTATACATTTATTTCAAAGGAAGTAAATGTGAGTCTTGAATTTAAACTCTACATCAGTTATATCTGGGTAGTAAACTTTACACATGATCTTGAGTATCATACTAGAGTTAACTTTGTAGAGCATACTGAAGTATTTACTCCAGAATGGTTGATAGATGAACACAATAAACTAAAAGCAATATTTAAATTTTTAGTATCATGATAAAAGTGTTTAGAGACAAGAAGATCACAAGTTTGATTGAAAATATATGCCATGAACATCATATGGTATGTAAAGTAGAAGACAGTAATATGGGGTATCTGTGGTATATGTACACACATGGTACAAAGAAAGGAGAATTTAGGCCGTTTATCTTTTTATCTGAAGTAAATTTATTGGTAAAAACCGGATATATTACTCAAATAGAAAAAGAAAATCTTATTGGAATGCTAAGCAGTAATGATGAAGATAATTCTTATCTTACTGGATATTCTATAATTACTTTAAGAGACAAAAGAATAAAAGAAATGGGACTATGGACTCTTGATAATGAAAAATATAGTGAAATTGACTATATTAGAGATATTATTAACACTGAAACATTTATTGGGCAATGGCAGAAATAATTTTAAAGTTTGATTCTGTAGAAGAAGCAGATGATGCAAGAAATGCATTAGATGGTCACAAATGGAAAATGGCTTTGTTTGATGTTGATCAACATTTAAGAAATGAAACCAAGTATAATGAGAAACTTTCTCCTGAGTTATATGAATCTTATGAAAGTTTAAGAGATAAAATTCGAGAGATTTTATCTGATTATGAATTACAATTTAATTACTAATGGAATGTATTAAATGTGGAGCTCCTGCTACCAAAAGGTATAGTCCTGATTTGGATATTAAAGGGATTGGAATGTGTGATGAACATGAAGAAGAAATAAAACTTGATTTGCTTGTCACACAGTTTGATCCAAAAGGTTGGAAGAAATTTGAGAAAAAATATTTACCTAAAAAAGATAAATAATGGAATTTGTAATTGGAGCAATTATAGTAGTTATAATTGTAGGTTTAATAATTTATAGTTTAAGAGATGAAGGGTATCATAACTGGGATGATTGATTGCATGTGTGTAATCATCATTAGTATTATTTATAAAAATTTAGATTAAGATGACTGAAGAAGAATTAATAGATCTTGGCTTTGAGAAAATAGATATACTTGATTCTGATAGCCAAAATGGATATGATTATTACTATTATAATAAAGAGCTATGTTCAGGAGTACTTTTACATAGTACGGATAATATTGATGTTATAGATAATAAATGGTCATTAAAATCATTTGATATACCAGCATTAAATATTACAGAAAGAATTCATTATGAGCAGTTTTTAGAAATTATGGGTAATATAACTTGTTAGTATGTTTAGTGGTAAATTCATAAAGAAAAATGGTAAACTTGTCTACGGAAATTCTAAAGATAAAACAGCATATGATATTTTTATTGAAAAAATTCCTGAAGGACAAATAGTAGACATGTATATTGATGTGGTAGGCTTAGACCACAGTAAAGCACAACTTGCAAAAGTACATGCTTGTATAAGAGAACTAGCCAAAGAATCTGGTTACACCTTTGATGAGATGAAATGTCTTGTAAAAGATCAATCAGGTTTAGCCTATAAAGAAGGTTTAATGATAACTTACAAATCTTTTGCTGATTGCAGTAAAGATGAATTAATGTTAGCTATTGAAGCTTGTATACAGATAGGTAAAGAACAATTTAATATTAATCTTGGATAGGAGATTCATAACCTTCATCTCCAGGAGCTAATATTTCTTTTTCTTCTACTTTTCCTTGTAGTTTAGATGATCTTTCAATTTCAGCAACTAATAATGATAGAGTGTAAAATAATCTTTGAAAATCAGACATTTCATGATATGTTTTGTCTTTTAATTCTTCTAGATTTTCAGCATCTTTACCTTTGTCCATATTCTCTTTGAACAAATATGCTAGAGAGGCTTTACACATTGCATAATAGTTCTTGTTAACTTGGATCTCTACAAGAGCATCATCTTTAATTTCCATTATTTTAACCGGCATACTATAATTTTTAAACAAAAATAAAGAAAAAAATGAATTTAGAAGAAATTAAACAAAAAATGTTTGACAAACTTGAACCCAGTGGTTGGGGTAGAGTTCTTAAATCTTTTATATTTAGTAGTGAGTTTGATGATATTCTAACAAGGCTTTATACACTAAGTCAAGAGGATAAAAGATTTACTCCAACACTAAAACAAGTATTTAGGGCATTTGAGGAATGTCCATATGATAAACTACAAGTAGTTATGATTGGTCAAGATCCCTATCCACAGTTGGGTGTAGCAGATGGTATATCATTTAGTTGTAGTAATACAGGTCAATTACAACCCAGTTTAAGATTTATATTAGATGAAGTAAACAGAACTGTTTACAGAGGTCATCCAGGATCTTTAGATGTGGACCTAAAAAGATGGGCAAATCAAGGAGTTCTTATGTTTAATACAGCTCTTACAGTTGAAGTAGGTAAAATTGGTAGTCATTATGATATATGGAAACCTTTTACTGCATATTTATTAGACTGGTTAAATAATTATAATCCAGGACTTGTTTATGTTTATATGGGTAAGAAAGCTGAAGAATGGTCTTCTCTTACTGATGATGATAATAACACTAAGTTTATGGTAAAACATCCAGCAAGTGCAGCTTATAATGGTTCTAAATGGGATTCAGACAATGTATTTATAAAAATACAAAACTATAAACATATAACTTGGTAATATGGAGGAATTATTTCAAAAGTTAGTTAGGGAAAATCTAACACCTAATAGTTTTTATGTATTATTTAGTATTGCAAAAAATATTAAACCACACACATTTGTCAATTCTAATCTAGAAATTACAAGATTAAAACAGGCAGGATGGTTAACAGAAAATTTGCAAATTACTGATAAAAGTATTATCTTTATAGAAGAAATAAATGGGTTTTTTAAGAAAAGTAAAAAGAAAAGTTCTCAAATCATTATGGGAACTGATTTCTTAAAAAATATTGAACAATATAACCTAATATTTCCAAACATAAAACTTCCTAGCGGTAAATATGCAAGATCTAATGTAAAGAACTTAGAGAATGCATTTAGATGGTTTTTTGATAATTATGATTATGATTGGGATACAATATTTAGTGCATCTAAAAAGTATATAAGAGAATATGCTGATAATCAATATAATTATATGAGAACCTCACAGTATTTTATTAGGAAACAAGAAGATGGAAGACAGTTTATGTCAGAATTAGCAAACTATTGTGAGATTATCTTAAACAAACCTGTAGATGATACACCAAAATTTAAAGAAAGATACCTATGAGAAAAATGGAAGCTCAGTTTTTATTAGTCTTAATTGCACTAATAAATACAACACTGGCCTTTTTAATTGTTGATGCAAGTATAGTACATATTACTATATGGCAATTCCTAATTATTGAATTCTTAATAACAGCTGGTCACTTTATTTATAATATAATAAAGAAGAAACTATTACTTAACTATTTTAACAATAAGTAATATGTATCAAAAACCAACAAAACAAGTTGTTCCTTTAAAGAGAACATCTGAGAAAGAATCTATTAAAAAAGCAATAAATAAAATTATTGCAATCAGTAAAGGAGAAATAAAAACATTAAAAACTGCATGGCCACAATTTAATAATGCATTTGTAAATGGCTTAGAATGGCGAACTATTACTGTCATTGGAGCAAGACCTGGTGTAGGTAAAACCTTTTTCATGGAGCAGATGACTTCAGATATCATTGAACTCAACAAAGATCAAGATTTTAGAATATTAAAATTCCAACTTGAGATGGTTGATGAAACAGATGGTGCAAGGAAGTTATCAGTAAAATCAGGAATGTCCTATGAAAAACTTATGAGCAAGGGTAAACCTATTGACAAAGAGGATATCCACAAATTGATTGATATATATGAAAGTATTGAAGGTAAAGGTAAAACTAATATGATCTATGATCCATGCACAGTAGATGAAATGAAAGTTACCATACAAGATGAATGTGAAGATTTTAAGAAAATCATAGAAGATGAAAATGGAAATCAGAAAGAAGTATATACTAATATACTTGTATGTATTGACCATTCTAATTTATTGAGAAAAGATCAGTCACAAAAAGACAAATTTGAAATGCTAAGTGACTTAGGTGAGGCAATGACAGAAATGAAAAAAAGGTTTCCTGTTTCTTTTTTGATTTTAAGTCAGCTTAACAGAAGTATTGAATCTCCAGAAAGAAATAAACCAGGTACCTATGGTAATTATATCTTGGACTCTGATATCTATGGTTCGGATGCTCTTTTACAGCATGCTGATGTTGTAATTGGAATCAATAGACCTTATGATAAAAGATTAAGTTCCTATGGTCCTGACAAATTAATTATTGAAGATGAAGAAACATTAGTATTTCACTTTTTAAAATCCAGAAATGGTTTAACCGGTATTCAGTTTTATAGACTTAACAGAGATACTATGAGATTGGAAGAGGCACCAACTCCTGGAAGAAGACAAGAAGATTAATTTTTAAATTTAAAAACAAATGAGAGAAGCACCAAATTTGAGAAATGAAAAACAAAATGAGTATTACCTTTATCACAAAGGAACATTAGACAGAGCTGGAATAGCACAAAGTGAGTTTACAATTAAAACAGCTTTTAGATCTAATATCAGTCCGTTGCCAGGTAAAAATATTCAATTGTTTGATGGAGAACTTAAGAAAAATAAAGATCTTTATATTGAGCTCTTTGAAAAAGTAAAAGATGATAATGAAGTTGTTGTAGATTATACTCCGTATGATAACAACAGACCTTTATTTATCTACAAAGCAAATCCACATTATAAAACTGAATATCCTATTAAAACAGGTGGAGATGTTGGTAAAGAATATGATTCATATCTTGTTAATTTATCTGAGTTAAAAGTATTGTGGAAAGGTAAAACAATGACTTATGCTGAATATGAAAAAGCTAAAGAACAAGCTTTACCTCCTGCAAAAGAACAAAATGGAGTTAATGATCTTTATTATTTTCCAAACTTTGAAGAAGAGTTTCCTTCTTTAAAAGAAGATTCAGATAATGATAATCAAGAGAATTTAACTTTATCTAATATCTCTTTAAGAGATTTTGCAGCAATCATGCTAGTAAAACCTGTAAGTGATAAACAATGGTTAAATGATCTTATTAAACAAGCAAAAAGTGAAATATGAGTATTGTACTCCCAACTAAAAAAGTTGCGGCTAACAGAGTAAATCCTAAAAGAATATTGATTTATTCTAAGCCCAAAACAGGTAAAACCACTGCATTTGCAGGACTTGAAGACAATCTAATTATAGATCTTGAGAATGGTTCTGATTATGTAGAAGCTCTTAAAGTTAAAGTAAATAATCTATCTGAACTAAGAGAAGTAGGTCAGGCAATTAAGGCTGCTGGATTTCCATACAAATATGTTACTATTGATACTGTAACTGCATTAGAAGATATGATCATGCCATTAGCTGTCAATCTTTATCAGGATACAACAATGGGTAAAAACTTTGATGGAGATAGTGTTCTTACATTAGCAAATGGAGCTGGTTATTTATATATTAGAAAAGCATTTTTCCAAATTCTAGAATTTATTGATAAATTCGCACCCACCATTATTCTATCTGGTCACATTAAAGACAAGGTAGTTGATGATAAGGGAGAAATGGTTATGTCTGCTAATATAGATTTAACTGGTAAAATCAAATCTTTAATATGTGCAAATGCAGATGCTATTGGTTATATGTACAGAAAAGGTAATGAAACTATTTTGTCTTTTAGGACAAATGAAGAAGTTACTTGTGGTGCAAGACCAGAGCATCTAAGAAACAAAGAAATAGTAATTTCTGAAATGAAAGAAGGTGTTTTAAAAACATCATGGGATGAAGTGTTTATTTAATAATTAAAAATCAAAAAAAATGGGATTAAGTACATTAGACTTAGAAAGTAAAGGTAGTGGTGAAGGTAGAAAACTTCCAAAAAAAATTCAACCAGGAAACCATAGAGTAAAATTGCACAAGCTTGAGTTAGAGCAATATACCTATATTGAAAATGCTTATTATTTATTATTACATCTAGAAACTGAAGCTTTAGAAGGTTTTGAAGGTTTTTATATTGATAATGATCAAGAGAAAGGTAGATATGATGGCCAAATTGGTAAAGTAAAAGGTAGTTTTTATGCATTTGCAGATGGTTTTACTAAAAGAGGTACACCAATTCAAAGAGATAAAGCAATATTAATTTTCTTGCAAAATCTTTGTAAATCATTGGGTATCAGTGATTGGTTTAAAGAACAAAATGACAAGCATAAAACTATTGAAGAGTTTATTGATGCATTTAATGGAACAGCTCCAATTAAAAATAAATTCTTTGACTGCTGTATAGGTGGTAAAGAGTGGACAAATAAAGAGGGTTACATTGATTATAATTTGTTCTTTCCAAATTCAGCAGATAAGCAATATGCTTTTGGTGAATTGGATGCAGCAAACATCATGAACTTTGATGACAAAACTCATATCATCAAACAAAAAGAAGCTAAAAAAATAGACAAATTTGATTCTGATGATGAAATAAAAACACCAAGAAAATCATCTTCTGATTTCAACCTAGACTAATGGATAGGGGGATCAGAGATGGTCCCCTTATTTTAATTTTGATAGTATGATATCAACTAGGTTAATTACAAGTTTATGGGATGTCCCAAGAGAATGGATATTTGAGTATTATCTCAATATAACTGAAAAGCTTACTGGTGAGTCAATAAAGATTAAATCAATATTTAATCCATCTGACAAAATACCATCTATGATTATTTATTTTGATGGAAGAACTAGTCAGTATAAATTCAAAGACTTTTCTTCAGGTTATCAAGGTGATGCAATAAGACTTGTTGAACTTTTATATAATCTTACAAGAGATAGTGCAAAGGATAAGATTATGTTTGACTATGAAAGTTACATAAGTAAAACAGATTTTAGTGCTTCTACTCCTGTTCTTGCAGCAACAAGATTTAAATTATCTGATTATCAAATAAGACACTGGAATACAAATGATAAAAGTTATTGGACTCCATATAATATTAATTCTAGAATTCTAGAAAATTATAATATATATCCTTTAGAATATTATGAACTAACAAAAGACAAAGGTGACTTTGTTATGGATAGAATAAGAATAGAAAAGGAATTTATCTATGGTTATTTTAAAGAAGATGGTAGTTTATACAAAATTTATCAACCTAAAGTTCCAGCTAAAAAGTTTTTGAAGATATCTGATTATACTCAGGGTCTTGAGCAACTACAATATGATAAAAAGTATTTGATACTTGTAGCATCTCTTAAAGATTTACTATGTTTTAATTTATTAGATATAAATAATATTGAAGCAATTGCTCCAGATGCTGAAAGTACTGTATTACCAAAAGAATTTGTTGAAGATATAAAAATGAAATACAAAAAAGTATTGGTTTTATTTGACAATGATCCTACAGGTAAGAAATACATGCAGAGATATCAAGAGGAATTTGGATTTATACCAATTGAGTTTGAAAATGAAAAAGATATTGCGGATTCAGTTAAAATACATGGTATTGAAGCCACAAGAAATAAATTATTTCCATTATTAAAACAAGCATTATGAGTTGGATCCATCAAGGAAAAGAATTTAATGAAGGTGATATACCTCAAGGAGGTGTAGGATTTATTTATATTATGACTGCTATCATTGATGGTAAGTCTGTTGCATATGTTGGTAAGAAGAATTTCTTTGCTAATATAAAGAAACCTCTTGGTAAAAAAGCTCTAGCCATGTCCACGGACAAGAGACTTAAGAAGTACAAAAGAGAGTTAAAACCAGACTTCATGAACTATTACAGTAGTAATAAAGTTCTAAAGGAAGCTCACAAAGCAGGAGTAGTAATCAAAAGAGAAATCTTATTGATATGTTACTCAGGTATGGAGCTTACATATCAAGAAACCAAACATCAGTTTGTTCACGAAGTACTTGAAAAAGAAGAATTCCTAAATGGAAACATATTAGGTAGATTTTACAAAATTAAATAGTTATGACAGAATTAGAATTAACAAGCCTCTTATTTAAGTTGGCTGATTTAGGTATCACAGGTATTAAAGTAAAATATGATGGTGGAGGAGACTCAGGTGCCATAGAATGGATTGGTTATACAAAAGTTCCATGTGAAACTCCAGAAGATGTAAATGACAATGTAAATGATTGGGACAATGAATATACTTTAACAAATTTAGATGGAGATCTTTATTACCAAATTGAATCATTTGCTGATGAAAAACTTCTTAATGATATAGAAGACTGGTGGAATAATGAAGGTGGCTTTGGAGATTTATGTATATGTGTTCCTTCAGGAAAGTATATTATTAATAATCATGTAAGAGTTACTGAGACTGAAGATTTCTTTCATGATGGAGATTTATTAAGTAAAACAGAAGAAGAATAATGGATAAAGAAAAATTTATTACTGGTAAAAATTTACAAGAAAACATTGATAAATTTATTAGGAGAAAAAGAGGACTTGAAGAAGCTCTTAAATCATGTTTTACATCAGTAACAGTACAATACTCAGCAGGTGCTTTTGGAAGAAAAAGTGAAGTTCCTTTATATGATAAAGAAGGGATAAAAGATCTTATTAAAAAAGAGCTTGATGATGTTATTATAGCTATAACAGATTTAGAGGAAGAATTTAAAAATCTTTAGTATGGCACATCCTTGGCAACATGCAAAATCCTCAGCTAAAAAGTTTGGAGGATCTCCTGTAGATTATTTGGAAATCCATAAATGGTTTGATGAAACTAAAGGATGGATTGGACACAGTATGCATAGAGTATTCAGACACCACAGTGAGGGTATATTTGAATGTGAACAAAGATTTGGTATGACTATTACCAACTCTGACGGTAAAGATGTATATGTAAGATATGTAGGAGAACAACATGTCAAAGAGGATTGCAACAACTATATCCCTACTGCAAAAGAATGGGTAGATATGATTGCAAGTGGTAAACCTGAAAAATGGGCAATAAAAACTTTAAAAATTGAAGACTAATGAGTAAAATGATTTTTGACAAAGAAGAAACAAGAAATTTATTAAATATGTTACAATCCTCTGATAAAGAGAATCATATTGTAGCATTTCAGGCATTGAAGAATGTTGATGTAGATAAATACATAGGAGAGTTACTTGTAATGTATAAATTCTCTGGTGTACAAAGATCTGACTGGTCTGAGGCTGGGAAGAAATTACACAGCAAACTAGTAAGTATAGTTGGAGAAAGTAATCTTACTAGCCCAAGAACTCTAAGTCTTATTACAGGGCATAAAGGTTCTAAGAATTCAGTAGAGTTGTTTATGGAATATTTTGTAAGAGATATGACAAAAATGTTAGAACAAATTGGGTACCCAACAGATAGTTTTGAAATAAACATTAAACTAAAAGACAATGGACAAACAACAGAGTCTAAGTAAAACAGGTAAAGAACTAATGTTGAAGGAGCCCTATTATGGGTTCTTTCTCATTATGTTGAATAAGCTATGGGACAGTAAAAGAGTTCCTACAGCTGGTGTGAGCAAGAATGGTATTAATTATCAGCTTACTATTAATACAGAGTTCTGGGAAAGTCTCAGTGAAGACCACAGATATGGATTATTGAAGCATGAGTTACTACATATTGCTTTTGGACATCTTACTACATTCTTTAAGTTTTCTAACAAGAAACTAGCTAATGTAGCAATGGATATGGAGATAAATCAGTATATAAGTAAACAGTATCTACCAGAAGGTGGTATTGATATAGATAACTATACTGATATAGAACTAGATAGAAAGGCCGGTGCTAGATATTATTATGACAAACTGAATCAACTTCAGGATGAAAAAGATAAGAATGGTACTTGTGGAGACTCTAATATGGATCAACTTCTTGAGAATATAGAGAATGGTGAGATACCTGATCACAGTACTTGGGAAGACTTTGAAGATCTTACAGAAGCAGAACAGAAACTTATAGAGAAACAGTTACAAAAGGTTCTTTCTGATGCTAAAGAGCAGACAGAAAAGAAGAAAGGTAATATTCCTGGGGAGATAGAAGGATTGATCAAAATTGAAGAGATTGTTAAACCTAAATTTGACTGGAGAGGATTCATTAGGAGATTTACTGGTGTTAGTACCAAAGTATTTACTAAGAAGATCAGAAGAAAAGAGAATAGAAGGTTTGATGCTAATCCGGGTCTTAAAGTAAAAATGAGACAACATATGTTGTTAGCTATAGATACTTCAGGTTCTGTAAGTGATGATGAACTTAAAGAGTTTATGAGTGAAATCTACCATATTTATAAATGTGGTGTTGATGTAACTGTAATACAGTGTGATACAAATATCAGATCAATTGAACCTTACAAAGGTAAATTTGAGATGAGTGCATTTGGAAGAGGTGGGACTGAGTTTGATCCTGTCCTAGAGTACTTTAATGAAAACCAAAAGAAATATACAAGCCTGGTGTATTTTACTGACGGTGAATGTTGGACAAGTGTAAGACCTAAAGGAAATGTTCTATGGGTCTTGTCAGAAAGATCCCATATGAATGACAGTTTACCAGGAAAAGTAATTAAATTAGAACTATAAAAAAAAGAGTATGAGTCAAGTACAATTAAATGTTGAAGAGTTAAAGAGTTTTATTAAGCACATGGTTAAAAATAACCAACACATTCAGTCTGAAGGAAAAGTTCCTGTGGCTATTAATATTGAAGGTGATGCTGGTTTGGGTAAAACTTCTGCTATCATGCAGTTGGGTAAAGAATTACAAATGGATGTTGTAAAGCTGAATTTATCTCAGTTAGAAGAATTAGGTGACTTGGTTGGGTTTCCTGTAAAAGAATTTCAAATTAGAAATGCAGAAGGTAAAGAAGGTTGGATTAATGAATCTCAGATAGCTGCAGCTACTGCAAATAAATTCAAAGTTGTGGGCAAGAGAATGTCACATGCTGCTCCTGAATGGATTCAGGGTAAAGGTGAAGGTGGTTTCTTGATTCTTGATGATTATACTAGAGCTGATGCAAGATTTATGCAAGCAACCATGGAGATTCTAGATAGACAGGAATATGTTTCTTGGAAGTTACCAAAGAATTGGCATGTTATCTTGACTACTAATCCAGACAATGGTGATTATAATGTAACTTCTTTAGATGTTGCTCAGAAGACTAGATTTATATCTGTTGAGTTGAAATATGATGCTGATGTATGGGCTAAGTGGGCAGAGAAAGCAAACATAGATGGTAGATGTATTAACTTTATGTTGATGCACCCAGAGTTGGTAACTCAAAGAGTTAATCCAAGATCTATTACTACTTTCTTCAATGCTATTAGTTCTGTACCTAAGTTTGAGGATGATCTTCCATTGATTCAAATGATTGGTGAGGGTTCTGTTGGTGTAGATTTTAGTTCAATGTTTACTATGTTCATCAATAACAAACTTGATAGAATAATTAGTCCTGCAGATATCCTAACTAAAGATGAGCAGTATGTAATGAACTCTCTTACTAATGCAGTTGGTAAAGATGATGATTTCCGTGCTGATATTTCTAGTGTAATTGCAACAAGGGTAATTAACTATTCATTGACTTTGGCTGACAAAGGAAGTATAGGTAAACCTATTATTGACAGGATAGCTAAACTTACTACTGACTGTGAAGCATTTACTAATGACCTTAGATATTACATGGTTAAGGAAATTGTTAATGGTAACAAAGTTAAGTTTAGTTCATTGATGATGAATCAAGACGTGGTGAAGATGGCTGTAAAATAATTAAGGGTTAAAACTTTTTCCCTTTTTTACAAGTCCTATAGCAAATTAAAACAAACATAAGGGGAGGTAATACTCCCCTTTTTAAACTTAAGACAATGAAAAATTATTTGTTTTTTGACATTGAAGTAGTTTCAGATGAGGTCAAGATAACTGTTGAACCACTTTTTGGTTCTCCTGATTCAAGGGCTGATTTACAAGTATCCAATGGAGATTATGTCCCTACAAAAGGAGACAAATTATATTTTTTACCAGGAGTGAATATTCCTAGGGTAAAACTAAAAGATTTAACTATACAATATGGTATTAAATCTGTCAGAGATATAGATATTGCAACACATATATTTGCAGGTACTGCAACAGTTCATAAGATGTGTGACACAAGATGGTTATACAGCATGCCTACAGAAATGTTTAGACAGATTTATGAAACTGTTAGAGACAAAATGGATGATTATTATGTAGAGAATGTAGATACAGCACTTGAATTTTATACTGAGGACAGAGTTTATATGGATTATAGTTCTTCTAGTGAAATTAGAAATGAAAAAGTATTTATTGAAGCTATGAAAAATCCAGAAGTAACTATAGAATTGAGAAGTTCTAATACTTTTTATCAAGTAAGTAATAGCTATGCTGAATATTTTCCTAAGGTATTAAATACTACTATTTTAACAGAGGCTGCATTACTTAAACATATTAATGGTGCAGATGCAGTTATCATAGATTCAGTAATGTTTGATCAATTATCTGACATGTTTAAGAGCTCTGATAATGACAATCATATCTTGGCAATGGAGATAATGGCTAATTCTAACTATATAGATAGCTTACTCTATTTAGAGTTATTGTTTAAAGAGTATCATAATCAAATGTACAACTGTCATACTAAAAAGCATGTTAACTTTAAATCTTTACTTGGATATCTAGGTAAAGATAGTTATATGAATACAGATATAGATGATATAATGAAGTCTTTGATTGACAAGGGTGTTGTTGATACAGATAAGATTGATATTATTATGAAGAAATATGTTCATGAGATTGAATCAACTGGTGGTACTGATTACTTTAAAGTAAAAACTATTACTGTTGATGAAGCAACTCTTGCTTTGTTAAATAAAAACTATGTCTATAAAAATATAGAAGACTTTGTACCAGAGGGTCAAGTTGAAGAAGAGGTTGTTGAATTACATGCTAATTTAGAGGACCTAAATTCAATACCAGGGGTTGCGGGGGTTGCTTTAGGGGTTGAAAGGGTTGAAAGTGACCTTGAAATCTCTGATGATGACATAGAAACTGCATTACTAAGAATTGAGAGAAATGACCTCAAGTCAGAGTTAATAGAGTTAGAACAGTCAAATCCTGTTTCCGAATCTGAATTAAATGAAATTCCAGGGGTCCCAGAAGAACTAACTATTAATCCAACAGAAGAAAAGAATGATACAGACTTTGAATGGTTCTGATGAACTAGAGAGATTTTACAAACAAAAGTTTTATTTTAGTTATAGTGGGTTGAATAAGTTACTTTTTTCACCTGCTTTATTCTACAATCATTATGTGCTCAACCAGAGGGAAGACAGTAAGGATGCTCACCTTGTAGGTGGTAGTGTCCTTCACTGCCTTTTATTTGAGAAAGAGAAATATAATGATAAATTTATATCCCTACCGGGAAAACTACCTAGTGACAATCCTAGAAAAATTATTGATAATATTTTTAGGATACATCTTGGATATGAAAATAATTCCTTAATTTTGGAGGACTACCCACAAGATATACTCACACAACTACTTACAGCAAACCTTTATCAGAATCTTAAAACTGATCAGCAAAGACTTGACAAGATACTTACTGATGAACACAAAGAGTATTTTGAATTCCTTAAAAATAGTCTAGACAAATCAATAGTTGATGAACCTACTTTGGATGGCTGCAAAGCACAGGTTGAAATACTAAAGAGTAATAGTGATGTGAGAACACTATTAGCACTAGATATAACTGAGGAAGACACTCACATTGAGACCTATAATGAGTTGCATATTAAGGTTGACCATGAAAAATTACCCTTTGGTTTACACGGAGTACTTGACAATGTTGTTGTTGATAAAGAGGCAAAGATAATTTTTATCAATGACCTCAAAACAACAGGTAAGTCTATTCAAGATTTTCCTGATGCTGTAGAATATTACAAGTATTGGATACAAGGAGTTATCTATACTATTCTAGCTTCAGATAAATTCTTGAAAGATAAACCGGATGCCAGAGACTGGCAGGTTCAAGTAACTTTTATTGTAATTGACAAATACAATTTAGTTTATCCTTTCCAAGTCTCTGTAGAAACAATGAGTCAATGGAAAAGTGATTTTAAATCTGTATTAGAAATTGCCAAATGGCATTATATACAGAAAAGATATGACCTACCATATGACTTAGCAGTAGGTAATATTAAATTGTAAGTTTATGGTTATTAATGCGCTTTATGGCAAATATTTTCAAAAGTCCAAGATATTTATATATCCGCTCTTGGGCATAAAAAGAGGGGCACCTGCTATTCCAACAGAGACTTATTTGTCTTGGGGAAAAAACTACAGCACCGAGGATATGAAGTTTATATGTGTGTATGAGAATAGAAAAGACATTGAATATTTAAAATTTGAAAAAGATGTTTTATTAACACATACTAGGTTATGTGATTATGTGAAGGCTGATGATAACACTAGTGTATTTACATTTGATTTCTCTGATATGGGGATTGACTGGGATAATATAGTTAGTGGTAATTACAGTAAACTTAATATGAATTTAAAGCGCAAAATTCTTGATTATTTTGACAAACATGGAGGTAACTATGTCTATGTATATAGTTATTTATTTCCAGAAAAATGGTATGACAGATATGCAGAACTATTAGATGTTCCTGTAAGTTTGTTAAGTAGTGTGGGTGAGTTATGTGACAAGCCTGATTTAGAAAAAGAAAATCTACAAATTTCAGTTGCAGACTTGCAGAATTTAGAAATTATAGATTAATTTGTATTTAATTAAAAAACCAACAAATGACACAATCAATGATGCTTGTCCAAGCAACTTGGCAAGAAAAACAAACTTTTAGAATGATTCCTATTAATGATACATGCCCATATGTGGAATGTATTTTTGATCCAGGAACAAAAGTATTTGTAATAATCTCTAAGATTAAAAAAACTACATTGCATATGCTGCCCAAACTAGATGAGTATGGACAGGCAATAGCTGGTACAAAAGGTATGAAACAGGAGAGACACAAAGTAGAAGTGTTTCAAGAATTTTATATTGAAGATACTGAGGCTATGGAAGAATTAATCAAAATGTTTGCAGTTAATGCAAAGTTTGATTATAAGAAGTTTATGGCTGAGCAAGCTTAAACAATACCAAAAAACCAGAAAGAGGGTGGGTACCAAACACCCTCTTTTTTTATTTACTTAAATGGGGGAACAGCTTAACTGAACACAAGTCTTATGGGTGATAGAGAATATGGTCGTTGTGACATATGTAAGTTAAATAATAATTTAACTAGGACTTATTTTCATTTTCCAATTGCATGTCAGTGTTGTGGATCTACTCATCATGAAATGATTAGTCATTGCAGCAAGTGTGAACCAAAAATGCCTAAAATAACAAAAGTAGAACTATCCACAAATAAACTACTTGATCCAATTGCTAATGGTTTATTTAAAAAAGTAATATGAGAACACATTGGGTAATGGACTATGAAACTCTTAGTAATTGTTTCATGGGAGTCTTTGAAGATGTAAAATCTGAACATCAAGAAATTTTTATCATTCATAAAAGTAGAAATGATACTGAAGATTTTGCTAACTTCCTGTATAGAAATGCAACACATGGAGAATGGCATGTTAGTTTTAATGGTTTGGCTTTTGACAGTCAAATAACTGAATATGTTATTAGAAATGCAGACCAACTCAAAATAATGAGTGGTGATGAAGTTGCTAGAAAGCTATATCAAATAGCACAACAAACAATCTCTAATCAGAACCAAGGAAATTTTCCTGAATTTGGACCTAGAGATTTGACAATTAAGCAGTTAGATGTATTTAAACTTAACCACTGGGATAATCCAGCTAAAAGAAGTTCACTAAAGTGGATTCAGTTTAGTATGGATTGGAAGAATATAGTGGACATGCCAATACATCATACTACTGAGATTGAAAATGAGGGACAAATAAACAATATTTTAAAGTATTGTATAAATGATGTCAAGTCAACTAAAGCTATTATGCAATTAAGTAAAAGCCAAATTGATTTGAGAAGAGATCTTACTAATGAATATGAAATTGACTTATATTCTGCATCAGAACCAAGGATATCTAAAGAACTTTTTATGTATTTTCTCAGTAAAAAGACTGGGATTAAAAAAGCACAACTTAGAAAACTTAGAACTTTGCGGGATAAGATTGAAGTCAAACATATAATTCTACCTTATATTCAATTTACTACAGCTCCATTTCAAAAGTTATTAGAAAAATTTAAAGAGGCAGTAATATTTCCTAATGAAACAAAAGGAGGCTTTAAGTATTCTGTAAACTACAAAGGAGTAAAAACAGATTTTGGTCTTGGTGGTGTCCATGGTGCTAGAGAAACTAAAGTTTATGAATCTAATGAAGACATGATAATTATGACTTCAGATGTTGTAAGTTTTTATCCTAATCTAGCTATTAGAAATAAATGGGCTCCTGCACATTTACCTAAACAAGAATTTTGTGAACTGTATGAATGGTTTTTTGAAGAAAGAAAAAAGATCCCAAAGAAAGATCCCAAGAATTATGTATATAAGATTATTCTTAATTCAACTTATGGACTCAGCAATGATGAGAATAGTTTTCTATATGATCCACAGTTTACCATGAGGATTACAATTAATGGTCAGCTAAGTCTTACAATGTTGTATGAAATGATTTGTGAAGAAATTCCAGATGCTGTTCCTTTAATGCAGAATACAGATGGTCTTGAGACTATGATACCTAGAAAGTATGAAGCTAAATATATGGAAATCTGCAAGAGGTGGGAAGAAATGACTAATCTACAGTTAGAACATGATAAGTATACTAAATTAATACTTGGTGATGTCAATAACTATATAGCTATCACTGAAGATGGTAAGTCTAAGTGTAAAGGTAGATTTGAGTTTGCAGACCTTGCACTTCATAAAAACAAAAGTTTTTTAGTTGTACCTAAAGCATTACATGCATATTTTGTAGAAGGGGTTGAACCTGAAACATATATTAGGAATTGCACTGATATATTTGATTTTTGTGGTGGTGTCAAGATTAGAGGAGACTGGAAGTTTTTCCAACATTTTGTAAAAGATGGAGAGTATACAGTAAAAGAACTGCAGCATACTATAAGATATTATATATGTAAGTCTGGTTCTAAAATTATTAAGAAGAATAATTCTGATAATAGAGAAATTCAGGTTGAAGCCGGAAAATGGATGCAACAGGTGCTAAATGCACATGTAAAACTTCCTATAGATGAATATGAAATCAATTATGATTTTTATATTGAAAAAGTAAGAAAAGAAATACAAAGCTTACAACCTATTATAAATCAATTAAGTTTATTTTAAAATGCCAAAGAAAATTTCAAATTGTACAAAGGGACACTTAGTTAGTGTTCCATTACCTAATCATGGTGCTACTTATACTGTTATAAGTCACCAATTTGTTATTGATTATGCCTATACAGCCCTTGCTAATGCAGGGTTTGGTATTGTAGATGAGGAGTACAGATGTACTGCTGATGGGCAAATTGCTCAAGGAATTTATAGATTAAATTATAATTCAGATCCTGAATTAACTATGATGTTTGCATGGACAAACAGTTATAATAAACAAGTAAAGTTTAAATGTGTAGTTGGTGCTTATAGTTTAAAAACTGGTTCTACTATGATTTCTGGTGAAGTTGGTAGTTGGGTTAGAAAACATACAGGTACTGCAGATGCAGAAGTAAAAGCTACTATTGATGATTATGTGGCTAATGCACATATGTATTATAATCAACTTGTTTCTGATAAAGCTGCTATGGAAGTTGTAACATTGAATAAAAGAAAACAGTCTCAGCTATTAGGAGTATTGTTTGCTGAATATGAAATTCTTACTACTGAACAAGCTAGTCTGGTAAGAGATCAAATGAAGAAACCAATACATGTATTTGCTAATACAGATAGTTTGTGGGCATTCTATAATTTTATAACTCATGCACTTCAGTCATCACATCCTAAAACTTGGATGGAAGATCAAAGAATCCTACATTACTTTATAGGAACTATTTGTGATTTTAGTGCACCAGTTCAACAAATAAGTACACCAGTTCCTGTTTTAAGTACACCACCTCAAGAAGATGTAGATCCTAATCAGATTAATTTACTTGATGCTATTGCTCAAGCAGAAGCTGAGGCAGATTTAGAAGCAGATCAAATAGATGAAGACATTAGATATGCTAAAGCAGAAGAAGAAAGTGGTACAAATGGGTCTGATTTTGATATAGATTTGCACCAGTCTGAAGAAGTAGTTGCAGATGTTGTTGAAGACATAGAAGTTCCATTTGATATTGATGAGGATGATGATGCTGTGTTAGATTCATTACTAGTTCCAATAGAAAAACCGGAGCCTGTTGCAACTATAGAAGATTATTTAGCTAGTAAAAATGAAGAGGAAGTTAGTCCTGAAAAAACAGAGGACATTTTTCCCCAAATTGATTTTGTAGTTGATACAGTTGAACTTAATGAAACTACAAAGATGTCTGTAGTAGTTGTTGAAGAACCATTAAACACTTCAGTTGATGATGATTTTAGTTTTGATTTAGATTTTAATGAAACTGAAACAGAAGAAAAAGATAAACAGTCTTTTGATTTTGATTTCTAGGAGCCTTGGCTTATAACACCAAGGGTTAATACTAATTAAGGGAATGCAGAAATGTGTTCCCTTTTTTTTATCTTTACAATATGGAAAAACAATTAAAAGCAGTGGCAGAGTTCCACAAAGCATTTGGTCAAAAAGATGGTAAGTGGCCACAATTATTATCTAATGCAGAGTATGATTTAAGACATACTCTTATGAAAGAAGAAAATGATGAATATCTTGAAGCATGTTATAACAAATCTCTAGTAGAAATTGCAGATGCTCTTGGTGATCAATTATATATTCTATGTGGTACAATTCTTAAACATGGTATGCAACACATTATAGAAGATGTATTTAATGAAATACAGTCTAGTAACATGAGTAAATTAGGTGAAGATGGAAAACCTGTTCTCAGAGAAGATGGAAAGATTCTTAAGGGCCCTGGATATTACCGTCCAGATATCAGTAAGTTTATTAAAGTTGACACAGATGCATCCAGTAACATTTAGAAAAAAGATGATTGAAGCTTACATGGCAGGAGCTGAAGCTATGGCAAGTGGAGATATAGATGAGCCAAATAAAAAAGATGCCAGAGACTGGTATGATAATGAGTATGGTGTCTTAGACACTGAGGAGAAATGTGACTGTTGTGAAGATGATGGAGACTCTTAAATGTTTTCACTGTGGTATTGATAAACCATTAGAGAAATTCAAGGATAATACAAGAAAATATCAGATTAAAAGTGCAAAAGGTAAATGTATTGTATGTAAAGCATGTTCTTTTCATAAAGCATTGAAAACATTATCTGTAGTTAGATATGATTTTGAAGAAAAGAATTTTAAAGTGATAAACTTTAAAAACCAATATGAAGTCTTAGACTTCTATAACAATGAAGGGGGAGAGCTGTAATAGGCTCTCTCCCTTCTTTTTTTTCTTACCTACCTTGGGCCCTATAAGACTTCTTGTAGTTCCTAGACTTCTTTGACTTAGAAGTTTTGGTTTTAGCATGCACCCCTGGACGGGAAACTTTTGGTTTAATGTATGCTTTTACTGTTCCTGTTGTTGCTTTTGCCATTTTATCTTAGATTTTGGAATTGTTCATCACTCTTAATTGCCTGAATAGGGTCATAGTTTTTACCTTTAATACCATACAAACTAAATAAATGATTCCATAGTTTATAATCAAAGGTACCATCTTCATCTTTCATTTGCCAAGGGTAAGGTCCTACTTCAGATTTATAAACTGCTTTTTCATCACCAGTTGCTATGTAGTACAAATCTGCTAATATTTTCAAGTAAAGTTTAACAGTAGGTCCAAATGCTATAGATGTAACATTTCCATACTGTAACCATTCTTGAGGTGAAACAAAGGCAGCATTCTCTCTACGAACTGTTATAAGTTGATATAACATATGGTTTGATAACCAACCAAGTTTTCCAAACTCCTCTTCTCTCTGTCTCATTTTTTCAAATCTATCCTCATCACCTTCATCATATCCATATAAGAACATAGTTGCAAGAGCCATGATCATAAGTAAGACACCTTCAGTAGCTATCTTCCTAAATGCAGCTTTTTCTTCATCAGTCATTATAGGTAAATAAGCCATACCTGTTTTCAAGAATTTCATAGCACCTATAACCCCTGTTACATAGTATCCACGGGTAGTAGTTCCTAAATCCCAATTATATACATGACCCCATCTATTACCTTTAGACATATCAGCTTGAAATCTATTCAAGAACATTTGAGTTGCATACTTCTTATAGAAAGTAAATAATCTAAACAATAAAAACTGATCTGCTTGTGGAGAATCTAATTCTTCCATACCACCATTAGTTCTTTTAACAACACCTTGAATTTTTAATTTCATGTTGTTGAACTTAGAGGCTTTAGAAATAATTATAGTATCTCCCGGTTGAAAACCATCAAGAGTTTTTACTTTATTTTTAGCTTGCAGTTCTTCTACAGTCATGTTATACTTTTTAGCTAAAGATTCAAATGTTTCACCTTCAGCAAAAGTATGTTCAATAGGATTAGGAGACCATTCAGGATCTATCCCATCTTTAAGTTTTAATTTTCTATCTGCATCTAACTCAAATGCATCAATGTAATCTATTTGTTTTGGAGAACCATCTGGTTGTTTTTGTTCTACCTTTTGGAAGTACATCATACCACCAAATATCTGCAGAGATGCTTCAACATCCAAGAATCTTCTTGGGTCATACATCCATGAACCATCAAAGAAATCTTTAATAAAAGTTCTAGAACTTGATTTACCAAAGTCTTGTTTAGTTTTATCAGGAATAGGACTAAAGTTTTCAATTAATTGCATCTTCAATCCTTTAGGGCCCTTTGCATAGATATCTTTTTGCATTTCAATCATAGCAGTAGCAGACCAAGCTCTACCTTTAGCAAATGCCATAGGGTTATAATAGGTAGCTGCAGCAGCTTCAATACTGTTTTGTATAACAGCACCAAACCTGTTTTTCATAGCAGAAACCATATCCATTGCAATAAAGGATCTACTTGCATTCTTCATTAAGAAGTTTGCAGCTTTTGTAAGAATAGGGTTTTCTTGTTCAAATCCTGAATAAGCCTGACCATAGAAAGTTTTATCAATAAAATAATCCATTGCTTGAGCTCTTCTATTTGTATTAGCATTTAATAAAGCTAACTTACCTGTACTCTTATGGATATTCTTACTAAATGTATTTGTTTTTTTAATTGCATTACTTGGATCATTCATTACATCACTAATAGCTTTAGCAAGTGGTTCTTCTTTTATCAATGCATCGTGCTCATTAAGTGAATGCAAGTAAGTATAGAATGCTCTCAATACATCTTGAGATACAGATTCTTTTTTCAATCTATATAAACCTCTCACAGGTATTTTAGTAATTGGTTGACCTTGTAAATCTGTTTCAATTAACATGGCTTCTGAATCAACATTAAATCCAGGTTGTGTTTCTGGATCATCTGCAGACTTAGTAACAAATGATTTCATAAAATCACCTATACCAGATAGTTTACTTCCTAAATCATCTTTTGCTTTACCAGATTGTACAAGTTCAACATTTGTCCACTGTCTAAATCTAGCTAAATCTAAATACAATTTAGAACTTGCCGGCTTACCTTCTTGTACTTTTAAATATTCTTTCTTAATTGCATCAAGTAGTTTAAACTCGGCACCATTTTTATCTAAAGCTTCATACTCAGGATTAATATATTTTTTATCAGTTGCATCTGCTCTAGGTAAGAAGTTACCTTTATTATCTATTTCAACACCAACTTTTAAATTAATATTACCAGTTGATGCATCATAACCAGTTCTCCATTCTTTTTTAATTCTTTGATTATAATATCTACCTGCAGGAACTCCTCTTATAACAATAGGTTCTCCTGTGGCAGCATCTTTAAGAACAGTAGTCTTATAATGTTTTATATCAGACGGTATTACATCTGTCCAAGCTTTAGTTCTATAATACATCATTTCCCAAGCTTTAGTAGTAGGATTATAACCTACTTTTTGGTAATGATTTCTAAGGAACCATTCTCTAAACTTATCATTTTTTGACATTGCATCATACAAATCTGCAGAGTTAACCCATGTATCAGCATTTTCTGTATTTATACTTTCAGATACTTCAGTATCACCAAGTGCTTCATAAAATGCAGCCATGTAATATTCAGTAGGAACTTTACTTGTAAGACCCTGAATTTCTCTGAGTATTTTTTTATACTCTTTCAGTATTAGTGGAGGCATACCAATGTTATTCTTAGTTGCAATAAGAGAGTTATATTCCAACATCTCATCATCAGTAAGAGTTTCACCATTGGCACTTCTTTCATCATAGGTTTTGAGTTTTACTAGATTCTCTTTACTCAAACCACTTCCTGTATCAAACTGATCTTGAAGCTTAACAATCTCTTCTTCTAGATCTTTAATTTTTTCTAATACAGCATTAGTATATTGTAAGGCATTAGTTGTACCATTCTTATCTGTAATAGCATTTGTAAGTCTCCATCTTTCTAGATAAAGATCTCTCATTTTATCTGCCAGGGGGGATTTATACTTATTAGTTATATCTGTAAGTCGTGTAAAAAGATCTTCCTTAGATCTATAATAATCTTCAGAATATGCAATACGGAAGTTTTTATCAATAAACTTCTTCATTTCTGCTTTCCACTCTTCAGGTTTAGCATCTTTGGTTATACCTCTAACTGCTAACTCCTGAACATAATTGTCGTAGTCTCTTTGAACTCTTTCTTCATTCAAACTATACTCATAAAATCTTTTAGATTCATATCTATACTTTCTTCTTACAAGAGTTTTTAGAAGTTCATCACCGGTTTTATTTGTACCATCTGCATTAGTTATCTGATATAATTGCTCATACTCTGCCTTTGCAGCATCTGATTCAGTAAACTCATAAAGGTCATCCATTTCAGTATAAGCCTCGTGTTTGTATTGATTGAGTTTATCCAAACCTGATTGTCTTTCTAAGAATGCTTCTGTAGATAGTGAAGCAGAAACACTAACATCTAATCCTGTGATTGGGTTTCTAACTGTGTTATCTTGTTTCCAAATATTTTGAAGGTCATAGTACTCTTGTTTATACTTACGGTGCATGTACTTTTCTTCAAACTCCCATAGTGCTTGTAGTGCAGATTTAATCTTTTCTTTATCACCACTCTCTCTTGCTTTATCAAAGTTGTGTTGTAATTCAGCTTTATCTCTTCTCCAATTAATAAATTGATCTAAGAAAGTATATAATTCAAACTCAACAAACTCACCATTAGAATCAGTGTAACCAGTCTTATCTGTTTGTAATAACATCTTACCTAGTTGGCCTGTATTATTTGGACTATAACCTACAGCATCTAATAAAGGAACTAGAGTATTAGCAATGTCATTTGCTTGAGATAAACTTTTGTTCTCAGCCTCAGATAATTTAGTCTTCATATATCTTACAAAAGATCCTAAAGGATCATCCATAGATAGATATGGGTTTAACCAAGCCTGAAAGAATGTTAGGTCTTCAGTTTCACCACTTAAATATTTTTCAATAGCATCTCTATTTAATCTTTTAAAGAAGTATTCTTTTAATTCATTAGCCAATACTTGAGCTCTCTTAGGATTAAGAGGATATTTCTTTAAGTCAATGTCATATTTTTTTACATTAGGTAGACTGGTAATTTCTTTTACAAGTTCTTCTGTCAGGGCTTCTGATAGATTATCTGCCTTAGCTATCTGCCTAATTCTTTCAGAAATCTTTCTATCCATTTCTTCTTGCATGAACTCAGTATTATCCACAAATATTTCTGTGACTACATCTGTCTTCAGTTCTTTGATTAAGTCAGAAGCATCATTGATAATATTGATAGTTGATCTAAGTTCTTTTACAAACTCATTGTCCCTACCCCGGCCTAATATTTTTTCTACATCAGTAAGAAACTCTTTCTGCCTCTGAATATACTCACTAAAATATTGTACTTTGGCTATACCAGCAGCAGTAAGATGTCTCTTATTAGTCTGCATTTCTTGCAATATCTGTTCTATTTTTTCTGAGAATATCTTAGCTTCATTTATAGAATTAATAAGTGCAATACCTCTTATTCTAAACTCTTCTTGCTGAGATTCCATGGCATCTAAAATTTCATCTACTGAAATATCAGATAAGTCTGCAGAAACAGTTTGATATCTTTTCAAATGATCTCTGATAGATCTCAATACTTTTTCTCCACCAATTCTACTTAAATCTTCTTTTAGTTTCCAAGGAGCATTTCTTAACTGGGTTAACTGGAAAGTACTTTCTGTATAGGCTCTGTTGATAGCTTCTTGTAATTGTTTAGCAGTGGAGTTTTGTAAAGCACCAAGTAAAGCATCATACTCAGATGCAAAGTCTGCAAAATCAGTATTATCAAACTTAATAGATTCCATTTGAAAGTCTTCAAATAACATCATATCAGTTAGTTCAGAAAGTGTAGTTGTAGTAGTTAATTTTTTAGGACTAACCATCTTAGTCATGCCAGCAAGTATCTTTTTAATAGCATACATTAGCATGTTTATGAACTCCTTAAAGGCACTGTCACTTTTAACTACATTAGATAACTTCTCAGCAGCATCTTTTTCCATTGCTCTAACCAAGGCTTCTTCTTTAAATCTTGAAGTCTCAGGTTGTAATTTACCTTCAGCTACTAATTGATTCACTATATCTTGACCTGTATCACTTTTTAGTAAAGTTTCATATAGATTGTTAAATAGTTTAGGGTTATTTAATGCAATAGCTTTTATAAGGGGATGTGAGAATTCATGAACCATTGTGTTCATAGTAGCTTTACCTTTAACAAAATAAACCTTGTCTCCATAAAAGAAACCTGGTTGATTGTTATAAGGAGTATTGCTATTTTGTAATATCATATTAGCCTCATATTCTGATACCATAACATATGGTATACCAAAGGCTGCCTCATATTTTTGACCTAATGCATTAAATAACTTGTCTGCTCTTTCAGCACTAACTGCTTCTTCATCAATGGCAACAGTTTCATAGAGTGGTCTAGTTTCTCTTGGTAAATATTCTGGTTTTAAATAGTTATTTCCCGGATAGAATTTACCTTTAAAAGCATCTATCTTATGGAACATCATTATGTTTGGTAAAGCTCTTGTACCTCCTTCAAGTTCTGTAAAGAGTCTACCTGGAATATTCATTTCATTATTAGCTTTTTTAGATAAAGCTGCATTAGCCTCTCTAAACTTTACTAATTTACCTTCAGGGATTCTTAAAAATCTATCTAATAAACCATTTGTTTTAAACCAAGCTTTAGTAGATGCCTCAGCTGTTTTAAATTTTTCAGTATCTCTACAATTTTTTGCCATTTTATTTAATTAAAAAGGATATGCACAATTATTTTCTTGATCATCTTCAAAAGGATCAATAAAGTTATCATTAATTTCTGTTTCAGCAGCAGGCGGTGCAGGTAATTTAAACTCAATTTGCCAAGCTTTATCAAGTTTAGGTCTAACCTTTTCATTAAAATAAGATATTGACCAGCCTTCAAGTTGGCTCCAATCAGTTGGTGTTTTACCTGACCCCACTAATTTATGTAGTGGTCTTGTTACTTCTACATCTACAGTACGGCCATCATCAGATTTCCATGTAATAATATCTCCAACTTTGGCTTTTTTCCAGTATTCAATATTATCTGAAGTTTCATATCTTGTAGTAGCTGTTCTTTCACCCGTTAATATGGCATCAAATGTTGTATTAGCTATTACACCAGCTCTTTTATTTTGACCATAAGCATAGGTCATTTGTCCTTCAAACTTTTTAATACCTGGAATTACTGTAGAAACTAATCCTCTTTTACCATTATTATTTTTAGAATCAGCTACTCTAAATGTAAAGTTCATTCTCCAGTTAGATAAATTTAAACCACCATTAAAATATTTATTTACATTAGAGTTAGCAAGATTTATGGTTCCTAAATCTGTCTGACCTGTTACATTAGTTACAGTATGTTGAACAAGTCTAGATTTACCACCAAAACTCATAACATCCCCACTCTTTAAATTAACAACACCATCAGGAATACTATCTGCTGCAGGAGCATAACTTAATTTATCTCTTTTATTGTAAGTAAAATCAGCATCTGCTCCAATAGATACAGATATAATATCTCTATCCATGTTTCTATAATCTTCAGTTATATCTTGATGCCAACCAAGTGTTCTACCTAATGGATATAAGTTAATTAGAACTGTATCATAGTCAGACATATCTTGACCTGTAACTTTTTCTAGTATACTTATAATATTATTTGGTATTGGAGCTATAGTAGTACCATCAAAATTAGTGAGGTAGTAATTATAATTCCATCTTTTTTCTTTACTGTCTCTTCCTCCTAGGTTTTTCTTAATTTGAATGATTCCAGTATTATAATTTCCTGGTCTATCTACACCTTTTCCATTTTTATCAACTACAAATTCAGGACTCCATTCCATTTTACCAGCAGAGGCCATAACATATTGTGCAAAAGGATTATAACCATTCTTTTCTAGAACTGTTTTACCAAATTGAAAGAATTGTTTTTGTTCTTCTTTAGTAAGAACACCTTTTTGTAAGATTAAACCATCTTCAATTTCTTGAGCATTTATTGGTTCAATAGGTTTTCTTTCTCCTGATATTGGTGGATTAGATGGTGGATTTAAATCATTGATATTAAATGTTCCTACAGTATCAAAATCTCCAGAGGCCGGATCATCAAAACTAGTAGGTTTTCCTGCAGCACTTCTATTAGTTGAAATATATACATAGTCAGTAGCTCTTGATACAGCAACATACTTTAATTGTCTTTCAACAGTTTGTGCTTGATCATCGGTAAGTCTTCTTCTATCTTTAATATATCCTACTAATCCTGTTATACTAGGATCATTTATAAATACTTTAGTATAAGTACCACCTTGAGATTTATGAATTGTATGAGCATAACCATAGTCTATTGCTTTTTTAATTTTAGACTTATCAGTTAAACCTTTTACGTCATTCATAAATAATACTTGTTTAGATAAATTAGAAGCTGCTTCAAAATATTTAGCTTTATCTTGTCCATAACCAGCAATCTTACCCATATAGTTTAACTTATGAATAGAATCTGCAAGTTTAGTAGATGCATCATCATTACCTACAATATCTGGTATAAAGACTTCAAATGGTTTTGCTTCTGGATCCAATAGATTTTTAAGAGTTACATTGTATCCAGTAAAATTCAATTCTTCAAAACCGATATTTACAAATTTGTCTCCTTGTTTTTCATAATTAGTTATATAGACTTCTTTATTATCTTTCTTAAGTTGAGTAATCATATAATCTCCAGAGTTATATAATAAAGACTGGCCTGTTTTATAATCTCTACCAAAATTATCATACCCCATAAGAATTTCACCAACTACTAATTGTTCTTGATAGGTTTGAGGATATAATATTTCTCTCGCTACTTTATTTAATCTAGCTACTTCAGGATTTGTTGCAGCTAACATTCTAAAATACAAATAGTTTTCTGAGTCTCTCATTTCATTAAGATTTTCAGCAAGTATTTGATTTTCTCTAGCTGTACTATTTATATATTCAACACCTTTTCCATTAATTTCTGCAGACTGATATGATAAAGAACCTCCAGATCTTAGTGCAGTTGATTCTTTTAGTATAGGATTATCTCCTGTTCTTTCTACTTTAGTTAAAGTAATACTAGATGTGGGATTAGAAAATACTTTTGATGTCAAGCCTCCTTTATTTTGCACAGGACCTAACTGTCCTGGATCACCCATGTATATAACTTTAAGATCATACTTATCTTTTTGCTGACCTAAGAAATCATATAATTCATCAGTAATCATAGAAGATTCATCTACAATAAGTATTTGACCTTTATCAATTTTTCCATTTCTATTATTAGCAAATTGTAAATCTCTTACGTCATAATCCATTCCTTCAAAGTCTACTTCAGGACCAAATCCAAATAAGGAATGGAGAGTTAATACTTTAATTTTAGGATTCTTAAGTTTAGTAACAGCATTTGCTCTATGAGTTGGTGCAGTATATACTATATTAGGTCCAAACCATCCTTTATTCAACCATTTATCAAAGAGAGCCATGATTGAAGTTTTACCAGTTCCTGCATATCCAATCAATGTAATTTCATTATTGAATTTTTTAGGATCATTATAGAATTCTTCAAGTTTTAACAGAGCTGCCTCTTGTTCTTTGTTTAATTTAAAAGGAGTTTCAATCTCATAACCATCAGCAAAAGTAAATGTATTACCTGTTGTTGGATCTGAGTTACCTGTATCATCATTATTTATTTCTTCATCACTTAAAACTATTGGATCAGGTCCAGTACTTTGAGGATCTATATTTGGATTTTGATTAAAGTAAGCTAATAAAATTGCTTTTTTAGCCGGTTTCCCTTTATAGTTTAATACATCTATACCAAGTCCATTCTCTACAACAATATCATACATAGCACCATAGTACTTGTATTTAACTGTTGTACCATCTGATTTTTGTTTAGCCCCAAATGTTTGAGTATATACATCTCTGATGGCTTGTAATGATTTGTCTATTACTTCTTTTGTACTTAGTGTTCTACTTCCTATACCTGCAAAGTTTTTAGTAAGAGTTGGTGTATCAGTTTTTACAAAATTTTTAATTGAATAATCATACTTATACCATCCTTCTTTAGTACCATCAAATACATAAACAGGTTTACCTTCATTAATAGCCATTTGAACAGCATATCCTGTACCACCTTTAACAATAGGGACAGCAGCTATTCTTGTTTCACCAGCTTTATCAGATGCATTTTCACCAGGTTGTTTTATAGTACCTAATGCAAATATGGCATCAGCATTTTTAACTTGTAACCAGTTACGAATAATATAGGCACTTCTTACTGATTTATTTTCAGAATCAGTATACATCATTCTAAAAGCTTTTGTAGCTTTTTGTGCACCTTCATTATAGTCTTTTTGACTAATATGAGTAGGTTCAATACCAGCTGCTTGTAATTTTTTAGAATCTAATGTTTTACTTCCTTTAGCAGCTTCACCTTTTGTATCTACATAATCTAAAGGCTCTCTATAATGTTTATGATTAGTTACCCCAAACTCTCTACCTATTTGATCCCATTCAGTATCAGATAAAGCAGCACCACCCGAATGATTTGTAAAATCTTTAGGATCATTTACAGTTAAAGTAGGAGTTGTTGGTTTAATAGATGGTTGAGCACCTTCAGCTTTAGCCTCAATAACAAATGTATTATTACTTGTTGGCATGCTTGTATAGTTCTTAATTCTTAATTTATCTGCTGTAAGAACATCAACAATATATTCAAGAGTATCTTCATTAAAATAGTATTTAGTGAATAAAGGACTAGCATTATTCATAACACTTAAGTATGAATCTTGAGGTAGTATTTCATTAAAGCCATCAATTGAAGGACCTGAACCATGTTGGTAAGTTGCCATTAATTGAAGCATGTAAAATAATCTACTTATTTTTTCATTATCCTTAGTGTTTGCAATCTTTTGGATTTTTGGATTAGCTAGTTCTCTAATATTCTGAGCATATATATCAGCTTGAGCACCATCAAGTAAACCTTTATCATTTAAAGTTAATACATTAAATTCATTAGAAAAAGCATATAAACTTAATTGGTTTACTACAGGATATTTAGAAAGTTCTGGAAACTGTTGAATAGATTCTAATAACTGATCTGTAAAAGAATATGTACCTCTTCTCAATATTACAGATGGATTATAAGTATTCAATAAAGCAATACTGTTAAGTTCTTCTTTAGTAAATCCTTTATTTTTTAAATACTCTCTTTCTATAACATATCTATAGTAACTTGACTTAGATTCAAATACATCATCACCAACTTGGAATGCTTCAAGGCCTCTTGACTTGTAAGAGTTGTTAGAGCTACTGGTTACTAAGTAGTTTTTATTTTTAAAGTCAGCTTCAATTCTTTTTGGATTAACTCTAATAAGTTTCTTACCATCCTTCTCAGTTACTTCAACATCTGTTTCAAGATTTTCATTAGTAACAACTTCAAAACCTTTGTAAGTATCCGGCACTAAAACAATCTCTCCATTAGAGTTTATATTGTTACTTAAGAAGTTTTGTAGTATAAATGTATTGATGGCATTTTTATACTCTTCAATAAACCTACTAATGTTGTCTGCTCCAAGACCACCATATCTTTCTTTGAGAGCTTCTGTTTTAGTATTGATAGTAGAAACAATCTGATCTAATACTTGCTTGCTATTTCTTAATGAAAACAATGGACTTATTACTTGAGTTATTATATCTTTATCTGCAAGAGCAGCAAGAATGCTGTCATTTCTTAATCTATCAAAAGTAGTTTTATCAACTTTACTGTAATCATTTAAGTATGCAATATTTAGATCTCTTAATAAAACCTCTTGTATAGTTTTAAATGTTTGAGTATCTGGTTTAGATAATCTTTTTACATTACCTAGACCCTTTAAATATTTTTCAATCTCAATAAAATGCAAGAATGCAGCCATTGAAAAATCAGAATATTTATCAGTATCATTTTTAGACTTAACTAATTGTTCAATTTTAGCTTTATCAAAATTACCAAAGCTATCTAAATTATTATCACTTAATTGTACAGCTGAATTGTAAATTTCTTTATTTGAAACTCTTGGTTTACTGTATACTTTATTATTTTGTCTTCTATCTGCTTGCTGATAAAAATTGATTCTCATGACATCATTTGAATCAACATATTGTAAGAAGTCATTAATTTGATCTTTAATCACTTGATCATCAGTTCCTTTGAACTCTTGAGTCATTAATTGTTTTCTACCATTAGGACCTAAACCATAGTAAGCTATTGATGCAGTATCAAAACTATAACCTGAGAATACAGCTTTATCAATAGTTCTTTTCAAGTAAGCATCTATAGCAGGACTTAATACTTCATTAGCTGCATTATATTGAGCAAACTGAGGTTCAGTAGGTGCAATACCCATTAGAGTTGCATATGGACTTTTCAATAGTCTTTGTTTATTTGCATACTCTCTAATAAGAGGAGTAGACACAAACATAACAGCATCTCTCACAGGTACACCAGCTTTTAATAAATACAGTAATACAGGAGATATTTCTAAGTTACCTTGAATATAAAAGATCCACTGATCTTTTTCAACGTCAACCCATCCATTCATACCTTGTGAAAACAAGTCAGCTATTTTATTTACAGCATCAACAGAGTTTACATCTGCTAATGAAATTGTACCATCAGCATTTTTATTATGACGTAATAGTAATCTTGTTCTATAAGTTTCACCATCCTTTATATCTTTATACTTATTGATTTTTGGATCAAATTCACTTTCCTGATAAGTCAATGGCATTTTAGCACCAATAGAATTTAATAAAGGACTAAAAGCATTCTCATTGGCACCAATACCAAGTACTGCTTTACCAATCATGTTACCATTAAACTTATCAATATTATATAAAGGTTCTAATGTAGTAGTAGGACTAATTGCTTTTTTACCTTTTACAATTCTATATTCTTTGAATTTTCTATTTACTGTTTGGAATTTATCATAATCAACTACAACATCAGCTAATTCATCAGCAATATCTTTAAGCATGTAAGTATCATTTGGTCTTACAAGAGTTGCATAATTTTCTGGTAATTCAAGAATAGATCTGATACTAGTGATCAAGTCATTTTCCATTACTTTTTTAGCTTGCTTGATTAAGGCCATTTTATCTTTACTGTCTGCTTCATTAATAGAATCAAGTAAAGCTTTTGCATTTTTATCTGAAGTATAAACATTACCATCTTTATCTATGTTAGGCATGAATGTAGTAAGCTTATCAACGTCATAATCACCCCCTGATTTTGCTACTAGTTCTGTAGGAGGAATAATAATATTACTTGCAGAAGGATCCAAGAACTCCCAAACTTCCATAAACTCCATAGAGTTAAGTCCTTGTACAGGAATCCTAACAGCAGTCATGGTAATAGCTTTACGGTTGTTATCTTTATTTAACCATTCATCTTGTTTGATCAGTTCATTAAGTCTTTCTCTTGTCTTAATTGGTTGACCATCTAAGTCATTTAAGTTTAATAAATTGAAGAAGTCTCCTTGTAAAGCAATAGCAACTTTCATTGCATTTGTTTTACCATCCTCACCAGGATAATAGAAAGGTAGATTATTAGTACCCATATACTTTAATACATCTTCCTTAGATCCTGCTTTAAATTTATTTCCTGCAGTCCATAAACCATTTGTCATGGAACTTGCTACTTGAACTAAAGCTTCTCCTTTTAGTTTTTGTTTAACAAATCTATTTTCAGCAATTGATAATACAGTTCTTTCTATAGTTTGAGCATCAATAAAATTTGATAAGTCATACTTAAGTGAACCATCAGGATTTGTTTTTAATGCATCAAGAAGGTGACTTGGGTAATCTTTTTTAGCTAAATTGTCTTTGATTAATTTTAATAATTTAGCAGGCTTACCAACATATACTCCATTCTCTTTTGTATAACCAATTTCAGTTAATAATTCTTCTTTTAATAATTTAGTATAAGAGTCAACCAATGAAGTGTATCCTTCTACTATATCTTTGTTAGCACCATTTACAAGTTCTCCTTTAATAAATAATCCTTCAAGAATTAATTTTCTTAACTGAGTTGAGAATATAACTTTACCTTTTAATTTACTAGGTACACTGGTTACTTCTTTTAAGTACTCAACATTAATAGTATTTTTAGTAAAGTTTATTTTACTTTTTAATTTTTTATTATCTGAACCGGGCTCATAAATTTTATCTAATTCACCATCAGATGTTACTGCACCTACCTTAGATCCACTACCAAATGTTGCATATTGAATGTTATTCCTTAGCATTTCTTTATGCAATACTTCAAGATCAGAACCCTTTACCCATGATGGAATTAAAGGTACCAAGGCAAACTTATGGAAAGCTGTAACTGGTAAAACTGTACCATTAGCAAAATCTTTTGTTTGTGCTACTAATGGACCAAAGTATTGTAATTTATATGGAGGAAAAAGTTCAATATATTCTGCTGGTGTAATCTCACTTCCTTTAATTACTTTTTGATATAGAACTTCTTGCTGATCTGACCAACGGTTTTGTAATTTTTTTAATGTTCTATATGCATCAACAGTAATATAACCTTGACCATCACCTTCTTTGATTTCATCTGCCGTATATTTAGCAATTTCTTTTGCTACTCTTTCTTCTATAAGTTTTTTAGCTTCTGCTGTTGGAAGTAAAGCATATCTTTTTGCATAATCTTTTTCAAGACCTTTTTTAATTATATCTAAGTATTCACTATCTCTAGTAATATCCTCCATGATGGCGGTATTAAATGTACCATTGTATTCAAAGTTTTGATACTCAGCAGGTAAAGTAGATGCATAAGTACTTTTTGCCCATAAAGCTTTATTATTTATAAATAATTGAGCAGCAGTATCAGTCCTAAATCTTGGACCATTTGAAATCAAACCAGAAGTTCTCTTATGTAATTCTTCTTTAAGATGATTATATTGAGATATGTCACCTAAGAATAATATCTGAGTCTCAACACTATGAATCCAATAATTATACATGAAAGTCTTTGCAAGAACTTTTTCTTTTTCTGACTTAGTCAAATCACCAGGTACTTTATTATATAGTTTAGGATCTACATATTTACCTTCATTTAATCTGTTATAAACATCAGTACTTCTAGTAGTAAAATAACCTTTGATTTGTTTAATCAAACTAGATTTTAAATCAGGATCATTTTTAAGATAGTTTATTAAATCTATACCAGAGTTGTTTATTTTTTCTAATAAGTCTGATTTAGTTTTATCATCAAGTATACCTTCAAATATTGCATACTCTTCTCCAGCTCTCTTACCTGAGTCAGTGACTTTTTGATTATACCCTATATAATTTTTTGCTTTTGGGTTTTCTTTGAATTTATTTATTCTTTCAAGTTCACCTGCAAGATATGGTAGGATAATTCTTTCAATTACTTCAGTCTCTTTATTGTTTGCAGTAAGGAAGTCATCTATATCTGCATATAGATGTTGTTCTTTATTCTTACCCATACCTTTTACATCAATAGGGAAACCTCCACGTAAGATGAATCCAAATGAAGAGGATTTAGAACCTGGTCTTAAAAACTCTAAATAACCTGACTTAAGAAATGTATGAAAATCTTGTAAGAATTTACCCTGGCCATCTAAACTTGTAGTTGATGTTCCTGATAAAAATACATCATTTAATGTAAGCTGTGTACCAGCCACCATAATAATTTCTAAAAATCTGTCAGTTCTTCTTTTATTACTTGGCTCAAATAAAGCTTTCATTATTTGGGACCTGTTAGTAAATGCATTAACTGCAGGGTTAAATGAATTTAATAATCTATACTGTGTTTTTGTCCACATATCAGATTTATTACTTACTTGATTTATTGCATCAGCTATTACTGTTGCTGTGTTATCATCAGTATGTAAATTAACTCTGTTTCTTTCAGGATTTAATACACTAAAATTAGATCCGGTTTTACCGTATTTACTTTGTAATGTAAGCAGTCTATCAACAATAGTCTTTTGTGAAAGCCCATTTTTGTATAAAGAAGAATCTTTCTGACCCAATACATTTTCAGGTATACCACTTCTTAATACCCTCAATGGACTCATTCTAAACTTATTTATTAATTCTCTTCCTTCTTTAGATAAGTTAGGATCTAAACTAGCTTCATGTACTAATTTGATTGTTTCAAATATTCTTGGTATATAATAATACTTTCTATTATTGAAATCTTTTAATTCATCTTTAATAGCAGTAAGATCATCAAAATAGAATCCAATGGATGTAAGAAACTTAAATGCTTTATCTTCATCAAGAATTAAATTTGCACTATTTTTATTTCTAAAATTTTGCAATACAGCATTTAAATTAAGTCTGGATATATTATTATCTTTTTCAATGTATGAATCATTTTTATCTGACCGGAACTTAGCCTCAAATATCTTTAAAGTTTTACTTACATCTATACCAGCATCTGTTACTTCAGTTGAGAATTCTACACCATCATCAAAAGCTAACAATTGAATATATGGTACTTTTGGTCTACTAAAATCAGTAAAGAATGAAGTAGTAATATCAAACTCAGAAGAAGATTGATTTACTTGATTTGGTAAAGGCAACTTATAATCTATTAACTGTTGTAGTTCTGGAGAAAACTTGGCAGCATTTACAAGTGCATCATATATTTTTTGAGGATCTTTTGCACTATTGGTGGCTCTTACAACGGCATTCCATACTGTTCTAAAATCAGCTAATTGTTTATTACCAAATCTATCATATACATTAACATAACCAGTTCCTTTCTTTTCTTTCTTAAAGAGACTTTTTAATATATATACAGTCTCTTTATTAGCCATTTCCTGTAATGTAAACTCTCCAATTTGTTTATCCCCAGTCCTAGTTTCATTAGCTCTTGTAGTATCTAATGATGAGTTTGTACTTGGGTCTTCTTCAAGTAAGATATATTTTTGTTTAATTATATCAAAGGTTGAGTTATTTTCATGATGAGCAATAATAGAATCCCAGTGTTTAAGTGCTGTTTCATAGATTCTAATGTTATCTAATTTAAGTTGTTGCTCTGGAGTAAATAATCTTGCAGCAACTCTATCTTCATTAAATTTAATTGATTGTATTGAAGGTGCCTTTTGTTCGTTAGTAATAGGATCAATTTCAATATAATTTTTAAATTGATCTTCAGCTTCTTGTCTACTATCAACAATTATTATACTTGCTCCTCTTCCTTTTCTATCTTTAATTAAATCATGTTCAAAGTAATCTGCTACAATTTCAATATTGTCTTTGTATAGTTTTCCTTTCTCTCTTTCTCCAAGTTTAGTATCAGCTGTTAGATTTTTAAAACTTTCAACTTGACCTCTTAAGAAAATATATTTATGATCACCTTTTTTACTTCTTATTACAGCAAAGGCATTTGAATCTAATTGATCTAAAGTGGTATAGGTATCAAACTTAGCATCTTTAATAAGAAGTTCTTTTTGCCATTGTTTAATATCTTCTATGAACTTCTTTCTAACCTTATCATAAGCAAGACCTTTATTATAGGAATCAGTTAAGATTTTTACAGTTCCTGATTTTTTATTATAAAATTTAGAACTTTCATCAATGATTTCAGATAGTACAGAATCAATGGTATTTGCAAGAGCTCTACCATCTTGTTCATTCAGTACTTCAACTTTTATATTTTTACCCTTAGAATTCTTTTCTTCTGTTTTTACAACCACTCCTCTATCAAGTTCATCCCATTTTAAATTATCTACGGATGGAGAAAATTTATTTAATACATTATCATTATTGAAATAAAGAGCTTCAAACAATTCATTAACCATTCCTATTTCCATTATATTTGGATCAATGATATCTTTTGGAGATACCTTACCGAATAATTGTTTTAGGAAGTTTAATATTTTTCTAAATAATGTATTTCTAACAGGTTGACTTTTAACAGGTTTAGGATTTCTTGCATACTCTCTAAAGTTTTCTGCTAGTCTTTCTTCTATTTCAAAGAAGGACATATCCTTGTATGCAGGATCTGAATTTCTAAACTCTGTATATAATTTAACTCTTTGTTCATTAGTCATGAATAACTGAGAAAATACGTGCCAAGCTTCATGATAAACATCTACATAGTTCCCACCATTACGGGGATTTAAAGCAATAACTCCAAGTTTACCTGGCTGTAATTTGTAATCAGCATAACCTAAAAGCCATGCTCCTTTAGCAATAAATTTTGCATATACATCAGAGTTAACTAAATCTGCTGCTACACTGAGTTCAATGTATTTATTTAAAAGCTTACCAGAAGATGAATTCTCCCACCAATCTTTTGCATTATTTAATTGCTCTTGAGTAATTCCTGATTGACTCAGCCATGTTTTTCTATCAAGAACAAACCCCGGATCCTCATCAAGTATTCTACCTATACTACCTTTACCAGGTTCAATAGGAGTTATTGGAATATCTTTACTCTCACCTACTTCAGATTGTGTATCTGTTATATCATCAAGTTCTTCTTCTTCTTTAGCTTCCTCTATTGCTTCAGTATTTAATGGTACAGGTTGTCTTGATGGTTCATTATATTCTTTACTACGGAATGAGTCTTGTAAGAATCCAAAGTCATATCTTCTACCTTCAAAATCTCTTACACCTACAATAGTATTAGGATATCCCATACCATCTTGTACTTCAATATCTCTAAGTATTAAACTTATCTCATCTCCAACTTTAGCACTAGTATCTACAACTCTATACAATCTAAAAGTTCCTTCTTGACCTTCAATTGTAATATCAATACTTCTATAATTACCTGTAGGTGTCTGTGTTATCTTTCCTAATTCAGTAACTGTTGCTTTTAAACTTGGATTTTGATCAGGAGAATTTTTTAATATATCTACTAACTCATTATACTTCTTACGTATTTCTGAAGGCTCTCCTTTTATTTCATTCTCATCTTTAATTTGATCAATAGATTCTGAAAATGCATTTGGAATTGCAAAAATCATGTAGCTATTAAACAAAGGAATTGATTTAGATTTTCCTAATACAATTTTAGCATCCATTGTTGGAAGTAATCCTGTTTTATAGGAACCTACACTGAACATATATTCTCCAGGTTTATTTGGATCTTCTATATAATCAAAATAAGTACCGTCTTGCAGTAAACCTTTATCGTATTTAATTTTAGCTGGATAATATCTTCCCACTTCAGGAATACCGTTCTTATCCAATACAATTTTATTATTCTCTTTTTTTAAAGTTCCTTTACCTTTCAAAAGAACTTCAATAATTTTTGCTTCAGCTGCAGGGCCTCCAGTTAAATCAACTTCCAACCATGTATTTGCAGCTTTTGGATTTGTTTTTTTAATTTCTTTAAACTGAGCATTTATATATGTTCTATATAAAAATCTTAATTTTTTTTGGTCAGCATCATACTTTATAAAATGTCTTCTAACATCTTCATCTAATGCGTTATCTAAAAACTGTTGAACAAAGTCCAACTTACTTGTAATACTTAGATCTTTAGAAGTAAGCACCTTAGCTATTTTTGTAGCCAGATCAGTTGATATATCTGGTCTGTCAACTTCAAATACTTCTCCATTAATTTGAACAGCTGATGTATTAGCTTTAAGTGTTCTATCTTCAGTAATATAATCAGTATCTAATAATGTAATTGATTGTAGTATAGCTTCAGCTTGTTCAGGAGTAAAGGATCTTAAGTTATTGATGTTCATAGTTCCTGGTCTAACTCTACCATTTCTAACACCATTACTTACATCAACAAGTGGTAAAAATATTTGTCTATTAGCTGGCATTCCAATTAAGGACTGTCTAAAATCATAATACTCTTTAAACTTTGCTTGTCTTTCTTCTTCAATTTGATTTACAAAATCTGAGAACTTAACACCTTCAGATTTTTCAAACATATCAATGGATTTATAACCCATTTGTTTTACTCTTGCTTGAGCAGTTTGAGCAGAACCAAGGATCATATCCTCTCTACCATATATATCTGTAACTCTATACTCACCACCTTTCTCTAATCTAACATCTCTTAGCATTTGATAAACAGGTTTACCTCCATTTTCTTTAGGAGTAACAACACCTGCTTCATTAAAATAAAGTATCTGACCTTTTTCATTTGTAAGAACAACCATGAATTGTTCAGTAACCGGTTTTACTTCACCTTGATCTTTAGCTTTACCAGATTGAAATGTATTTATTCTTTGTTTAAGATCTTTTGTCTTTTGATATAGTAAGTCTTGAGGAAATGCATTAAGAGACCAAACTCTAAGTTTAACCTTGTTATCATCCATTACTATAGTATCTAAGGCAGTTCCACCAGAAGTTAACTTTCTAAGTCTATCTAGTGTATTATATACAGTAGTTTTAGCAGGATCTACATTCTCTATTGTTTCATCAACTTTTAAATTAGGATCCATTTCTAAAAACTCTTCCCAGGTAGTTGATATAGCATTGTCAACTAAAACTTTTAATCTCTTATCAGTAAATTTTTCTATTGGAGGTTCTTCAGCAATTGGTGGCCCATCATTCTCAACAGGATTATTTAACTCTGCATCTGCAAGTAGTTTTAGAGTAGATGCATCAATTGTCTTACCAAAAAAATTTAATAAAGATTGAACTCCAGAATCTTCATTTCTGAATTCTTTATTTAACTTAAATAGATCATTAATAGCAAAATCTTCAATGAGCTCAGTGCTTTCTTTAAAAGCAATTTGACCAACTAAAAATGGCATCTGTTGCATATAAGATAAGGCAACTTCTTGACCTTGTGCTTTATTTAATTTATCATATAACTGATTCATTAAAACTCTGGCATCATAGGCTTTATTCTCTGCTTGGTATGATTCAATATCTTTATATATAACAGCAGCAAGTTTTAGTAAATGTTCTTTACTAAGAGCACAAGTAATTTTCATTATTCACAAACATTAGTTTCTAATAAATCATTCTCTAAATCATCCATTGATTTATTTTTAATTGAATCTTTAACTGCATCTAAGTCATCTGTAGTAATTGAATTAGCTGCATCTAATGAAGATTTAATTACATTTTTATCTTCTGTAGATAGAACTACTGGTTCTTCTTGTGGGATGTTTGACATGTTATCAAGAGTTGTATTATTAGTTAATTCTTCAAAGGTAAGATTTTCTGTTTCACCTCCCAACACTTTATATACTGTAACTCCATTTTCATTAACAGATTCTATAAAGAGTGAATTTCCTGGTTCTGCAAAAATTTCCTTATTAATAAATATAGCATTTTTTACGATAAATCTATCACCTTTTGAAATATTATTTTCATTATATGTAATAGTTGCTGTATTAGTTTGTAATGCTTCAGTTCTCTGATCAATAAGATCTGATAGTTGATCTAACTCATCTACTGTTAAAGTATAGTCAGTAATTACATCATAGATCTTATTTAATTCAATAAGATCATTAGCAGCTTCTACCATATCTGAAAGAGTTTTAAATCCTTCAGTTTTAACAGCAGGTTGTCCACTAGGGGCTTCTTCTATATCACTAAGACTAAATGATCCTACAGTGTCACCCATATCATCTTTAGCATCTTGGATTTCTTTATTAGTTTCTTCAATTCTAGTTTGAATTCTTTGTTGAGCAGGAGTACCACCTGTTTTTGGTTTAGGTGCATCAGGTGCATTTTTATCAGACAAAGGACTTTCATAAAATGCATCAGCAGCAACTGGTTCTAATAACTCTTGCAAGTATCTTAATTGATCATTATACTTTTTATGGGCAGCAACTAATTCTTCTAATCTATCTCTTTCAACTTGAATGACTTCATCAGTAAACTCAACATCATCCATGGATTTATTAACTTTATCTACAAGAGTGTCAAATTGTTTTTTAAGTTGAGGATATCTATCTAGTGTAGATACATCATTTGGATCTAAAGAATCAATCAATGCTCTAATTTCATCAGCTGATAATTCTTGGAAACCGGTATCTTTTCTGAATCTATCAAGTTTAGTATTATATTTATTAAAGATTTTTAAATACTCTTGAAGATATTCTAATGATTTTCTAATTGCATTTCTTAAGATATTTATTAATTTTTCAATTGTAGATATCTTACGTTTAACCTTAACAATCTTTTGATTAATCTCAGACTTATTAATAAGTCTCATTGATGGATCAGTTTTTAGATTATTGTAATAATTAATCTGATTAGTCAAATCTTTTTTAATCTCTTCAAGTTGTCTTATTTCATCTTGTACTTTTCTAACAGTATTTAAAATAAACTGAGCTTCTTTAAATGTAATTTTACGTGCTTTCTCTTTAGTTTCCTTTTCATACTGACCAGCTCTGGCTTTAATCTTTTCTCCCCTTTTTACTTGTTTAGCAGATTTTAATTTATTAGCTAACTCATACAAACTATTAGCACTATTCATTAATGCTTCAAATTCAAGACCAGCTATTTCAACAGATGAGTCTAACATATTTTGTAAAAAACCAAGAGTATCTTGAAGTTCTCCTAAACTTTTGTCATTTTCAAGAGCTCTACTTTCTAGAATACTTATTCTTCTATTTAATATATCAATGTTTCTTTGTCTGGTTTCTTTTTCAGATTCAGTAAGAGCTTTACTTACTTCATCTAAGACAGCTTTTCCTGTAGCAGATTCAGCATCATCACCCACTTGATTCTCTTGTTCTTGTTGTGCTAATTGAATTAGTTTAAAGTTTATATCAGCTACAAATTCTTGACTGATTGCTAATTCTCTCTCTGTAAGTTCAATACCTCTAGATATTTTATAGGTGATATCATCTAGTCTACTTTGTGATACATTTCTATTATCAACAAAATCTTGAAATTCTTCATCACTTACTTCTTGTAATGGAGTTGTAGCAGGTTCAGCAGGAACAAATTCTTTTCTTGGAATCAATGTATCAACTTTTTCTTGAATTGTTTCATCACCATATGCAGTATTAGGATCTAATACAATTAAATTTTCACCTAACTGTACTGGAGACGTAGCATATTTTGCAGTAAGTATTTTACCTCCAATTGGTAGACCTGTTTTTTCATCTAAGTCAACATTTGGATCTGATTCAATTTCAATAGGTAATAAATAAACTTTTGGCATAATGCCGGTCATGTTATAAAACATGTTTGCATATGCTGTTTGTTGTAATAAATAAGTTTCCTTTTTAGAATAAGGATTAGCGGCATCATGAAAGCCAGACCACTTATCTTTATTACCTGATTTAATATCTACTATAGACACAGCACCTTCTCTATCAACTATTAATAAGTCAATCTCTCCAGCAATTTTAGAATCTTTATCAAATAACTTAATGTTATTAGCATAGATTTTTATTTCACCATTGTCCTGTCTAGTTTTTAATTTAGCAAGTACTGAATTAGGTCCAAAGATTGCATCAAAAGCAGCTTTATCAATCTTAGTTTCATCAAACTGAGCTTCACCTTCATCAAGGAATTTTCTTATTTCAGCATCTAAATAGTTACCTCCTATTCTACTTTCTTCATATGTAAGTTCAGAGATCTGTTCTTTTAAATAATTTTTTAGTTCATCAGCAGATAATTTTTTAGCTTTAGGATCTTCTGGCTCAATAACTTGTTTTAAATTTCTGGCAAGTACTTTATATACATACTTACTCATACCATCTGTACCTATAGGTAATCTTGTTTTAAGAGCTGCTATAAAGTCATCAACTGATTTTCCTTGGCCGATTGTTTTATTGAACTCAGCTAAAACTATATTGATATTCTTATAGTTATATGCATCTTTCTTAAGTGATTCAATAGCAGTGGTAACACGGGTATATAAATCATCATCAATTACATACTTACTATTGTTGCTAGTTTTAGTTATACCATCTTGGAACCTTAAGATCTCTCTATTGATAATATCTTTTACAGTCTCCATTTTTGCGGATCTGTTATTTTTTACTCTGTTAGCTAGATACTTTTCAGCAAGATTTATGTTAAATCTCATCTTTGCTAATCTTTCTATATCAGCTTTATTTCTTTTATCTTCAGGTAAAGCTTCTATATCTTCACTTAACTTGTCAGCTGCTTTAGTCAAAGATCTAATCTTGTTTCTAATTTGAGCATCGGTTAAAGTAGCAAAGTCAATCATTTGACCATTTATCTCAATAACAGGTGCTTCAATCTCACCAGTTGGAGTAGTAGCTTGTTCAGCTAATTTCTTTTTATTGTATCTATCAATTATTTCTTTTGCAATTCTATTTGTTCTAATAAAAGAATCTCTTTCCTCAGCATAAGCATAATCATCTAAATCTACAACTTTCTCCATCAACTCTGGATTATCATCCAGATATTCATTGTAGGCACCAGCTAAAAGTTCTCTTAATTCAACATCCATATCTTCATATGGAGTAGCACTAGTAAAAGGAATAAATCTATTCTGTGCTTCTTCAGCTGCTGTATTAGCAACTTTTTCAGACATCTTATTGATATAATCTATTCTTCTTTGTGCATACCTTTCTTTTATTTCTTTTACAGCCTCTTGATCTTTTGGTTCTAATTTTAATGTATAGATATCTCCATCAAGAAATTGAGCTGTTATAGCATCTAATTCTACCTTGTTACCTTTATCATTATCATAATAAAGTTGATCATCTTTTTTATAAAAGATTTGTTTTTGTTCTTTACCTGCCGCATCTAAATAAGAAACTTCAATGTATTGGTCATTACCTAATTGATCAAATACAGCTTGAATACCAACAAAAGGATCTCCCATTGTATCTAAACTTTTGATTCCTCTTTTTACTTCTATCTGAGGTAATGCATCAATTTCTTTTTGCATTTCTTCATCTAAGAAATCCAAGTTTCTTTCTAAGTCTTCATTTGTAGGATCAGCAACTCCTCTGATTGCAGTAGCAGAGGCTATAACAAATAAAGTTCTAAGTTCTTCATACTCTGGATGACCTTCTCTAATAACTGCTTTTCTAGTATTATCAAAAAATTCTTCAGGGATCATTCTTGGATTTCTCAAGAAATTTATTGCATCTTCCTCAGATATGAATACATTTCTATCAGCTAATGCATTAAGAATAGCATTAAGTTCTATATGAGCAAGTTGTTTATTTACTAGTTTATCATAATGGTCTTGTCTGTTTTCATATAGACGGGACATCCATTCATAATTTCTTTCAACATGTTCAGCAAATTCTTTTGGATTATGGAGTAAGTTTATATAGTCAGCCATAATATTAGACTCTCTTCCAAGTTTATAATGGTCTAATAATAATTCAAATGCTTTATCAGCACCCTCTTCAAAATAAGTACCCTCATTTAAATTAGCTGATGCTCTTAAGAAATTTTTATAAGCAGTTTCTAAATTAGTTTTTGCTTGTAAAGTTGCTTCTTCTGATTTAGGTTCTACTTTTAATTTAGCTAACAAAAATTTCTTAGCCTCTTCTCTAGCATCTTTTTCAGATAAAGCATTACCATCATTATCTTTTATATCTTTTAGTTTTCCTTCAGCTTCAAGATAGTCTAATTGTTCTTCAATATCAAATACTTCATAATTTTGAAAGTAATCATAAGCTTTAATGAACTCATCTAAAGCATCAAGTTTTTTCTGTTTTTTACCTGCCCCTGTTAAATCAAATCTGCTTGCGGTTCCTGAACCTTTTACAGCATCAATTTCAGCCTTTAACATGTCTCTCTCACTTTTCATTTTAGAGACATTAGTAAGCATCTCCATATCCCTTGCAGATAGTGTTTTAGATAAACTTGGATCAGAAGATACAGCATTAACTATGGAAGACATCCTTTCTAAAGAGTCTTTGTATGAACTATTTAAAAAGACTGCATTCCTTTTTGCTAAGTTCCATGCTGAGTTAAATATGGCAGCTCGTTTATATTCATCAGTTCCTTTTTTATAGTCACCTAAATTAATTGGAGATGGATATCTTTTATTGATCTCATTATAAGTTTCTTCAATTTGATTTGCTTTATCTAAAACATTATTAACTCTATCTTTATATTTTTGACCTAAGCCTTTTTCTAACCCAAGATCTTCTTCAATCTCTTCAGCAGTCATATTATTATATTCACCTATGTAGTGCTTAAGCATATCATAGTTACCTGTTTCTAAAAATGCTGTAACAGTATCTACAATAGCTTCATCTGAAGCATCAAGAGCTATTTTTCTTGAACCAAACTTTTTAGCAGAAAAAATTTGATCTTGTGTGGCATAGTTGAAAATTTTTGATTCAAAGAAAGCTTGGGGATCTGAATACATTCTATTCATTGTAGCAGCTACACCTTTAGCATAATTTGATTTAGCTTCAATATATTTATTGTATTCTTCTTTATTAAAGTTTTTATTATATGCTATAGAAGCCCACTCAACAGATTGATTTATTGGAGAAGCAAATAATCCCATTAATGCACCAGAGGCAAATATTTCAAAACCTTCTGATGTAAAAGGATTAAATTTTTTCCATGCTTCAGATATATATTCAGATTTATCCTTAGAGTATTCAGTTGCTGCCCTATTAAATAAATGTGCTCTTAATGCATTTGACTCAAACTTATTTACATAATAATTCTCAAGACCCATTGATAATGTTTCCTGAACATTTTCTTGTAAACCTTCTGCAATGTTTCCTTTAAGATATACTAATGCACCTTTTGCAGATTTTCTAATTGGATCTTTTGCAAAAGATTTTAAAGTTTCTTTAAAACTATATTCAACAAACTCACCTTTGTATTTATTTTTAAGTCCACCTTTTTTTACAACATCTTTATTCTTACGAATAACCATCTTACCAACCTTAGAATCTAAGTTCAATATATCATCAGTCTTGCTTCTTAAGAAGTTTTTAATTCCTCCTTTTGGTCCCATTATATTAGGGAATGTAATTTTATTTGTTCCATATACAAGAGCAACATTCCAAAGTAATGTTTCTTGTCCAGCATCAATTGCTTGTTGTAACATAGCTCTTTGCATCTCATCATCTGGAGTTTCTCCATTCTTCATATAATAATCATTATATAATTTTTCATATGTAGAATTTTGAACTAAACCACCTTCAAGTCTAGCTTCAGATAAAGCCATATTTAGAGCTCTCATGTCTCTATATAAACCACCTGCCGTTTTATTTACAACTTGATAACTTTTAGCTAGTCCTGTAAGGTTATCTAAATTTTTACCAACACCAGCTATAGCATCAATTGTATTGTCTAAAGGGTTAAGAAATTTTACTATGTTATTTGTTCTTACAGCATTCCAAAAACCTCTAGATCCATTAATAGTTCCACCAATTCCTTTAATACTATTATTTAAAACTTTACCATAAGCAGCAGATGATCTAGCTACTGCTTGAGCTCTACTAGCTCTATTAAGATTCATTCCTTTTGAAGCAAAATTTGGTAACTTTCTAGACATAGATATTGTTTTTCCTACAGTACCTAGTTTTCTCATATTATTTGCTGTAGCAGCTACAACACTTGCACCACCAGTTTCAGGAGCTAATAATAGAGCAATACCTTCTTCTGCAATTGCTTCAGTAATTATACCTGCAGTATAACCAAAGTTCATTGCTGTATTATTAAAGAAAGAACCAAAACCACCTGTACTATCTTGACCAATTGCAGCAGCTCTTTCATAAAAGTCTGCCTCTTCAGGATCAGCACTAAAATCACCTGTCATAGCTTTAGCTAAACTTTTTGGTCCTGAAACAAATCCTCTAAAAAACAATGGCCAAAAAGAATTAGTCATCATTCTACTATGTCTCTGCCACCAAGTAGTATTGTCATTATATAATGCTTCATTATTTCTAATTGGAGAGAACCCTAACTCATCAAATTTTTCTTGACCAAAAGCTTGGTATCTTTCCATAAAAGCATCTCCATTAGGAGCATCTTTGTAAGAATAAATTCTACCAAAACTATCTTTTGGCTGTGCATTCCTAGTAGCATTCTGACCTTTCCATTTAGCCATCCATGCCATTGCTCTATCAGAAGCTGATGATTTAACAGGAGATGGTGTCTTACCAGGAACTGTTCCAGTTGCAAGTTGTCTTACATTAGGAGCTTGGTTAACTAATCTGGATTGAGGAGGTAATATATTAACAGCTGGTATATCATACACATTTTTATAATTCTCTAATGTAGGCACATTAATATTATCACCTTCAAAAGGACTTAATCCAATTGGGTCAATAGTAGGTAAATCAACCTTTCCAACATCAGGTCCTAATGGATCTAATGGGTTAAATGGTATTCCAGTATCCTCTGCCATAATTTATTATTCTAATCCGTATTTAATATTTTGATTTTGCAGGTTGATTTGAGCTGACATATCTTCCCAATCTTTTATAATGCCGTCTATATCCTGACCATTTGTAAATGTAGGTTCCCATCCGGAATATTCTTCTAACTTACCTGTTTCTGGATTATACACATTTATTTTAGATTGATATTGATACTGATTACTACCTGAACTTAAGACAGGTGGAACTGTAAAATTAAGCTCATGACCACCTAAAGGATCTACAAAATTTAATTCTTTATTATATTTTAATACAGCTTCTAGAGGTGATGTAAAAGTACCTTCAATAAGAGAGTTCATAATCTTATCACTATCGGCCATAATTGATAATCCATTTTGCAATAATCCATCATACTCATCTTTTGATAAGAATCCTTTTTTTGGATCTGCCTGATTATAATATCCATCTAAGAATTCTTTTGGTAGTCTAATAAAATTACCTGCTCTATTTTTTTCACCTGCTGCAAATAATACACCTCCAATTTCTATTGCTGGTTGAGGTTTTGTAAAGTCATTAAATCTAGTATTGAAATCATTTAATATAGTATATAGCTTTTGCTGTGTTTCTGCCTCTTTAGCATCTTTAATAGCAGATTGTTTAAAACCACCATATGTTAGTATACCATCTTTACCATCAAATGCAATCCCACTATTTAAAATAGTAGACATCATTTCATTATAGTATCTTCTACCATCCCCACCTTTTTGATTAGCTACAACACTATTAGCGGCATTTTGAAATACATTGTTTACTAAACCATTAATAGAAGCAGCAGCAGGACCTGCAGGTATTCCTCCTTTTTGTTGTATTTTATTTACTTGTTGTAAATACTTATTCCATGCTTGATTAGTTGCTTCATCAAAAGTACTTTGTCTACCACCTGTACCAGTAATACCTAATCCAGGTGAGTTTATTGAACTACCATAACTTTGTCCAGTAAATGTTTCTTGAGCTAATTTTGTATATGTTGGATTAGCATCAAGAAATTCTTTTTTAGTTTGAAATATTGATCCTCTTGAATCTGTCATTTTTAAACTATATTCTTTAGCAGCTATCATTTCTTTTTGAGCAGTCATTTGTTGAGCTACTGCTTTATCTGCTTTATCTTTCCATTGAAAATAAACTTTTTCATATTTACCATAATCTTTCAATGGTTTAACATAACCCTGCATTGCTTGTCTTTCCATTTCAAACTCTGGAGAGTATGGGGCATTGGCCGCTAGATAACTATCAACTCTTTCAACTAAACCTGATATATAGGTATCACCATACTTTTTAGATAATGACATTAAATAATCAGCACCTTTTTCTTGAAAACCTTTTTGAATATCCTCAACTTTCATTAAGTCTTTTGTACCTTTACTAACCAGCATTAGATCTTTCATATACTGATTTGCTCCAGCCAAAATACCTCCTTTATTATCCATATAAGCTGACAGACCGCTCATCATTGGATCTTTATCTTTAGCAAGAGCATAATCAGGATTAATAAGTTTAGCTAAATCTCCAGGACCAATTTTATTTTGTAATTTATTTAATGTATTAAAAACAGTATTTAATGCTTGATCTGTTTGAGCCTTTTTTTGAGCATTAGCTAAATTCTGTTTTTCTACATCATATACATTTGCTTTTTTATTATCTGGTATTGGAGTTAAGTTATCATTAGGTATTGTTTTTGTAGTAACCTTTTGATTTGGATTACCAACTACCCTAAAATCTTTTAATGGTTGATTTGTATTAGGGTCAATTATTTTATTACCTTGAGCATCTGTAACTTCATATTCTTCATATACACCATTACCTGTTTCAACTCTCCATTTATCATAGTCAGCTTTTCTTTCTTTTTCAGCTTTGATAGCATCAGCTTGAATTTTAGCAGCAGCTACTTTTTCTCTTGACTGATTAGCCATTTGCTGTGCTTGAATTTTATAAGCACCTGAAGTATGAATCTGTTGCATTTCTTGAGAATGTTTGATCTCAAGAACTTTATATGGATTTTCTTTAATACTTGTTTTAGCATCTCTATAAGCATATATCTGAGCTGCTTCTCCAAAATCTTTCTCCATTAAAGTACTTGCCATACCGGCATCTACTTTATATCTTAAAGTAGCAACATCACTATAAGGGTTAGTCCAACCAGATGATGTAGTTGATGTTGAATTAGAATTGCTAAACATCTCAGATTCCTTTTGTATTCTAGCTAAGACATCATCATTTATCTTTTTGTTATCTTTTAAGTCTTGTAATTTATCTTCAGATCCAACAGGTGCCTTTTTATCATCAATTAATTTTTGTAAATCATTGATTCTTTTATCATAAACATCACTGTTCTTTTGAATACTTTTATATTGAAGGTCTCTTTGTTTCTTAAGTATATTAAAACTATTCTCAAGATACTTCATCTCTGCAGCATTCTTATCTCCATTGAACTCTCCAGCATTACTGAATGCATAATCTTTTCTATTAACATATGCTTGAGTTTTATAAACAGATTGTATACCAGGATCTGATCCCAAGCTTGATTCAAATAATTTTTCTAAAGGTTCAATAAGTTGTTGACCATTCTTCTGGGTAATAATCCATCTTTGATCATCAGTAAACTTTACACTCTCTACAGAAAGACCAGCATCTTTAGCTAACTTAAGAGCTTTCTCCATTGTATTTACATAAGGAGTATAAGAGACTCCGGCCATTCCCATAGCTTCTTCATCTGTAGCTTCTTTAAATTCATCTTTTCTATAGTTTAATTCCTTAAGGCCTGTATCCCAATATTGTTTTCTATCTTCTTCTTTTGCAGAACCTTTTAATGCATTTGCTCTTCCTGTTTCTCTATTGTATGTTTTAGTCCAAGCCATGTCTTTCATCAAATTTTTATCCTCATAAAAAGGTTTAAAAACTTGAGTAGCTTGATTTACATTTTGCTCTAATGAAAGATCAAGTCCAGAAACTCTTTTAAGATTAAATTCAATTTGTTTTAAAAGATCTTCTTTCTTTTTTACATTGTTATCTCTTGTAAGATCAGCATAAAAATATTGACCATAAACTTTATTTAAAGCCTTCCAATTTGAATCATACTGAGACTGCTTAGTTTGCATTAAACTAGCATAGAAATTCAGGTCCGGTTGAAATGGTTGGAACTGAGGAATATAGTCTGTGACACCTTGTAAATACGTTGCCATTTTATTTTTTTATCTTTTGTAAAACTATTAAAATTTTTAAAGTTTAATAAACTTATTATGTTTACATAAACTCTGGCCAAGCCATGTATATGAATCCACCATCTCTAAACATAACCCCACCTTTCTGACCATACATAGCTGCAACAATGTTTGGATCAGGAGCAACTGAATTATCAGATCCTCTTGATTTATACCAATTAGCCATCATTACTCTTTGTACATCAGCATCTAATCCAGAACCTTTAAGTTGTTGTGCATATGCAATTTCATCTTCAGGTTTAATTGGATTAGGATCTTTTTGAGTTGGATTATAATACATTTGACCACCAACAGATGGATCAACTTGATAGTTAGGATACATTTGATTTAATGCATCTGTCTTATATTTATTTGTATCAGCTGTATTTGCAGCTAATGTTTGATTATCTGCCAACTGATTTAATGCATTATCATATTGTTGATTAGCAATTGTAGTACCCATAAAGTCTTTAGTCTCAGCTTCACCTCTTAAAAGATTCTCCTGATTTCTAATACCTGTTTTAGTTTGATCCCACTGATTGGCTATATTAACATTTTGATTATTTATATTAGAACCAATATCTGCAATACCTTGTAAAGTTCCAGCTTGAGAAGCAGCATTTCTGGCAGCAAGTTGTTGAGGTCCTGCAAAAGCTGCATTACCTTCTACTTCTGTAGCAGCTCTTTCACCAAGTGCAGCATACTGTCTAGTAGGATCTAACCAGTAAGGTCTACCTTCTTCAAGATCAACTCTTGCAGACCATGGAAGATATTTCTTTAATCTCATTCTATCCATGAATGCATTCACTGAATTTCTAGTATCTTGAATCCAGTATTTTGCTGGTGGTCTACCTTGAGCCATACCTTTCATTCCTCCAGGACAATCTGGTTCAGTACCATTAGGTCCACAAGGAACTTCTATTTTTTGACCATTCTCATCAAGACAGTAACATTTTTTTACTTCTTCTTCACAAGGACATTTACCATCTTTATCAAGTGGAGTAACTACATCATTACCATCTTTATCTTTACATACACATTCTTTACCCGGACCTTCTTCTTTGTAGAATTCCATTTCTTCATCAACAACCTCACAACCTTTTAAGTAACCAAGAAGACTTTTGTGAGCAATACCTGCAGCAATCATTTGTTCTGCTGTAGCTCCATAATATGAACCACCCTCTGTTTTCATCCAAGCACAAACATCCTCTTGATTATAACCTGCACCACCTCTTACAACAGGACCTCTTTCTGCAAGTGTTTTAACATCAATACCTCCTCTAGAACCTCTACCCCATTCACCACCTCCTAAATCAATCCATCCTGTACCTTCTTTTGATTTGTTATAGGTTCTATTTTTATTTTGAGAAAGACGGTTTTTGTCAAGAGCTGTTCTATTTGGTAAAGGATTACCTTTTTTAGCTTGTGGTAATTGTTTTATTCTTACTGCATGTTTTTGTGCTCCACCAAAGGCATACTCAGGATAAAATCCTCCCATTGACATACCATATTGTGCCATAGGTGCTTGACCCATATCTTCTGGAGTCATTTGGGCTGACATCATCATTTCTCTAGGATCCATTTGTGGTTGACCTTCCATAGGTTGAGGCATAGCTATAGGAGCTCCATTTGGCATTTGAGTTGGCATACCTTCTCCACCTGGCATTGGAGCATCTTGTTGCATTGGTCCTTGTGCCATTTCAGCTTGAGCAGCTTCCTCTTCTTGTGGTATAAAGTCTTCTTCAGAAAGACCATTAGCCTCCATAAATGGTTTAGCTATCATTGGTATACCTTGAGGAAAACCTTTTTTTGCTTCTTGGGCAAGAGCTAATGCACCAAGTTTCATGTTATAATTACGGATCATTAATTCAGCAGTTTTTCTATCTAGATAGTCTGAATCTGGATCTTGTAATATTGATCTATAATGATTTATGTCATACTGTTTAGCTAGCTGTGCAGGAGTATAAGATTTTTGTTTTTGAGCTTTCTTAACTACTTTACCAAACTTTTCAAGTAAGTCAGGATCATTTATTTTCATTTCTCTAAAGTCTGAGAAAATAAATGTATCCTCTGGAAGTTTTAATGGTACACCACCTTGAGCATGTCTTGGTCCTTTAATAGTATAGTGCTCAGGAAAACCATCAAAGTTGATATCTCCTAATACAGTCTCTCCACCTTCAGCTTCTAAGTTAGCTTCTTCTCTAGGTACTTTACCAATAGACTTTTGAGGCTTCATAGATTTATTGCTCATCATAGAGTTAAAATCAGCTCCACCTAAACCGACTATATCATTTTTTAAAGAACCATCAACTTGATAACCCATACGGGCTTCTGGTAATTTTTTAATTTTTACTTTATACTTCATGTTGGTATAATTAAATAAATTCTATTTGACCACCTTGTTCCATAAATCTTTTTACTTCATCAGCAGTCATATATGCTGTACCTCCTACTTGAAGAGCTCCTCCACTTTGAGTTTGACCATACTGTAATTGACCTTGATCTCTTGCAAAGTCTAAACCTGTACTTGATCCTGTAAGTGATGTTTGACCAGTTTTCTTAAATGGATCTCCAGCTACATTACTTGCATAAAGATTGTCAGAAGTTTTATTAGCTAGTTTTTGATTCTTAAGTTTACCAATTTCAAATTGATTTGCTAACCAAGGAACAGTACTACCTAGTTTATTTCCAAAAGCCATCCAAGCTTCTGTATCATATTGTTTAACATCTTTATTTTTGAATTTCATTTTTACATCTTGCTTATCCATCATTTCTTTTTTCAAATCTGCTGGATTCATAGACATAGGATCTTTTTCATTCAATTTTATTCCCTCATAACATTTACTTGTAGGATCTTGCTTATCAGCATCTGTACAATCTTTCAAATACTCATTTTTAAGTTGTTCACCTTGTGGTGCAAATCCAAATGAATTCATATCACTCCACATACTTGATGGTTTTAATCCTGTATCAGGACCCATGTTGTCATATGTACTAATTAAATCTAAATTAGATTTACCTACAAATGCTGGATTCATAGTATAGTCTACAGGATTATTACCGCCTTCTGCAGTTGGTAGATAACCTCCATAAGCCATGTAATCTGGCATATAACCACCATAAGCAAAGCCAGGAAAATTACCTCCAGGAAACTGATTCATAACACCTTGCATTTTTTGTGCATCCTGAAGTCTTTGAATTTCATTCATGAAATTTCTTTCAGCATTTGCTCCTGGACTATTTGAAATATAATTACTAGCAGGCATTTGATTTTTAGCCTCTAATGGAGATGTTCCTACAGTACTTCTAGAAGTATTATAATCTAAATTATTCCCAGATGCAGTACCTTGTATAACATTGGCTCCTTGTTGAGGACTTCCTGGATCTCTAGTATCTCTGGGTTTTGCTTGCAAAGGACTTGAACCTATCATGTTTCTAGTATCTTGATAGTTTAAATTATTACCTGATGCAATATTTTGAATTACATTTGCTCCTTGACTTGGGCTACCAGCATTTACATTTGGTTGTATTGAAGATGTTTGAGATTTATCTTCTATAGTTTCAGTTGATTGATTCAGTTCAGTCTTTGGCATATTCGACCATTTCTGATCTTCCCTCATATATCTTTTTTCTCTTCTTTTATCTCTGTTAGACATGTTGTTCCACTCTTCATCAGTATATTTAAAATAGTCTTGTACAGGATTCTTTTTTGGAGTTTGATTATTAGTTGCACTATCACTTTTATTATCACTTGTATTATTAGCTTGATTATTATTTTGAATTTGAGCATTCTTGTTTGGATCTAGAGTAATATTATTTGCAGTTCTAGGATCAATATATTTACTAAAACTCATTTCATATTCTTTAGGTCTTCCAGATAACCAACCTGACTTAGTAACTTTAAGATTTGTAAGATGTGTTTTATCATCAAAACCAGTAAAAGGCATACCGTTACTAGTTTCCATTCCTTTAAGTTTACTCCAAGTTCCTAAATAGTTAGGTGCCAGATTAGCTGAAAACATTTGATCTAAGAAACCATTAGATCTATAACCTGGGTTATAGTTATAACCAGGATTATATCGTTGACCATAATTATTGTAATAACTACCTTGTTGTTGTTGCATGTTATTACCAAATTGCTTAGTGTACTGAGCCATTCTTTGGTTTACAGCATCATCAATTAATTTTTGTTGTTCTGATTGATTTGTGAATTTATCTTTATTTTGATTATAGTATTCTTGATTTCTTTTTAATACATTTTCATCATAAGCTTTTTTCTCATCATCAGACATTGCTGTCTTTGTTTTATCAATAGTACCATCATCTTTTAAGAATATAGTAGTACCATCTGGCTTAGTTACCCATTGACCACCACCTTCAAATGTTGGCATACCACCATTTCTATACATTCTTCCAAAGTATGGATCAGCTGTATTAATAGTATTTCTATCATCATCAAAAATGTTTTCATCACCACCATATACAAATCTAGTTAAGCCTGATTCTGGATCAGCAAAACCTCCCATTTGATTTAGTGGAGCCTGAATATAATCAGGTACACCGTTATTATCTTTATCTACCACCTTTGTATTATCTACTTTAGGTTGTACTGTACTATCTGGTTGACCCGGATATAGAATTTGATCTATCTCAGTTACATCTGCAACTTTGTTATTATCTTGATCCCATGATGGAGGATTAGGTTCTGCATTTTCATCTGGTCTTTGAACTAAATCCGGAATATTATTATTGTCTTTATCATATGTTTGAGGATCAGCTTTTTTATTAATCTCTCGGATAATCCCCTCTCTTTTTACTTTGGTAGTTTCTACCATACCTTTAACAGTATTCCAATTAGAACCCCAAGAAGTATTCCAACTACCACCACCTACTCCCATATTAGCTCCACCTGGAAGCCCTAGTAGAAGAGTACCATGTCCCCATCCTGGCATAATGCCTTGATTTCCTTGGAATTTAATGTCATATTCTTTAGGTCTTCCTAACCAATTAGTTTTATGTACATTGAGTTCAGAACCTTTAATAGCAGGATCCATATAAATGTTAGGCAGCATTCTAGAAACTTGTCTATGCATTTTTCTATACTCTCTTGGAGAAGGCATTGTCATTCCTTTTTGAGCACTAAACATGGCATTCATAGGATTATCAGTCATATAGTTATTAGCATTTTGCATCATAGCTAAATGATGATAAGGATGTTCAGTATCTGTTAAAGGTTGCTGACCACCATCTTGACCCATTGGCATTTGCATTGGTGCACCTGCTTGTTGCATAGGTGGACCTTGTTGCATCATTTGTTGTTGCTGTTGCCATGCTTGTTCTGCTTTCTCTTTATCTTTAGCAGTTTGAGTAACTCTAGCAAGACCCTCTACAAATTTAGATTTTTTCTTACCTCTATCTAAAGTTAATGTATCTGTCATATCAAATTGCTCAGAAGGATCTTCTTGTTGCATTCCTTCCCTAGCTTTTTTAAGTTCTGACATTACATTTTTAATAAAGCTTCTTTTATTTGTAGCTCCACCATTTGCATAATTAAATGCATTTAAGTCATCTCCTTCAAAGCCTAGGTAATTTGGAATTGATCTATTTACAATATAATCATCTATGGTACCTCCATCTTGGTATTCACCTTGATCATCTCCCATAACCATGTTGTAAACCTCTTCATCAGCTTCTTGATTTATTTGATCTTCAGATTCATCAGCAGCAAGTTCTTGTCCAACACCACTAGGATTATAATAACCATACTGTCCAGCAAGATCTTGTTCTACTTCCTCAGCTGCTTGAGTATAAGCTGTATCTTGTTCACCAGCTTGTTCTTGTGGAGCACCTTGTTGTTGTTCAGCCATCTGCTGTTGTTGATATTGCATGATTGCTTGAACATGTTTAAGTGCAGTATCTTCATCTATTTTAGATTCAATAAGAGTTTGATATACAGCTTGTGGATCTTGTTCTCTTTGTAATATCTCTTGAGCTACATATTCTAAAATCTTTTGATTATAGCCTCCTTCTTGTTGACCACCTCCTTGGGCTTTATTTAAAAACTTTGCTGTTTTATTTAAATACTGACCCTTGCCATCTGGAGCTTTCCGTATTGTTACTAGTTTTTTCATAGGTTATACTATATACTAAATATACTAAATTTTAATTTAATCGTTAAACTTAATAAGTTTATTTGGTTTTAGGTATTAATAATGCACCACCTGTCCAATCTTCATTATTAAATCCTTCCCACTGTTTTGATTTTAATTTACCTTCTGCATTTGCTTTTATCTTAGCACTAAAAGAACCAACATCATGATAACCAAGAGTAAGATCTTCAGGTTTTATATTATATTGCTTTTGAATATTAATACCTTCATTTTCAATTTGATTAAGTGAACCAGCAAAGTCTCTTACAATCGTGTTACCAAATTTATCTTTAAATATAAATACTACTGATCCACCACTGAATCTTGAGTAACCATCTCTATTTTTAAATAATAAATAAGTTCCTTTACCTTCTTTTGTCATGACTTCATTAATACCTTTTTTAAATCCTGATGGAGTTTGTGTTTTAGAAAAGTCAATATTATCAAATGTCATCTGTCTAAGTGGTGTAATAACTTTATCTGATTTAGTAATTTCATTTGGTTTTTTATATTTTAATCTAACATAATCACCGTCCTCATTTGTAAAGGTAGGAACCCAGTCATTATTCTTAAGTGCTCTATCTATAAAAGCTTTATTATATTCATGACTATATGGTTTAGATTTAGAAGCACTAGCATCAAGTAAGAAATGTCCAACACCTATCACATCTGAATATTCATCTGTTGACTTTCTATCTTTTTTAACTGGAGTAGCTAAATATCTAAACCCTTCACTATTATCCCATTGATTTCTATATGAAAGTAAAGTATTATCAGCATCATAAGAATCTTTAACAGTTGATATTTCTTCAAAGAATTTATCAGGTTTTGGTGTTTCAACTACTTTCTTTTTAGATTCTTTAGGTTTTACAACTTCATCTGGAGTATCTATAGCTCCTTCTTTTTCTAATTTTCTTCTTAGTTGTTGTTCTTCTTCTTTTGATAAATCAGCAGGACCAAAAGGATCTATCCAATTATCTTTTGATTCATTCCAATCAAGAACTTTTTTACCAACTCTTTGTCCTGTAGGAGTTTCAAGAAATTCTTCTTTACTAGTTGGTGCATCTTTAACACCTTCTCCAAATATACTTTCTACAATTGGATCTGCTATGTATTCTTCTGCAAGATTTTTAGTACCTTCCCAAGTATCTGAAGCAAGGTCTTTTGTATCTTCCCATGTTTGAGAGCCCCATTCTTTAGCTTTATCCCATATAGATTTATCTTTAACTTCAGGTAAGTTAAGTGGTTTCATTCCTTTACCTTTTTGCTCATTAGTTTTAAATTGAGCAGCCATACTATTATCACCTAATGGTTGTTGTGATTGCTGTCTAGTAAGTGAAGGAGGTGGACCCATCTTCTGACCTTTCTGTATTTGATCTACTATGCCTTTAATATCATATCCGGTCATAGGAGCAGGTTTCTTTTCCTCAACAGGCTTAGCATATTTCTTTAAAGTTTCTAAAGGATCATAATCAAAAATACTTTTCTGATTTAATATATCTAATATACTAGGAGTTTTTTGTGGTCTTTGTTCTGGAACTACGGGTTGTTTTCTTGGTTCATATTTTACACCAGCATTATTTAATGCATCAACTACACTTGGAGTTGGAAGTGGATTAGTAACTTTCTTAACTGTACTTTGAACTTTCTTTTCTACTTTCTTTTCTACAGCTTTAACTTTCTGTGCTTGTTTAGCTTTGGCTACTTTATTTTTTGCGGCTTCTGCTTCAAGATATTTTATAGTGGCTGATCCTGCTTTTTTAGCTAGCTTACCCCAATAAGAATCTCCAATAGCATCAAATATATCATTACCAATTTCTTTAGCTTTTCCAGTTAACCATTCTCTAGCTGCTTTTAATTCAGCATCTTTTTGTGCTTGAGATTTTTGTGTAACAGCCGTTGTAGTTTTTTTAGATTCAGTTTTAAATAATTCTGGAAATCTTGCCTTTAATCCTTCTCTTGTACCTACTCTTTGTTGAACTAATTGATCAAGAGTTTTACCTTGACCTACCATTTGTTCTACCATTTGATCATATCCAGATCTAACATCTTGATATTGTTGAGTAGATAGTTTTGGTTCTCCAAATTCTCCTGACTCAAGTCTTTTGGCTAAAGCTAAATTTTGTTCCACTGAACCATCAGTAAGACCTTTTGCTTTTGCTTCTGACCATGGTGTTCCTGTATATTGATACCAAAGTTGAGAAGGAGTTCCTCCTGATTGCATTGCTGGAACTTTTACTTCTTCAATAATAAAACCTCTTTTTACATAATCTTGTATTTCATCATCAGAAAGTTCCATTTGTATAGAACCACCTTTTTGTTTTGGTAAAGCTAATACAGATCCTAAGCCTTTAATCCATTTTGTATTTTCTACTACGTTCTCAGGAGTCTGAGCTGATTTATTTGCATTGTCATAAAAACTCAATGCATCTTTTCCTTTTTTAATTTGATTAATTTTTTCAAGATCTTTTCCTAAATATTTAGTATAAGGTATTGCAGAATTAACTCCTTTATAAATATCATAAGCTAAAGCTTTTGCTCTATCATCTGAATAACCTTCTTCATACATTTTTTGACCTTGCATTAGTGCATCAGGACCATATTTAGTAGCAAAATCAAAAGCACTTACAGCATTAGAAACATTTCCTAGAGTTAAACCTGGTAAAGCTTCACTACCTACAGCACCTAAAATAGGAGCATTCCATAATGTTTGAACACCAGAATATACAGCAGGAAAGGCTGTTGCTCCAACTACTCCAGCTATCCATTCTTTATCTAACATGTTAACAGCATCAGAAGGAGCACTTTTTGGTACTGGTGCACCAGCATGCCAATCTACATTTGCATTAGTTATATTTATATTATTAGGAGCTAATCCAGGAATTCCATATTTATTATAATTTTTTGCCCCAAATAATGGTAAACTAGATCCTACATTAGGCATTTGAAAAGAAGTCTTGGTAACAGGATTAATAGTAAAATCAGATCTAAAAGATGTATGAGGCATGCTTTGCCCCATTGTATTCATATAACTTCCTTGAACTACTTCAGGTGTAGCTTCATATTGTTGATACTGATTGTATAGGTTACTAAAAGCTACAGGGTCTTCTAAATATTGTTTCTTTTGTTCATCAGTTAAATTCTTTGCATCTAGTACTTTGTTGACAACAGTTCTTTCTTTTTGTTCTTGATTTTTAGTATCTAATATTTTATTTACTAGTACTTTTTTATTTTCACTTTTATCATATGCACTAGTTGTTGGTGCAAATGTTTTAGTAAGTGGATTGTATATTGCTCCAGCAGTTTTCTGTGTGGTCTCAGATGGAGTTAATGTTTTACCATAATCAATACCTTCTTTAAGATCATCCATCTGAGCTTCATACTGCTCATCTCTCTTTTTAAAATAATCACTATACTGATCTTTTAATGAAGGTGCTGTCTCTAATACTTTTTTAGCATCTTCTTGAGCTTTATTAAAAGCCTCTTCAGTATAACTTCCATATCTATTTGTTAATCCTTCCAAGTTACCTTCTCCTTGTTCAACAAGAGATTGTATTGCTTGGTCTTTAGTCATACCAGATTTAATAAGGCCATCAATTTTTTCCTTATTTCTTTTAGCATGAATACCAGAGGCATGTTCATAAATGGGACTAAACTGTTTTTTTATTTCTTCAGGACTACCTAAACCAAAAGTCTTACTTAATACATCTGGGTTAACTCCTTTTTGGTATATTAAATTTGCTATGTCTTTATTAGCAATCATTTCATAATTACCAGACTCTGTTTTTATTGGATAGTATCCTGAACTAGTAAATTTAGTTGGATCAGCATCATAGTCTTCACCTAATACAAGATTTCCTTTTGGTCTTGTTAAACCTTTGTATTCAGCTTCCAAGGGCTTATAGGAAGCCATAGCTTCATCATACCTTGCTTTTTTAAGATAGGCTGCTTGTTCTTCAGGACTCATTTGTTGTATGGCAAACTCTGCTCCTGGTGCAGCAGAACTTGTAGGTAAATCAAAACCTTCTTCTCCTGATTGAACTATTTGTGGATTTGTATCAGCCCACTGTCCAGGTTGAGCAACTTGTTTTTTCTTTCTACCTCCACCTTTTTTATAACTAGGTGGTAAAGCCATAATCCTATACTTTGCCATTATCTAATTTTTTGGAATACAAATCCTTGTTTTTCTAATTTTCTCATAGTAGCTTCATCTACTTCATCACCTAAGTTATATTCAACTTCTCCTCCCTCTTTATATCCACTTGGCATATTTAAGGCTTTTACTATTCTCTCTCTAGTATTTTTTGTAGGATCCGCAATATCTAATAGTCTAAGTCTGTAGTTATCAGATTTGGCTGTTTGAGAAGTTTTTAAATAATCTCCCCAAAATTCGTTAACATCTTTTAAAGTAAATTGACCTCTTTTGCCATAACCTTGCTTTAACATAAATTGTTTTAATTCTGCTAAAAAAGCTTCTTTTTCATTTCCATTACCACCATTTAAAAAATAGTTTTTTGCATCTATTCCATCAGGTCCAAAAAAACCACCATCTGTATGACTAAAAAAAGAACCACTAACTTCATCTGCAGTACTTGGTATAAATTCTTTTGGTTTTACTCTAAAATTATAATGTTGCATATTAAAACCGGGCCCCATTTTTCCTGCTGGTAATATATCAATTTCTGCTAATACTTTATCAACAGGTGTTAAATATGGTATATCCCAAAGTTGACCATCAATTGTTTTTCTTACATATCCCGTTGGTTTAGCTTTGTTCCAATTAATTTGACCAGTTGTATCAAGTTGATCTTTAACAAAAGCTCTTACTTGTGGGTTTGTATGAGATACTTCATGAGCAAGAATTGTTTCTCCTTCATTTGGTAAAAATTTATTACCTAGTTCAACAGCATTGTCTTCATGCCAATTATAGGCAGCATGAGCATTTGATGAGTCATCAAGAGCAGCTTGATAACGGTTCTTAGAACTATCAACTCTTCTAACCATTCTCTCATAATTTGGATCAGCAGGATCCATCTGCATTAAGTCTCTTAACTCATTTTCATATTTAATTTGTAATGCATTAACCTCAGCATGTTTGTTTAGTAGAATAGATTGATCTCTATAGGATATGTCCTCATAAGCTTTTATATAGTCATCATAAGTTAAATCTATATCTGTCATTATAGGTGTGTCAGGTATATAACTTTCATGTTTTCTTAATATTTGACCATTAAATGAAGGTTCAAAATCAAGTGGCCGATTTGTATATGGAATTTTTCCAAAAGGGGCTTCAGTAAATCCAAATGGTATTTCACTAAAACTTTGTGGATCATTCTTATCAAAATATTCAACGTACTTAGCTTTACTGTTTTTTATACCTTCTAATTGATGTTCAAGAGCATCCAACTTATTTTTTTCTCTATTTAGTTTATTCATCCAATCTGGATCATTTGCATCAGGTTTACCCATTATATCCTCATACTGTTTTCTTGCTTTTCCAATATTTTCTTCCAAAGGTTTTATAGCTTCATCATAATTTTTAACACCTTGGTTTACAAATTTTTCTATACCTTCTTTTTTGAAAATTAGTTCTTTTACTTCATCCAAGTTTTCAGGTTTTATACTAGACTCATATGACATTTTTTTAGATTCAGGAAATTCTTTAAACATCTGTTCTACAGCTTTTTTTCCTTCATCTGATTTCATAAACTTTAAACCTTCTTCTTTAATTTTTAAAAATTCATCTTTTAAATATTGAGCTTTAACTGGATCACTTAAAATTTCATCTGCAGTCATATTATAACCTTTATCTGCATATTTAGCTTTAACTTGATCCATAGCTTGTTCCCAAGTTTTTTTTGATTGTGCTACTTTAGCATCATAATTTAATGGATTCTTATTATATAAATTTTTAAGTTTCTCAGCTTCTTTTGTAAGATTCTTACCAAAGCCTGTAGCATCACTACCTTTTGATAACATTCTATAAGTAACAGCTTCTGGTATTGTTGTAACTCCTTTAAAGAAATCTACAGCCCCTAAAAAGTCTAATGTGTTTGTAGCAGTTTGATTTACTGCAGCTCTCCAATCTTCTTTCTTACCACTTTTAACTGCTTTCTCAATTGACCTATATGTTGTTGGTAACTGTGTAGCTCCATATGCCATACCTATTCCTTCAAGAGCTGCTGTATAAGTTAATCCTGGTAATCCTACAGAAGCTGCTCCTGGTAATACATAACTACCACCTGCTGCTATAACTTCTGGTAAGGCAAGTAAGCCAACTGTCTTAAGCATACCTTCTCCAAATTGTTTAGCTCCTTCTTTATAATCACCTTTATTAATTGCTACACTGGCTTCTGCTGCAGATGAAAAAGGATTTATATATTGCAAAGCTTGAGACAATGGACTTTCATCCATTTGAGTTCTTTTAGTATAATAATTATATAAAGGATGAGAAGGATCTCTTAATATTGTATGTCTTCCTGGCATAAAATCTTTGTCCCATATTGCCTCCTCTACTACATTAAATGGATCAGCAGCAAAGCCTCTCCATATTTGACCGACTTTATCCTCATTTGAAAAGTTTGGATCAAAAAAAGGAAGTTTATCATAACTGTCTTTTAACAGTTTATAATCACTTTCATCTTTTTTATTTTGAATATTTTCAATAACCTTACCTAGATCTTGATTATTATTATTTGCTTTAATCAAGTCATCCATGATTAACTCTTTATAATCTTTTCCAGAATTATCTTTTTTATAATAGTTAAAAGCAGCTCCACTATTAATTAAATTTTGTGCAGCTTGATCTATTTGTTCTTTTGCTTTTTGTTCTGTAGTTTGAAATACATCATAATCTTTATATTTACTTTTTTTAGTTAATACAGAAGATGGATCAACCCTTGCTATCTTGGCATCAATTTCTTTTTTATCTTTATAATACTGAGAAGATGCATTATTATATTTTGCTCTTACTTGATTTCTGATAAACTCTTCTCTTTCAGGATCTAACTTACCTGTATTATTTAACATGCCTTTTGACATTATAGCATCCTGAACTGCTTTATCTTCTTCAGCTTTCATTTGAGCTTTCTGCTCTTTTGTAAGATTAGGAGTATTATTTTTTACAAATGTATCTAAAGGAGATTCATAATTAAATGGAGTTACCGGTTTAATTATAAAATTATTTAAAACCTTTTTTTTGCTATCTTGATGTGCAAGTGCATTCTTTTTAGTTTGGTCTGCAACTTGTTGAAATACAGGATCCTTCTTATATGCTCCTGGAGGTTTTTTATTGTTAGCCGTAAGTTTACTTAATTTTGCATCTAATGCTTTATCAGCAGCAATTTGAGCAGCAGTTTTTCCTTTAGATTTGCTACTCATCCCTGCTCCTGAATTAACATCGCCACCCTTTTGAAATTCAGTAGGATCTAATTCTTCTACTATATAACCACCTTCAACATATTGTCTTATTTGATCTGGAGTAAGTTCAGCTTGTATTCCTGCATTTAATGCTCTCTTAGGTGCTAATGCCATTAAAGGATTTGCTTTAGGTCTAGAAGCAGCAAGTTCATTTTGTTGCATGTAATACTCTAAAGGAAAGAGAGGTTCATTCTTTACTTCTTCTTTCTCTACAGGATTAGAAGTAAATGTAATTTTTTCTTCACCTGGTTTTAAATCCCCTGGAGCTAGATCTAATCCTTTTTCTTTAATTAAGGGTTGACCTGAAAATGTAGAGATCTTTGTCTTAACATCTCCTACAGTATAGTATCCTTTTTTGTTTAAATCAAATCCTGCATTCTGTCTATATAGTGCATCTTGACTTATACCCCATATTGCATTACCACTTCCTTTAGCACCAATTACAAAATCATTAGATTTACCTACGGCAGCTGGTAGAAAAGTAAACATGTATAAATCTCCAATATCTTTTGCTTTACCTGCAATAGGTTTATAAAATTTTTCTACATAATCTAATTGTTCTATTGCAGACATATTTCTTAAAGCCTCTGTACTAGTTCCCATAGCTCTAGCTGTAGCTGGCATGAATTGAATTAAACCTGTTGCTCCTGTACTTGGATTAACTGCAGCAGGATTTAGTCCTGATTCATGTTTCATTATTCCAATTAAATCTGCCTTACTTACTTTAAGATTTTTAGCAACCTGTTCTAATTTCTTTTCAAATGCTGGATCTACTCCACCACCTTTCTTATAGTATTTAGCATTAGGATTGTAAATCTTATTTTTTTTAGATTTGGGTTTTTGGAAAAATTCATGCACTGTAAATAGTTCATTAGTAGCTTCCAGACTTCTAGAATATTTTTTAGATTTTAGATTTCTAGTTTTAGGTCTTTTAATTTCAAATCCTTTTTTAGCCTGATCTAATGGTTCTTCTGTAACAACATTTGTATTGAACTGATGAGTACCTGAATAAGGTGGAAGATATTGACCATTAGCAATTAAGGGCATTCCCGTATTAGACATATCTATTGTTCCATCAGGAGTATAGATATCCATTGAAGATTTGTTTCTAAAAGGTGAATCATCTCTATAACCCATTTGAGAATTATAATCAATATCTTTTGGTTTAGAGGGAGCTTTTGCTTTATCTAAATCTTTAATTACCTGACTTAATAGTTTTTTATTATGCATTATCTAGGAGAAAATTGATTTTTACTATTTACAATTTTAAGAATCATATTTACATTTTGTGAATCTCTTCTAACTAAATTTATGAAATTTAAATAATGTCTGAATTTTTTTCTTTGCAGTAATGGTTTATCGTAATCTAAATTAGTTTGATTAAGTAATCTTATATACCCATTTGCTTGAGTTTCCCAAATTCTATTTTGTGTATATGTTCCTTGTAGTACAGTTGTATTTGGTATTAATGGTCCTGTAGGTGGATAACCTGCTCCATTAGGAAATTCTCCACGGTTTCTAGTAACATCCCAAAACTGATTTATTCTATACTTATTTTCTTCTTTTGAAAATAATATTTCATATCCTGGAAATGGAGTTTGTGAAGGATCCACATCTATGGATGTTGTTTGTTTAGGATACTCTAAACTCAATGTAACATTATTTTTTGGAAAAGGATTTAAATGTAAATATCCTGATGCTTGTTCTGAGTTATGTATAATAGCTTGATCAAAATTAAAATCAAGAACATGAAATTGATCTACACAATCTATATCTCTTCTATAACATTCAAGAATATATTCCAAACTTTTTATAGTTGTTACAGATTGTCCGGTAATTACAGGTATCTCAATTTCAAATGGATATTGTACACCATAAAAATTACAGTATGATTGACATGTTGCATCATGTTTCCATACTTCATTTCTTTTAGTTGTAAGATAATTTGTTTTAGTAGTAATATTTAAATCAGGATGCCAATCATGAAATGAAATAAAGAACTGCATCTTAGGATCATAACTAATTGTCCATGAAGCATTTTCAAACAATGCTGGATGACCTAATAGATATCTATTGTTTGGATTTGTAATGAAATAAAAATTATCAGCTACAGAATCATATTCAACTAATGCTTTATCTACTTTTAATTTCCAATCTTTTTTACAAAAGAATAATACAGAATTTTCATTATCATATAATGTCTGACAACCAATACCTGCTACTGGATTATCAACCCATGGGAATTCTGGAAAGTCTTCTAAAAGTTTATATGGTAAAAATAAATTAAACCACCATTTCATTCCGGTTTGTGATATCTCCTTTAGACCATCTCCATATGAAAATACTTTTCCTTGATTTTGTGATATATAATATAATCCTGCAGGAGATGATAGAACTGATAATCTATTCTGTGAAGAACCATATTCAAACGGTTTATCTGCTACTACAATGTTTTGGCCTGGCTGACTAAATAGTCCACCATCCCCAATTGTAATTTTTGTATTAAGATCTGTTGTAAGTACATCCACACCTTGGAATGCCAACGGACTATCATTTTTGAAAGTTATAAAGATTCCACTTTTAGCAAATGATTTTACATTACTAATTTGAGATTTAAACTCCTTATAGTTATTTGCTAAATATATGAACCAACTATCTTTAATTGCTTCATCTTGTTGTGGTAGTGAATATATAATTCTATCTGGATAATATACATAACACAACTCAGCTACTTCAGGATCATAGTATCTACTTTGTAAACTACCTGCAGAAAAATAACTTGTAATTAGTTTGAATATACTTAAAGAGTAATCATATCTATATACATTTGGTCTTGCAATAATCTGAGGATTCATATTAAACATTGCATTCAAATCAGTATATCTATAAGGATCATAATGTTTATCAAATTCTGCATTACTAGCATTTTGTCTGAAGTCTACTATAACATCTGATTCAACAAAGAAATCTCTTACAGCTGAAGTTGATAAATAGAAAAATGATTTTTCTACTTTAAGAAATCCAGGATAACTATTTTCATCATCATTAGTATAATTATATGCATTGACTAAACATCCTGCTCCATGATCAAGATTATAAAATGCTTTTGGTAATGCTCCTTGATTTGGTGTTGGGTTAGTAAAGTTTGTTATGTCTATTAAATTTCCTATGTCATATTTAATATTATTTACCCAAAATCTAGGAAACCCTATCATAGGTCTTTGAAAATAATCATACTCATATCCATCTGGTTGGCCGTATAACCAATCATAGAACATAAACATATTATTTTTTTCAGTAAATCTGTTTATATATGTATCACCATAAAAGAATATTTGAGTTCTTCTTACAGCATCTTTATTGTTAATGGTAACTATAGGATTTAAATTATTACCTAATTTCTGTTCACACGCTGTTATAACTAATTGTTTTACAGAGTTTAATTGACCGTACTGATTTCTTATTCTTACTTTTAAAGCCCCATAGTGACTAGCAATTTTTTTACTAAAGATCTGATTAGTAGTAATATTGCCTCCACATGTAAAATCTAAAAGTCCTAATTGACCTAAAGTTACTAATGATTGATCTAAATTATATAATAAGTCAGGCCCAATATTTTGTCCTACGGGAGTTGTCAAAGGACCACTTGTAGTTCTTAAAACAACATGGTCAGATCTTTTTAAATTATTAATTGAATATCTTATAAAACTACCACCTGATTGATATGCTGGCACATCTGCAATATTATCTTGAATATAAAAAGAATCAGCAAGATTAAATCTTTTGTATCCAGTCATTAGATTAGGAGTAAACCTATCATATAAACCATGACCAATCATTTGCTGAGCATATTGTACATATGGTATAGCGGCATAAATTATATCTAATGCAAGATTAGCACCTTGTGTAAAGTAATATAAAAACTTATTGAATGCACCTAACCCTATATAAATTGAATTCAACCAACTTGGAAGATAATCAGAACCTGTTAAGTCTCTAGATGTTGAAGGTGCTGTAAATGTACCACCTTTTCTACTAAACGCTGTATAATTAAAATCATCAAAAATATTTGCTACACCGGAGTTTCCTTGCACACCTTGTGAGAACATAGTACCTAAACTAAAATAATCTTTTAGATCTTCAAAAAATCCTCCAGTTCCAGATGGATCTCCTGCATCATTTTTAGCATCTACTTTATCTGTATCTGTTGTTTGATTTACACCAGTATTATCATCAGTATCACCACCTCCATCGTTGGTATAAGTTACATTAGCAACTGATGTACCAGAAGTAACACCACTAGCAACAACTAAATTTGTAGTTTCACTACCACTTGCACCACCAGTTCTTGGTTTTATTTTAGGACCAAATTGAGAAGTGTAACTAGCACCAGGTGCATTCAATGTAATCTTACCAATAAGACCAAGTATACCTTCTCCAACACCAACAAGTATTCCAACAAGTGCAGAGGCATTACTTAATAATTTAAACTTTGGATGCTTATCAGGTTCTTGAAAATATTGTTCAGAAAAACCTCTTATGTATCCATCTAGTTTTAATTCAGTAGCATTAAGATATATAAATCTAAACATTGTATCCGGTGAATGAAAAGATACTACATTACTAGGATGTGATTGATTTACTACTTGATCAAAGTCAAGAGGGTTTTGTTTTGGTATTTTAAAGAAAGGATCATTCTCTACATAATTATGATCTGAAGTACTTGCACTTCCATACTGAGTATAGATGGTATTAAATGGATGATTTAAATAAAGACCTTTTTTATTTCCGGCTACTGCTCCTATAATATCATAAGTCTTATAGTTATTCAACATTCCTTTTGCAATAATACTTCTATTACCTTCTCGGGATCCTCTTAAGATTTCATAACCTACAACACCTGGTATAGGATTGCCATCATTATCTAATGGTAATGCAATGTTTTCAAAAAATACTCCTAACAATCTTATGTTTGGTACAACTGTTTTTTGAGCATCAGGACCTATGTCAGGACCTGGTGAAAAATGTACAACTGTAGTATCAGTTGCATTTTCAGGAAACTTATGGTGTCTTATAGGTAAACCACAAAGATCAACATTTACTCCTCCTGTATTAGACCATGGATAAAAACTTGAATTCCATATATCAGGTCTATCATTAGGATAGAATTCTGTAGATTGCCAATAAGCCATATCTCCTACAGATAGTACTCTACCACCATCTTCTAAAAAACCGGAACTATCTACAGCAGGTATTGTTCCAATAGTTGAATCAAGAGTTGCTGTATTTTGAATTTCAAAATAAGAATCATCAGTTGCTAATGCATTATTTTTAATAATATTATTAGCTATAACATTTATACCTTGTACATCATTTATACCTGTTGGAGTATAATTTCTTGGTGCTCTTCCTGGAATATGATAAGATGAAGATTTGTCACCTGTATTGTATACCCATCTTATAAAGAATGAATATACCTCATCTCTTAAATAACTTGGTTTATATCCACCCTTAATATAATAGTCAGAAGGATATTCTACTGATGCCCATTTAGTTCTAATAAGATTTGCTAAAGGTTGATAATTAAAATCAAATCTTGTAGTGGGACCTACTCTTAAAAGATAGTTGTTTACTTCTGTCATTTGATCTGACTTTTCATAAACAGGAGTAACAATAGGAATTCTATTTAAAGGTACTGTAACTAAATCAACTTTAATTTGATCAAGTGCAATTGTAGTAGTATCCGTAGAGTACAAACCAATTTTTTTAGCAACTGCTCCTTCATTAATTGTTTGTACAAGTACTAATTCAAATTCATCAAAGTTTTCATTATCTGCAGCAACTTCAATAATTAATGAACAAGTCTCATCAACCACATTATACAAAGGTTGAATATTAGAAGGAGAAAAATAATCTGTTACTCTTTGTCCTTTAATTGTATATGCTATAACTGCAAAGTAACTTCCATTTCTTAATGTACCACCATAGTTACCTTGTGTTAACTTAATACAAGGTGTTTCCATTAATCTAGCAAGTCTAATTTTATCACAATCTAAACGATTAAGATCTATACAAAATTCACAGTCTAATGGATTTTTTCCAATAGGAACTCTAGGTTTACAATTTTGTATCCAAGTCACACCTGGCCAGAAAAAATTAGTAACCCCGTCTGTATAATAATTTACCCAAGTATTGTAATTAGGAGCTGGTGTCAAGTTTAAATACCAATTTGCATTTGAAGCTGGCCAAGTTTTAGGATCTCCAATATTTAAAGTTCTATCAGGATTTAATCCATCAGCCCAATATACTTGCCAAGAACAATCTTCTTTTTCTCTTGATGCTCCAGATATAAGATAATGTTTATCAAAACCCAAACAAGAATCTTGAACAATAGGTCTATAATTACAACTATCAGTTTCTAATAAACCTATCTCAGACATAACAGGAACTGATGTCCCAGTAGAACCTGTTAAAGGCCCATGACCTGCAGTATAAATTACCCACTTATCAGAAAATAAATGTATTGCTCCAATGATGTATTTGTATTGAGCTATTGCTGGCATTGTAGCTCCAGCAATAGCACATAATGCATTTGATGCTTCATTTGAAATACTACCCATGTCTCCTTCCACAGTGTTGTTTACAACATTGCGAGCATATGTCCACATACCCTCTTGGATATATGTAGGGTCAGAGTCTTTATTTAATCCTTTATTAAATACAGCTGACTTCTGTTCTGTTGTATCTCCTAATCCTGCTTTCTTAGCCATATCTAAATAACTCTACTTCTATTAATAAATCTATAGTAAGCACTATTAGGAGAATAACTTTTAAACATGTCATAGTATTTACTATACATAGCTCTTCTGTTTGTCCACCACAAATCATGCATCTCTTTAAAGTTAGGTGTGTTAACCAAACTCATTGCATCATTTTTAGCCTCTCTTAATAAGGGTCCTATTAATTGCAATCTTTGAGATACATCTTCTCCATTCATTGCAAGATTTTCAAGTATTCTAAATTTTAGTGCATACTCATAATAATCATTTAAAAGTTCATGATCAGGAACCAATAAATTTCCGTCATCATCAACTAAGTCTCCTTGATAATTTAAATAGACTTTACCATTTTCAAATGTAGTATTTAAAAAACCATGTTTAATCCAACCTTCATTAGGTGTATTAAAATATAAATTTGGACAGTCACATTCAATTTCTTGACTGCTCTTCATTCTTAAAGGAATTAAGTTTCTATAAACTCTTGTAGATGAATGATTAACTACTTGAACAAGTTCATATGCTTCTTTCTTACAATTTAAAAAAACTCTTCTTGGAGTAATTGAAGTATCACCATATGGTGAATCTGGATTATGTGTAATACATATACCTTCCTCACCATTTAAACAACAAGTATTATCTACTGGACAACCACATTCTGTTTTTTGTTTTTGCCAATCTGTATATGGTATCTCTTGCATATTAGTTCCTGAAGCATATCCATCATAACCAGTATGTGTTATAAAATCTCCACAAACAAAAGCAAAATTGAATGTATAAAAGTCATCAGGAAGTTTTACTTTATGATGGCTTACATCTAATATAACTTCCTTAGTTTGATTTATTCTTAACCCTAATTTATAATTTAACTTTCTTACTAATTTGATTAGAGTCTGAGGCTCAATCATATTTTCTAAAGCAAATGTATTAAAGTCAATAGATACATCTTCCAATAGTTGGTCAAATGTTCTATACTTGAGTGTATAATTGAAATCCATTATCTTAATATATTTTGACTGTCATCAGAATTATCAACATTAATTTGCATTGTTGTTGTAAATTCTTTTATAACAAATTGTTCAACTTCAGAAAATAAATATTCAGGTATATTGAGAGGCTGATCTTGTTTAACCAAACAATCATCTGAATCACAAGTAGGAACATCATTTTCAAATATTGCTTCTACTCTTATAGCATCCCAGTCTACATTAGGTACATACAAGTATCCATTAAGATACCAGAAGTAGGGTCTTTTATTATATTTAAATGTTGTAGACTTAGTAATAGAAACCCAAGTACCTGGATCAGTTCTAAACATTTCTATACCACCATCAATAGATGATACAGTACGGATTAATGGCCCAAACATACCATCAAGTATACTTGGTAATTTATCTTTAGATCTTTTAAAATAACATTCTGAATATATACCAATACAACCAGCCTCTACTTTATCTACATCAATAAGTTCAACATAAGGAAGAACTTTGAAAATAGAACTAATTTTCATTAATCTAAATTGATTGTCCTCTCTTTTAATTAGAGTCTTTGCATACTTCTGTATTGCATAATATATCTGTCGGTCAGTTAAAAAAGGATCTTCCTTAACAGCTTTTAGTATATTTCTAACTCTTGATATAGATTCCCCTACAGTTGTCATATGTCAAATTCATTATATGATTTTAAATTTTCTCTCTGAAGTTTTTCAGATTTGGTTTTTAGGTATTCCTTTTGATTATTTAATTTAAGTTTCTTTGTTGAATCTATTACAATATAATTATTCCAGTTTTCTGAAAATGCTTTTGCAACAGCTCTTTTAAAATTACGGCAAGCTACAAAACTCCAATATTCTCTATTTTTAATTTTATGTTTAATTGCATAATTTGTAAAAAATATCTTAGCTAACTTACCATCAGTATTCCAATTATTATTTGTGACTTGTACTCCATACTTATTAGATTTGGCATAATCTATATTTTCTTTCTTACTACTTTCACAAGCACCAATAAATAACCAACCTATTTGTTCTGGTAACTGAGCTCCATCTCTTTTTTCTATTACCAAATTAAACATTGTTTCATTAAATCTTTTAACAATGTTTCTTAAAGATAAGTTATCCATCTCTTTATATTTCGGATACTTTTTCTTAAATCTTTCAAAGAACTTTTTGTTCAATACATTATAAGCTTCAGGTCTATACCTTGCAGCAGTTACATCCGGTTTCCTAAATTCCTTCATATTAATATACTAAAAATATTTGACATTAACAAATGTAAGTAAAAAACAAAACCCCCACAAGTGTGAGGGCAATGCCTTGTTGTCACAGAAACCAACAACCTGTAACTTCTTTTTATCCAATAACAGTAATTATCAAACCATTTGTTTGTGCTAAAGGAGTTAATGCTGTTATCTCAATTACATTAGTACTAGTTATTGAATAAGTATAGTCTACACCTTGAATTAATAAAACACCGTTTGGTAAAGTATTTAAATGCAGTGCTACAATAATACCTACTGTATTTCTACCATGATTATAGGGAACTGGTAATACTCCTAATGGTCCTAGTGAAGTAAAAGTTTTTTGAACTCCACTGCCAGAACCAGTAATAGTTAATGTATCTCCTACAATTGATGTTGTAACACCATTAGCTCCAACTACTGTTAATGTATCTGTAGTTGAATTTGCTGTAGTACTACCTGATGTAGCAGCTATTGTTGCCCAAACATTTTGATCAACATTAGGTGCTGTATTTGTAACTGTAAAGTTTGGATATGTTCCCGTAACATCAATACCAGCTCCTTCTGTTAATACTACTGTTTGATCAGGTGCAGAATTAGTAATTCTAATTGCATCTGTACTAGGTACTGTACTTGCATTAAGAATAATACCTGTTCCTGCTACAAAGTTTAATGCATCATTTGCTGCTTCAGCAATTTGAATATTAGTAGGATCATTGTTTGGTCCCCATACAAAACCTGAGTCAGGATTAACTGTTGCTCTATCAAATGTATTTTGAGGTATTACTGTTCCAGGAACTACTGAAGCACCTGTAACATGACCATATGTATCAAATGTAAAGAATACATCTTGAATAAAAGTATTAGCAGAATTATCACTATTTACATCAACAACAGTTGATGTATCTTGATGTGAAATAGTAACTGTTCCTACAATTGGATTTTGAGATATCAAAATACCAGGTCCTGCAAGAATTGATGAAAGTATATCATTTTGAAATACAGTATCAAAATATGCTTGTAATGCTGGTACATCAACAGATACTGTATAAGTAGTTGTATTTGCAATTGTATTTGGTACAACATCAATATAAGTAGATCCTACAACCTGAGTTATAGGAGCTTGTACATTACATATATAATTTACTAGTTTAGTAATTACTGTATCTAAATAGTCATATCTTTTGATTACTGTATCTTGATTACAGAGAATATCAGTACCTGTATATACAATACATTGTGAGTTAAATACTTCAGGACATGCAGGAGGACAAGGTGCTGTTACAGTATATGTATCTGTGCATCCGCAGTTTTGATTACATTTGTGAGTTGCCATTTTTTTTATTTTAAATTAAACATATATACAATTTAAGCTGGTCCTCCTTTACAGATGTATGATTTTATATCTGTAGTACAAGGATCAACATAAGCAATTAAACCATCAAGTCTAACTGCAAAACCACCTATTTCAGTTTCTAAACCTGCATTACAATCAAAAGGATATTCAAAAGTATTAAAGTCAACATTTAATGCTTGTACTCCAGTTGACGGATCATTATGAATAGTAGTATTGTTGCTTAAAAAATTTGGAACCTTTTCACCTGCTCTTACATTGCTGGTAATATATCTTAAATGAGAAGAACCTAACTGAGCAGGATTTTGAACAGTACTTGTATATTCAAGATCTTTTAATACTCCAATATATAATCTTTTATCACTGAAAACTCCAATATTAAAAACTCCAGATAAAGCGGTACCATATGAAGTTGGATCTAAATTAATTTGTCTTGTTCCAATTATAGAAGGTTTAACATATGTACCATCTAAATTTGTTCCCGTAT